AGAATGGGTGAATAATTTCTAGATTAAAACGAATAATAATATAGAAAGGTATGAGATGGATTTTTGGGAAGAAGAAGTAGCTGAACATATCTGTTATATAACAGGTGTTACAAAGCAAACTGCTTTTGCAATGATAATGTCAAATAGTTTTATATTTATGCAAGGATGGGCAATGGGCGAATCAGCATTAAATATAGCTAATAGGATTTTAAAGGAGTATGTCGATGAAAAAATTAGAAAGTCAAAAACAATTATTTGAAGATGTCTTTGCAGTAGAGCATATCCATTCAAGTAAAAAGAAATTAGTTATTCGTACAGATGTATTTGAAGATGGTCTTATCGTGCAAAAAGTATCTGCTAATTGCACAATGCTTTATATCAATGACCTTGATTATATGGCTAAGGGTGATGTTCTTGACGGAAGCATTCAGATAATTTTCTTTCCAATATCGGAAAAAGAATTGAACAAAAGATTTAAACTACTTGCTAACTCTATTTCAAAAAAGGAGGAATTATGTGGTATGAAGACAGACAAAATTTAGTGGCTCTGGCTAATTACCTTAAGGATGATGGAGAGTGGAGAGATTATAGCACTAAGGAACATAAGGATGATCCTGTGAAGAGAATGATCTACTTTTTATCTAAGCCTTGGAAGTGGCAAGAAGAATGGGAACAGTTTCAACAGAAAAGGAGTAATGAACTATGTCAACAAAAATTATAACAAGGAAAAGAAAACAAACAGGTGAAGAGCTAAAGGGTTGTACTTCTGCCCTACTATCTTCACTTAGAGAATCTTACAGAATATTAAATGATTACTCTAAAAAATTAGACAAAACAGTATTGAGAACGCCATTAAATATTAACTCTTTGCAAAACGAAATTGAAAAATTAAACTTTGCATTTCAGAATCTAGTATGTTTATATGATCGTGATGAACAGCTAGAAATTCTAATGGAAGAACTTAAAAACGAAGTATCTGTACAACTAGCAAAAAGATAATTTATTTGAATAATTTCAATTGAATTACGAATAATAATATATACAATAAAATCACAAGGAGAGTCATATGTATCCATCAGACCCAACACATGGAAATTTTTGTTTGTTTATCTTATTGGCAGCATTTGCCATACAGATTATTGCTCTTAACTTTAATAAAGGAGGATGATATGAAAAATAGAAGGATTAGTATTACATCGAGCATTATAGAAGGTATTGAACGAATGGTGCAAAGTAATTGCATTGATGAAAGTTATGCTGAATTTATTTTGGATTGGATTCAAAATATTAAAAGATTTCCAATGCAAAAATATTCAGATATTCCAAAAGAACTACGCTTAAAATTAGACATTCTTAATGCTCAATATATTGATAAAAATGAAGAAAAAAATGGTCTTGTATATCATAAAAGTGTCTTAGATGCGTTTATGTATATAACCAAACTTAATGAAAGATATGGAGAAGTAGCTCCGATTGCTGCTGAAGTTGAACAGGAATAATGTTCGTCTTTTCTAAACTAGGAGGGTTTATGATGACCGCTAGGATTTTAATGTGTTTTGCTGCTATCTGTGCGTTTGGATGCGGAACAATAGAGCAAAGCGTTTCTACTAGTATCAGTCCGTATGATAGTAGAGAAATAGAAAAGGTTAATGTGAGTTTTAGGCATTGTTATGTTTTTCCAGCTAGGTAATTTATGACAATAGAAAAAAAGAAGTTCATATCTGGCGATAATGGATTTATATATTCAATGTCTAAACCCAAGTGGAAAAAACATTTGAAGTTAATGCTTGCCCACAAACTATCTTTGTTAAAGAAGAAACATCTTCCAATGCCAGAGATCAATAAGGATGACATTAAGTTAATAGCCTATAATATATTTGATATCTATAGGCTTAAGCAGGATGATTGTATTGATATAATTAAATCAGAAATTGCAAAACTAGGAGAACAAAAATGAAAATGTATGTAGTTGGTGGATATAAAGATGGAAAAATTCGTGTTGGTTTGCTCGACAAGGTTTGGAAAAGCAAAGCTGGAACTGAATTAGTTACCCTAAAGATTCTTGATCATTACAAAGAACACAAAACAGTTTATAGAACTTATCATAAAAAAGAATTAGATGTTATGAAAGTTTTAGATGTTGATGAAGACGAAATTAAAAATGAATAGTCATTTATTAATACTTATCCAGCTAGAATCTTCATATGTTTTTATTATGTCTATATCTAATTTTTTTATGCTATTTTGAATCATGTCATAATCATGACCACATATATAACCACCATTTTTAACTTTTGTTTTCCATAAATTAAAATCTAATTCAAAATTATAAGTATCATGTGCTGCATCTATATATACAAAATCAAGTGAACTTTCATCAAAAAAACTAACTGCTTCGTCACTAAACAATTTTAGCTTAAAAATATTTTTATTGTTTTTTAATATTTTATCAAATTCTATTTCAGCTTTAATGCTTAATGATAAATCTATTTCATTATAATTTCTTTTTTCTTGTGCTAATGACCAAGGATCAACACATGTTATTTTTTTACAAAAATAACTAAATACTTCACTACTAGCACCTCTAAATGATCCTATTTCTACACCTATCATATTGTTTGTTATAAATTCTTTACAAAGATTAATTAATCCAGCAGTGTAATCGTGTGGATGATATGGGTGTATGCCTTCCCAACATCTTCTTTTTGGTTGAATCATTTTTGATTTCCATTGTGAGTTGTTATACCAAAACTTTATAGTGTTATAGTAATGATTATTTAAAAAAATAGCACTATTTATTTTTGGAAAAATCGTTTTATTAAATAATTTATCAACTGAGTAATGAGCTATGTGGTGAAATTCAGAAATGTCGTTAATTTCTGGAACATAGCAATAATCTTTTGATATCATTTTTACATTGTTGTTTTGACATGCAGCTTGAAAAGAATACATTCCAGACCACCATTTTACTAAGTGTTCATGGTTATCATTTAATACCATGTTCTTATGTATTGAAATCCAATCATCAATTATTTTTTTAAATGTTTTACACAATCCTATTATCGGTACAAATCCACCATTATACAATATACTATTGGTATTTAAATACTTTTGAACCACATGCTTATTTTTATTAGTGCTTAATAAATGCCATTTTTCATATATGTCACAAACATAAAATTCATCTTCTTTAATTTCTACATCTTCATATTTTTTAATATGAAACATATCACAGTCTGTAAGCTCAATAGTTTCATTGTCATCTATTTCATTTAATATTTGAAGCAATCCAATTTGTATGTTTAATGGTAAAAGATAACCATTTTCATTAATGTTTAAGTAATCAAAATAAGAATCGCAAAGTTTTTTGGGTATATCTAAATTCCAACTTACAGTTTCTGGCTTTGTTTCTTTTGATGTATTTCTTTTAATTATAATTGCAATAGCTTTATTGTATGCCTCATCACCATAAATTAATTTGTGATTGTACCAAAATAAATCCAGTTGCCATTTAAAGAATTCATTATGTACAGCTATGGGTATAGTTATCATGTTATATAATCCAAGGTATTTTTTGATCTACATTCTCTAAACAGTTCTTATAATCAATAAGATTAATTGGGTATGTTTGTTTATCTAATAGAAGACCACCGCTATATTTTTTATTTATAAAAGTTAGTTCTAATACTTTTGGAGTTCCGCACGATAAAGGAACTTTAGAACAGTTATTTAAATGTATATGAACTAAATTAAAATCTTTAAACAATTTAAATAATGTGTTTATATTAGTATCTTCTTTTAAATGTATTTCAATTGCAAATGTATGAACTACATTTTTAAAGTGATCAACATCCATCTGGTCTAAAATTCCCCATTCATCTCCTTCTATATCCATCTTAACTAATATCTTTGGATTTAAATTTTTAATTCTATTAGATATAAGATCACAATGATTTTTAAATTGATTATATGACTTTAGATATTCTGGAAAAAAATTAGGGCTTGGATAATGTACGCTTGCATCAAATCCAAACAAAGCTTTTTTTGTAATTGCACAGTAATTGCTTTCAAAAGATGTTTCTCTTGCCAATCCGTAGCTTAAGCAGCAATCGCACTCATCTAAAGATTGTTCTGGAAGGACATATCCACCATCGTGATTAGCACCTATTCTTACTTTATTTATTTTTTTAGGAAGTAGGTAAGTAGAACAAAATGTTTTAATGTCCATGTTATGAATCCTGTGAGAGTTGTTTGGCCATATATTCCGCATGTTTTTGTTCAAACTCTAATACCTTATCTGCTGGCCCAACATAAGTAAATTTTTCACTATTGTAGTGTCTTATCATAGTCATCATGGTTGATTTAAGCCAATTGATTACTTTTTGACAATCGCTGCTATATATAGCATTTGGCCATACTTCTTGGCCCATTAGCATATCAATTCCCAAGTCATTATTTTTGGCAGACACAGGATAAAACATTAAACCCAAATTGTTTGGTCTTAAAGCTTCTTGATTTGGCATAAGTCCTAAAATGTAAGCACAATTCCAAGTTCTGCATATAGAAGGTCTATCATTATAAATGCCACAACCACCACCTTCTGCTCTATAATCACAGTTTTTATATGATTTTTTATTCAATTCTCTAACTTCTAAAATATTGCAACACACATCACAATCACCACAAGTCCTTTCGCTCATAGGAAGTTCCATCATAACTCCTTGCAACAAAGCACATTAATGTTAAACTATAATCAAAGTATAATCAAAAAGGAGAGGATATGTTATTATTTTTAGAAAAAATACTTCTTGGTTTAATGCCATTTATATTTAACAGAATAGCATTTCATTTAACATCTAATAACATTAATGATTATATGAAATATTGCTGTGTTTATTTGTTTTATTTATCGATAAAAAGAATAAACGATCAAGACATAATCAAATCATATGTAAACAACGATAATAATCAAATGACTAGAATTAAGCATTCGCTGCTTTATGCAACTACAGTATTTGTGTTGATGATAGTTTCATTTCAATATTATCATTGGACATTCAATGTTTCTTTTTTAATTTCTTTTATATCCCTAAACATATTTTGGAGATTTAAAGATATGTATAACGAATATGAAATAGGGTATTTTGCTTCTAATTTGTTTAACGCATCTTATACATTATCATTTATGATTTCATCTTGGTTTTTGTGTCAAGAAATAGTAAGCTTTGACTATTGTGTTGGATCATTACTAACTGCATATTTATGCTCAAATTCAATGATAAATAAGCTTGTTTTCAATAGAATTATTTGAACTAATGTGTGTTAAGAACGAATAACATAGTATAGAAACAACACTTTACTTTAACGCAAGGAGATACATATGGACACAACAGCAAAGATTAAAATTAATGGCAAAAGTTATATGATTTTTTTAAGTGATGACACCATAAATGTTTTACTTAAAAACAAAGTAGCAGCAAAAGATATTGCTAAAAAGTACATTGATTCACAATTTACTGTAAAAGGCGTTTGTCATTATGATAAAGTTGGAAGTGCTAATGTTTGTATTCTGACTATTAAGGCACATGATGCAGAAACAGACAATGAACTTAGCTGCTTTGTCATGAATACTCTTGGTAATTATAAAGAACTTAGGCCAGTATCTCCAAACAAATGGAGTGTTGAGCTAGAGTGTGGTCACAGGGCTATCATAGATGATACTGTTGATAAAATTAACAGCGAACATATTGTTGAATGCTTTAAGTGTAAGGAGAAAAAGTAATGAATGAATTAGATACCCTAAAAGAATTTAATTGGCAATTGCAACATTTCTTTACATTACAAGACGAAAGAATTAAAAAGCTCGAAGAAGCTATAAGAACTCATCAATCAGAAATGCAAAACCATTGGGCTAATGTGAGCATAGATGAAAGACAAGTTCCTGATTGGGATACCAATAAGAAACTATGGGATTGTTTATAAACAATAATCATGGGGTATTTATTTGTATAAGAAAAACATTGAATGTCATGCTTATACAAATGAGAAATGAAAATGGACAATGATGATGCATATACAATTATATTTACAAATGAGATGTTAAAATCTATCGGTATAGATACAGATGAAAATAATATTAATGTAAAAGTAATAGTTGAAAATGGAATCATCAAAGTATCAAGAAAAGAAGATGTTGTTTAATATAGAATGGTTTGAAATAGACGATCAAGTAATTTGTTATATTAACATATATAATTATAAAATATTATTTAATGATTATTTATATGTATTTTTTCAGTATGTATGTTTTGCGATAATATATGTTCTTATAATGAAATTAATAAAAGATATATTAAATGAAGATTCAGATGAATATTTTTAAGTTTTAAACGAATAATAAGAAGTGTAAGGATTACATAACCCAAGGAGAAAAGACATGATGATTTACGATTGGCTTTTTGGTAAGGAAAAGAAGAAAGATTGTGGCGGTTGCAAGTTAAAGAAACAGGAAACAATAGAAGAATTTGTTTCTGAACTTAATTTGTTAAAGGCTAAATTCAATGATTTAGAATTAGATTATATTGAATTAGAAAACATTAATGCCTCTTTAAGTTCTGATAATGAGGAACTAAAAGGCAAGAACAACGAACTAATATCTATACTCTTAAAGGTATCTGATATAGCAAGAGTTGGGGTTGAGTGTTCTAAAAAAGGATATTAACTGAAATTATAAGGTGTCTGGACCAATGACGGTGGGAAAGGTCTTACTAGTTGTGTTGACTAGAGACACCTTATAATAAACTTAGGAGGAATTAATATGGAAATTGGAAGTTTAGTTTTTGCTAGAAGGTTGAATGAAGCTTTTACTATTTATACTGATTGTGGTGATATAGTAGTTAGTATCAAAGAAATAAATGCATCTTCAAACCAAGTTAGATTGTGCATTAAAGCACCGAAAAACATTAGAATTATGCGAGATGATGCTGTAGATGTAAGGCCGAACAATGTGTTATTCACACCAACAATACCAAAATCGAGTAAAAAATGAACAGAAGACATTTTGTAAAACATATGGCTGGAGTTTCTGCACTTTCTTTTGTGGGAAAAGTTAAAGCACAGGAAGAGGTACTTAAAAAAAATGGTAAAAAACTAATTGTTTTATGGATGGGTGGTGGTCCTAGCCATATGGATCTTTGGGATTTAAAACAAGGACAGGCAAATGGTGGTGAATTTAAACAAATACTTACTTCAGCAAATGGCGTTAGTATTAGTGAAGTTCTTCCAACAATCGCTTCTCAGTTTCACAACTTAGTTGCTATTCGATCTCTTGTGACTAATGAAGGAAGTCATGAGAGAGGAACTGTTCTAATGAATACTGGGCATCAACCAAGCGTTGTTGTTCAGTATCCATCCATTGGTTCAGTAACATCTTCGCTTTTAACATCAAAAGAACTACCCTTGCCAGGATTTATTGGCATTGGAAATTCAGCACAAAGGATTGGCCCAGGATTTTTAGGAACAAACCTTGCACCATTTACAGTACAAAATGCGGGAACTCCACCAGAAAACATTAAAGCACCAAAGGAAATAGATGACGAAGAAAGACTTAGGAGAAGACAAAGACTGTTTTATACATTGGAAGACGATTTTTCGGAAAGAATTGCACCTCACATTAAAAATAGTGTGGCTAGAGAAGCTATGGGCAATCATGCTCAATCTCACTCTAATATCTATGGCAAAGCCTTTGATCTTACACTATCTCCGCTAAAAACTATCTTTGAACTAAAAGACGAAAATCCTAAAACGATTGAGTCTTACGGTGGCAGAGGAAATAACTTTGGAATGGGTTGTCTTCTTGCTAGAAAGTTAATTTCTAAAGGAGTTAGCTGTGTACAAATCGACTTGGGTGGATGGGATAATCATAGCAATATCTTTACTACTATTAGGAATGGGAATGGGAATCGTCTTGATATGGGCATGGGATATCTGGTCAAGGACTTGGTAGATATGGGTATGTGGAAAGACACTGTAGTTATGTGGATGGGCGAGTTTGGTCGTACCCCTAAGATTAATCAAAATGCTGGTCGTGATCATTGGGCTAGATGTTGGTCTGTGGTTCTTGGGGGTGGTACTATCCAAGGTGGGCAGGTTTATGGATCTACAACCTCAGATGGTATGGACATTAAAGACAAGCCTTGCAGTATTTCAGATGTTTATGCTACAGTGTACAAAGCGTTAGGTTTAGATCCGATGTTTCAAATTAGGGACAATTTAGGGCGACCAATACCTATATCTGATGGTAAACCACTAAGTATATTTTAGGAATGCTATGTTATTACATTTAAAAGATTTTTTTACTAAAGAACAATGTTCTTTTTTAAGTGATATTTTATTAGATTATTATAAAAATAATAGTCTTACTTGGGAAGGAAATGATCAACATTACAAAAATTCTTATGGTTCAACAATTAAGGAGTTTGAATCTGTACTTGAAGATATAACCCCTAAAATAAAAATATTATTAAAAAATGACAATATTGTTAAAGTGAATAGCTATAGTAGGATTTACTTTAATGATTCAATCTTAAAGAAACATGTAGATAGAGAAGATTTAGAATATACGCTAAGTGTTTGTATATTTGACAATACAAATAATAAGTGGCCACTATTTGTTGAGCATGATGGTGGTATAGCTGAAGTAATAACAAATGTGGGTGATGGTGGTCTAATATTAGGAACTAAAATGCCACATTGGAGAGAAAAACTTGTTTGTGATGAAAATCAAATGATAATGCAATGTTTTTTTCATTGGAAAACAATTAAATAAATCTATTCTGTCTAACCCAAACAATAGCAATCCATTTATTTCCAGAAACAACAGGAAGTCCTGCGTGCATTGAATCATAATCTAATGATCCATCTTCATTTAAATTTGACCAAAGCAAACCTTTTCCTGTTTTTGGGATTACTGTAATATCTTTCTTAACAAATTTTGTTCCACCACCTTCAAATTCATCATTTAAATAAAACAAAAAGCTATAAGTCCTTTGTCCACCTCTATTTATATGAACATTGTAATCTTGCGTATTAGCATGAAAAAAATCGTGATGTTCTTTGTATTCACCACCTATTTCATAATGAACAATATGTATAGCTTCTTGATTTTCTATTGGCAAAGATGTGTGTGTTTGCACTATTTGTTTAATCTTTTTATTTAAATCGACTCCAGAACTGTCTATGACTGGGGATAAAACCCAAGTGCCATCTCCAACTCTATAGTTATTGTTTTCGCCTATAGTTGTTAGTTTTCTAAGTTGTGCTTTAGAATAGTCTATTAATGTTTGACAATCGTCTTTTGTTAATAAGTTTTCTATTTCTTTAATAACCATTGAAAAAGTCCTTTATAAAATATATTATGACAAAAGTTGAATAATTGTTTGTTTCATACGAACAATATAATATGGATCTGGTTATGTTACCAGATTAATTTGTGGGATTCTTTAGGAGGAAGACTTATGTTTGATTTATTCTTGGCAACATCGATTGCCTTTGGTTCCGAATCTGTTAATGCTATTGGACTTCGTTCTAAGTCCAGTTGCTCTGGTGGCGTTTGTTCATCTTCTGCACCTGTTGCAGTTGAAGCTAAGAAAAAACCAGAAGCAAAGGTTGTTGATGCTGCTCCGCAAAAACAATCTAGGTTTAAAGGTGTTCTTCGTGGAAAGAAATGTCGTTAATCTATACGAGACATGGGGTTGTGTAAAAAACAGCCCCATTGTTTTGTAAGAAAAACGCATACATATTTCTTACAAGGAGGTTTAAATGCTTAAAATTTATGACATGTTTTCGGGCATAGGTGGTTTTGCTTTAGGATTTCAAAAAGAAGGTTTTGAAGTGACTGCTTTTGCAGAATTAGACAAGTATCCTTCTCAAGTATTAGCAAAAAACTTTCCAAACATTCCAAATTATGGCGATGTAACAAAAGTAAAGTATGAAAAAGATCAATTTGATGTAATAGTTGGGGGTTTTCCCTGCACAGACATATCTATAGCAAGTCAATCAAAGGAGGGAATATATGGCAAAAGATCGTTCTTGTGGAAAGAGTTCTTTAGAGCAGTTGGAGATGTTCAGCCCAAATATTGTGTCATTGAAAATGTCCAAATGCTCGTTAGAAGAGGACTTAACACGATTCTCAGCGACCTTGCCTCCATCGGGTACGATGCGACTTATACAACGCTCGATGCACAATACTGTGGAACAGCCCAACGAAGGCGTAGAATTTACATTTTGGGAGTCCGTGATGGAATCCCCGCCCATAGCGATATACTCCAGTTTGGCCTTCGCAGTACTAGAGCCTGTCAACAAAGCGTGGAACTTGTCAAAAAAAGCTTTGAATGGAATTTTAAAAAGGGCATGTGGTTCAAAGAAACCTTTGCCTACTTTACTCGCCAAAGAAGTGATCAATTTGATGAATGCGGAGTTTCATCAACCTTAACAAAAAGAGATTATAAATCATTTACAGATTTAGTAGTCTCTAATGGAAATATACGCAGGGTAACACCTACAGAAAGACTTAGACTCATGGGTTTTCCTGACGATTGGCATATTGAAAACGCTTCAAATACCGATAAATATAAATACAATGGTATGCATGTACCTTCAGTTAGGTACATTGCTAAATGTTTAAAGGAGTATCATAAATGTTTGAGTTCTCAAAAATAGCAGAAAAGTTTGACGAACACTTGTCTGGACAATTATATTGGCATAGCAATTTTGTTAATCATTTCTTGCCTGAGATTGCATCTGTATTTATGGCAGAAGAAACAAATGTGTATGACTTTGGGGCAAGCACAGGTAATGTAGAGTTGGCTTTATCAAGTATGATTAAGTCGAGAAAAATAGACTATATACCAGTTGAAAAATGCAAAGAAATGGTGGAAAGATATAAAGGTGAAAGCGAAGTAGTTCTTGATGACTTCCTCAATATTTATATGGAAGAGTTTTCATTTGCCACATGTATTTTATCTTTATGTTTTGTCCATCCATCAAAAAGAGAAATATTTATTGATTCTTTAAAAAACAATTGCATGATTGGTGGTGCTTTTGTAATTTTAGAAAAAATGAAATCTAGAGGTGGATATTTAGGAACAGCTTTAAATCGAGTCACATGGCGTAATAAGATTGAAAATGGCGAATCTGTAAAAATGGTAGTCAATAAAGAACTTTCTTTAAGTGGAGTTCAATACCCTCTGAGCGAAAAAGAACTTGAAGGATTTGAGTTAATATGGGCATATGGTGATTTTCGTGCTTACATTTGGCTAAAGGAGTTTTAAAATGGAAGAAGAATTAGATTATCATTGTTCTGAATGTGGAATACAAATTTCAGAGTGGATGCTTAGAGATGTTGACGGAGTTACAATTGACACTTGTTTAAATTGTGCTATTAAAACATCATTGATGTCATGCCCTGTTTGCAATAAAGATATAGGTATGACAAATGTAGATCGTGCAAATAGAATACTTGGTGAAGGATGGGAAGAAATGTGTGAAAAATGTGCTGTTGAATTTAAAAGGAAAGTTTAAAATGAAAGATGAATTTGTAATTACTTTTTTAAATAATAAGAAGTACAAAATTAAAAATGTTAAAAGAATAGTAAAAGCTAAACCTAAAGAATACAATAGTTATGTAAGCACTATAGATGAAAAGATATGTAAATGGAAAATAAAATGAAAAGCATAAAAATAAAGATTGATGATGAAATCTTCTATGTTTTTTATAGTGAAGAATGTAATTTAAAAAAAGACATAACTAAATTAGACTGGGGTCAATTACTATATCATTTAAAAGATTCTGTTTTTCCAAAACAAGAAGATGTAGATGAAGACACAGATAATAATCACATAATAGATTTATCTTTGTTTTTAGATGATTTTAAATTTTTAGTTTTTACTCACTCTTTTGGAACCAGAAGAGTTTTTTCTATTTACTGTAATCAAAAAATAGTATCAAAGAAAAAGTTGGCTTTTGGAAAATGGTCTGCTGAACTTGAATGTGGTCATTCATATATAATGGATGAAAAAATAGATGATTTAAATAAGTTTAAAAGAATTTTTTGTTCTAAGTGTTTGGAGGAATCTAATGGATAAGGGATATCTTCGTAAAGATAAATTGTCTGAAATAAAATTGCAATCTGGAGGATTAGTATTAATATCATTAGAACAAATTCAAAATTTGTTTGAAAATTTAACTGGTAAACATTATGACATTTTTGAATTATTTCAAATGTTAAGGTCTTTTGATGGCGACATAATTAACATGGACATGATGGAAACTATTATTGTAGAAGGTTTATATACATTAAATACAGACGGAACTAACTGTAAACATGTTACTATATCTCCTGTTGCAGAAGATAAAGAAACTTCTAGAATGATATGCGAAGGCGAGAAAACAATGGAAGAATACTATCTTTCTGAAACAAAAAGACTTAAGGTTAATATTTCAAAGAATTTTAATTTTGTAACTGAAAAGTGCAACGAATATAAAAAGTTTATGTTAAGGAAAAAATATGAAAACAGATGAGATTATGAAACGCATTGAAAGTGGCAATAGTTTGGCAGATAGAGTTGCCAATTATTTAAACTTTAGATTTAAATATAGATTTGAAAAAGCTTCTATTGAAGAAGATAAAAAATTAATGATTGATTATAAGTGCAGTAAAAGCAATAAAACTGCACAGATGAAATGCCGTGAAAACAAATCAGATATTATTTACGAAGCAAAAAGATTCTATTCTACAAGCGGTTGTTTTTATGAAGAAGCAAATGGCAGAGATGTAAGAACAGAAGCAACACTATATATATGTTTGTCAGCAGATAAACGACAGATAATAGTTGCAGAAACAGAAGCAATTAAAAAAATAGTTCAAAAAGAAATGCAAAAATTAGAAATAACATTAGATCAAGTAAAGCAATATGAGCAAGAATGTGCATCTACTAGGAATAAAACAAAAAAATTAGCATCAAATAAATCTAGAATTGAAGTGTGGTTTAAAGTTGATGAAGGTATAGATTCAAGACATTATAGCAAATTGCTTGTTTTTATTCCTTATTCTGCGATATTTGAATCTGTAGTAATTGATTTAAGAAACAACGAAAATATTGAAGACGAAAGGACTTGGAAAAATGGATAATGAAATTATATTTAATCAAAGAATACCTAGCTTACTTGTTGTTGATAATTTTTATAAAGATCCAGACTTCATTGTAGAAGAAACAAAAAAGTTTGATTTTAAAGAAGAGAATAGGTTTTACAAAGGTAAAAGAACAACATCTTGTTTGTTCCCATATGTAAAAGAAGAGTTTGAAAAGTTATTGCAAGTGGAAATAGTTGATTGGTTAAATCAGCCAATGAATGGAGTTTTTCAAATAACATCTGGAAATGACCCACTTGTATGGCATAGCGATCAACAGGATTATGCAGCAGCAGTATATTTGACAAAAGATGGACCAACAAATGCTGGAACATCATTTTGGAAAGATAAAAAATATGGGTGTAGAAGACCGCCAAGTCATCCTCTAGAAAATAAAAACGAAATAAATGATAGCGATATATATACACAATACAATTTATTACATGAAGACAATTGGGAATTGGTAGATAGAATTGGATCTGTGTATAATCGATTAGTTCTTTGGGATGGTAAAATGATTCACTCTGCCACAATGTATGGAGAATTTCCTAGATTAGTTCAACTATTCTTTTTTAATGTGAAAAAATAATGCCATACTTTTCTATAGTTACGCCAACAAACAATACCCAATTCCTTGCTAGACTTGCTAGATCTATAGCAAAGCAAACATTTAAAGATTTTGAATGGGTTATTGTTCCAAATGGAAATGCTAATATTGATATTGAATCATTAGCTTTTAAACCAAGGATTGTTGATTCAAAAAAACCTGATTCAAAGTTAATTGGTTTGTTTAAAAAAGAAGGATGCGTGGCATCCAAAGGAACTGTAGTAGTAGAAGTAGATCATGATGATGAATTAACAGAAGACTGTTTGCAAGAGTTATATAATACATTTAATTCAGATAAAACAATTGATTTTGTATATTCAAATTGTGCAGAGATAAATCCTGATGGTAAGCCATTTGTTTACTCTGATTATTTTGGGTGGAGAAATAGACCATTTAAATATCAAGGTAAAGATCTTTTAGAGCTTATATCTTTTGATTCAACTCCAGCATCATTTTCTAAAATTTGGTTTTCTCCAAATCATGTTCGTGCATGGAAAAAATCATTCTATGAAAAAATTGGTGGTCATGATGAAACAATGGAAGTTCTAGATGATCATGATATTCTTTGCAAAACATACATACAAGGAAATGTTAAGCATATAGATAAGTGTTTGTATATTTACTATAAGCATAAAAACAATACTTGTTATGGTGAAAAGAATGCTTTTATTCAAGAAGAAACATTAAACATTCATGATAGATATATTTATGCATTGGTTGAAAAGTGGTGTGACCTTAATGGCTTGCTTAAGATAGACCTTTGTGGAGGTTTTAATTCTCCAGAAGGGTATAAGTCGGTAGACATGCAAAACGCAGAAATTATACATGATTTAAACGACCCTTGGCCTTTCAAAGATGGAGAAGTTGGATTAATAAGGGCACATGATGCACTAGAGCATTTAAAAGATCCGATTCATGTAATGAAAGAAGCTTATAGATGTCTTTGTCCAATGGGTTGGTTTTTAACTCAGACTCCATCCACAGATGGTAGAGGTGCATTTCAAGACCCAACACATATAGCTTTTTGGAATAGTAATAGTTTTTGGTATTACACTAAAAGAGATCAGGCTAAATACATTGGAACACCAGTGAGATTTCAAGGTAATAGAATAAAAAATTTCTATCCAAGTGAATGGCATAAGACACATAATATACTTTATGTAAAAGCAGATCTTATAAGGCTTCCAGAACAAAATTTAAATATAAGAGTTCCGGGAGAAATTTTAATATAAATAATTGTTTAGGGTTTTTTAAAAATAAACAACATAGGATAAAACATGAATTATTCAGATCATATTGATAGTTGTATAAACAAAACGCTAAATGGTTATTCTAAGATTAACAAAAAAGCAAAAACAATGGAGGGCATGTCTAGTTTTAATGTAAGAAATCTTTTAAATCTTTTATTGGAAATGCCAAATGCAAAATACCTAGAGATTGGAGTATGGAAAGGTTCCACATTTTATTCTGCATTGTATAAAAACAATCCTTCTTACGCATTAGCGATAGATAACTGGAGTCAATTTAACGGCTCTACAGAACATTTTTTAAAAACTATATCTGATTTAGAATGCGAATATAATTTTTTAGACAAAGAAAGTTTTATTGTCGATGTTAAAAATGAAATAAAACAAAAGATAAATATTTATTTTTATGATGGGGATCATTCAAAAGAATCGCAGTCATTAGCTATTACTTATTATATAGATGCTATGGAAGATGAATTTATTTATATTTGCGATGATTGGAATTTTTTTGGCGTTCCCGAAGGAACTTTAGAAGCAATAAAAAAACTTAATCTTTCTATAGAAAAATCATGGATTTTAAAAGCTGATCATAATGGAGATGTAAAAAATTGGTGGAATGGCTTATGGGTGGCCCATCTAAAAAAATAAAAAATTTTTAACTAATGAGGATTTTTGGAATCATGAAAAAATTTTATAAAAATGAAAAAAACTTATCTTTAATTATACCATTTAAAAATAGAGAAGAACACTTAGAAGGACTTTGGAAAAATTTAACTAAGTGTTTAGAAAATATAAACACCGAAATAATAATTGTAGAACAGGCCAATAAACCTTGCAATCCTGCATTATTAAAAAACATTGGTGCTAAAAATTCAAAAAATGCAGACTATTTTTGTTTTCATGATGTTGATATGGTTCCATATTTAGAAACAGCAGACTACTCATATTTTAATGGGGTTGTTCATTTAGCAACAATGGCTAGTCAATATAAATACAAAATGCCGTACACAGAATATTTTGGTGGAGTTTTAATTGCAGACAAAGAAGAATTTCTTAGAACAAATGGTTTTAGTAATGAATTTTGGGGTTGGGGTGCTGAAGACGATAATTTTAGAGACAGATGTTTATTTAATCTTGTAAATATTTCATCAAGAGAATGCAAGTATGAATGCTTTGATCATGGAAGAAATATGGTAGAAGCAGTAAAAAATGCAGATATATTAGCAAGGGAAAGAAGAGACAAAGAATTGTTTATAAAATCATTAAAAAGCGGAATAAGTGATTTAGATTCTAAGTATAAAATTTTATATGAAAAAGAAAATAGGATTTCTGAAAAATTAAATCTTAGATTATTAAATGTAGAAGTTTAATTAACCATGCCATATCTTTTCTTCTGGACCAAGCAATCTAGCCAAAGTAAATAAAAAATCACTAAGTCTATTTATAAATACAACAATGTTTTTAAAGTCTTGATGTGCTTCCATAAGCCTTACTAAATCAATTTCAACTCTTCTACATACTGCTCTAGCCAAATGAATTTCACAATGATTGAATGGAATTATAAAATTCTTTAATGGCTTCAAACTTTTAGTCATCAAATCAATAATGTCTTCTGTTTTTTTAATGTGTTCTTCTTTTATTCTTTCTTTTCCAGTAGCCACTTCTGCACCAACTTCAAAAAGAAGATTCTGTATTTCTATTATAAATTCGTACACTTCATGAACTTTTAATTCTAAAATGTACTTTTGATTAACAAATCCAATCCAAGCATTAAGCTCATCAATACTGCCAAGAAGTTGTATATTCGGATTGGTTTTAGGAACTCTACCTGTCTTTGGTAAAAGTGTAGTTCCATCATCTCCAGTTTTTGTATATATTTTCATTTTAATTTCTTGAATATTTTGGTTGTTAAAGCGAATACTATTATATATTACTAAACCATAAGGGGGAATCAATATGAAAATAATAATTAGAAACATCTATGGAGAATTTTTTTGCAGACAACCAGAGGTTGGATTAACAAAATTAAAGAAAGATGCTTATGTTTTTGATTGTTATAATGAAGAACATGCAAATTTAGTATTAGAAAAAACAAAACAATTTATTTCAAACAGCGATTTAAATTTAGAAGTTATTGAAACAACACAAATAAATCTAAATGTAGAATAGGAACAACATGAAAATTAAAAAGAACAGACAAAAAAAAGCTAGAAGAATAATGATATTGGCATCTATTAGAATGTCAAAAAGTGTTGGCATAAAATTTAACAGAGTTTATATGGAAGAAATAAGAGATGTATATATGGATATGTTTGGCGTAGATAGTTTAACTAGAAGGTTTGATATTGCCAGTATTGTCGCTTGATTTTTCTTTTTGAAATCCGTAAGGGCAATGCTTGCAATCTTTTTTGCAACAACGACCTCTTTTTTTTAAAAAATATTCAGTCAAAACAATTTGTTTGTTTTCATCTATATAATAGTCTATGTCTTTTATCATTTTTTAGGTGACTTTGTTTTTATTCCAGCTTCCTTATATGCATTACGCATTTTAGGATTGTCATCTATAGCAAACAACACATTTTCTTTTATGCTTTCAGCATGTCTTTTTTTAGACTCGTTTTGATCTTTAGGTCCACCACCTATATTATTCATCATAAGTCTATTATATTTAACTCCAGCTTTCTTTAAAGACTTTACAGTATCATCTCTATCAGATTCTGGCCTACCAGTTATGATATAAATCTTATTTTCTTTTGACAATTCATTTACATAATCAATCATTTTTTTAATTGGGTATATACCATTACGCAAAATAGTGTTATCTATATCGACAATCACTACACTTGCATTAGATAAATAAAAATTTATGTCTTCTAAAATATTCATATTAATCTCCATAGATAAATATACACCAGCATATATACTGTATTAGTGTATGTGTATTTTGAAAGCTTATCAAAACATTGTGGTATTTTAAATGATTAAAACATATCATGTAAAAATAACAATTCTTAAAAATAAAAATAAATATAAAGCTAAAATTTCAAAAGATGGTTGCATATCAATAATTCTTTGTGCCTCATCTGATAAACAAGCAATTGAATTATTAGAGAAGGTTGTCTGTATAGGTGACAAAAGAAAGATTAAGAATAGTAAAAAAGTTAAGGATTTTGTATTGCAAAATGGCAATGGTAGCTATATGTTTGCATTGCGTATGGAGAATGTAGACAGCTATATAACAAGCTTATGATCATAAGTAACTGCGTTATCAAATTCAATAACGGTTCTTTCGCAGTTCTTTCCCCGAAGTAATCATAACACCAGGGTATGGACCCAAAGACTGCCATAGAGTAGCCAAACTCTTAACAGGTGGCACGAAAAGTTTAATTAAGAATCAACACTAAGATCGGAGTGACCCCTTCTCCGCTTAGACCTGATAGAGCAAAGCACAAAAATTCTTAATTGATGTCTTGTTTGGTAGAGTTTATAGCACACTGAAAGTAAACAAAAGAACTCTGATGCTATGCTATCAGGGTAAAGAAGGGGTATTTGTAATGAAGTTTAAAGCAGACATAATACTTAAAAAGTGGGGCAGTGAAGAAACAGTAGTAAACGAATCTTTTAAAGAGATATGCTTGAAAATATTAAAGATGGATATTTTTAAACAAACTAGTTGGCACTATCATGCTCAAAAAGAGTCTTATTTTTACATATTCTCTGGAGAGGTGTCGATGCACATATCTGATGGCGATGACTTAAATTTGGCCCATATAGAGCTTTTAAAACAAGGTGATTGTATTTTTGTAGGGGCGAATCAAAGACATATGATAACAGCCATGAAAGAGAGTGTATTACTTGAGTCATCCAGCTTTGATGATCAATTTGACAAAACTATAGTTCCTCACTAGCTATGTCGCAAAATATTTGAACTACGCTCTTCTCTATAAAGCCAAATGAGTTTAAGTGACCAACATCTTTTCCAACTATTAGGGTTATTTCCATAAATTCAGATTCAGATATATACCCAGTTGAATAAGCCTTTCTTATTATCTTTTTAAATAAAATAAATTCAGACTTATTAAAATTTACAGTATTTAAATTGAGAAAATCAATTTTGCCTTTAAAATAAGCCTTGAGTGTTTGTTGACTTTCCTTTATTCTATTTTTCATACTAACCTCTTATATCGAGAACATTATGGCAAAGAAAAACGAACCAGAGATAAATGTAAAGTTATTAATAAAAAGAAATCTCCTAGATGTAGTAGAAATAGAAAAGGCATCATGTTACACAAATGATCCAGACTTTGGCAAAATCCAAAATGATTCTGCTTGGTCCTCATCTTCTTTTACAAGTTTTGTTAGAAAAAAGAATACATTTTCTTATGTTATTTACGAAAATTCTAAAATAGTTGGCTTCATTTTGATTGAAAATGCAACTAATGAAACAATAATAGAAAAATTGGTTGTTCATCCAAAGAACAGAAGAAATGGTTACGGAACTGCCATGATTGAATTTTTAATTCAAAAAAAGTTTAAACCAATAATTTCTGCGTATTGTAGGGAAGATGACAATGATAGCATTAAATTCTATAGCAGTAAAAAATTCAAATCAAAGTTAGAGAAGAAATATTTTCCTAATGATATCGATGCTGTAAAATTCACTGTGGAGATTGGTGATGAAAAATAAGGTTTCTGTAAATTGTTTAGGTTGGTGCAATAAAAAATTTATGAGCGTTGATCCTAAAACAAACAGGCTATGTAAAAAGTGTGGTGAAAAATTAAAAAGTATGACTAACGAATTTGGAAAATGGGGAACAAAAATAACAAGAGAAACAACAAGTGATTAGCTTTTTTTTAAAGATATTTTCGTCTGATCGTTCTGGCAAATGGTGGACTGTTCGTTGTCAATATATCAAAGATAATCCATCGTGCATAGGTTGTGGCACAAAAAAAGATGTTCAAGTTCATCATAAAATACCAGTTAATGTTGATGCATCTAAAGAGTTGTGCAGAGATAACTTATGCACTCTTTGCAAATATTGTCACTTTGTTTTTGGTCATTTGCACAACTATAAAAATTATAATCCAGAAGTAATTAGGGATTGCCAAGAACATTACAAAAGAGTAAAACAATTTAGAGTTAAGACTTTTCAAAGACCTATTTCTATATGGAGGACTATTATGGCTAAGTTTTTTGGTTCTATTGCTTTGGTTTTTTTAGGATATTCAATTTATGTTAGTCATATGTATGTAGTAGAAACTAATAAAAACTCAACAGTTAAAGAACTTTTAGCTGCTGAAAATAGACTTTTGAAAGATGAAATTTATGCAGATAGAAGCAAACCAACTTATGAAAATGGTTATAGAGATGCTATTTTAAGGGCTGGTTCACCAACTGGTTCTGGTTCATATCGTGATGGTTGGGAAGCTTGTGCAAAACTTTATGCAGATGGTTCATGGACAAGTGGCTATCATACAGCACTAGAACAATTTGGCTGGAAAAATGAATCAACAGCATTCAAAAATTCAAGCCCACAAGCTGTTTCTATGAAATAATCTTTAATGATTTACCCTCATACTGTGTATTAGTATGGGGGTAATCATGAAAAAAAAATCGCATAACAATAAAACTTTTGGCGAAATTTCTGGAAAATATTGGTCTTCATTAAAAAAAAATGCCAAAAAAAGAAATATACAAATAACAGTAACAATAGAAGAGGCTTGGTTAATTTTTTTAAAACAAAATAGAAGATGTTTCTATACTGGTTTAAAAATAACCCATAAAAAATATTTAAAAAGAATTAATAATAAAGATATATATTCTTTAGGAACAGCATCATTAGATAGAAAGAATAGTAATCTTGACTATACTAAAGAAAATATACAGTGGGTTCATAAAGATGTTAATTATATGAAGATGAGTTTAAATGAAAAGTATTTCATAAAACTTTGCAAGCTTATATCTAGGAGATTCTAATGCCTTTAAAAAACTGTTTCGAAAACAATAAAGATGGTTGGAAGTGGGGAGATGAAGGCAAATGTTATACTGGTAAAGACTCTAAAAAAGAAGCAATAAGACAAGGTATTTCAATTGAAGGACCAGAAAATTTTTCTAAGATAATGAAGTCTCAATCAGACGAACAGCTTTATTCACAACTTTCAAGTGATGAAAAGGCATTAGCAGACTCATTGTTATCTTTAGTTGATAAGATTGGACCAATTGATAAAAGCGATGGTATTTGGGTTGGTTATGAAAACGCAGACAAGAATGAAGTAAAAGATATTGGAGTTAAATGCGGTAATTGTGCATTGCATAAATCAGAAAATTCATGCAAGATAATCAGCCAAACAATAGAACTTGATGGTGCTTGTAGATTTGCAGTAATTCCAGATGGATATGTAAATGCTGCCAAAGTAAAAAAACATATAGAAGAGTACTTAAATGAAAATAATTCTAAACAATAATGATTTGTTAAAAAAAAAGTGTTTAAATGTAGATTTAAAAACTGGATTTAAAATTGCCAAAAGATTGGGCATGTTTTTAAACACACTAAAGAAAAAAACAAACACTAAAATAGTTGGTTTAGCAGCAAATCAAGTCGGCATAGATGCTTGTGTATGTATAGCCATCAAAAATAGTAAACCTTTTGTTTTAATAAATCCAAAAATTATTTCTTTTTCTAATGTTAGAATTAGAAATAAAGAACAATGTTTGAGTTATCCAGACATTGAATTAGATATATATAGGCATATGTGGGTTGAAGTTTCTTGCGATAATCATAAAGAAACAATCTTTTTTGGTAATGTTTCTCTTGAAAGTGATACTATTAAAAATCTTGAAAGTGCAGTTGTTCAGCATGAAATAGCACACTTGCATGGTTTAACTTTTCATGATTTTCAATGGAACAATGCACCAACACCAGCGGAGTGGAATTAACATGCAAACTCATTACACAAAAAACAAATTAATTGGAAACGAAAGATTTTCTAGTGAGCTAGACAGTCTTATATATCAGAACATACCTTCTGACTATTTAATACCAGAAGAGATGCTTTTTGAAAAAATACATAAGGATATACTTAAAGAATTTTCTCATAATAAATATTCATCTAGAGAAATAAACGACAGTTTAAAAAACATGATCCAAAAAAAACAAATAAAAGAATTGTATGGAACAAAACTATCGAAATACATTTCTATACAGTAAAGCTGTACGGAATATAATCATAATAATATTTTCATTTTTGTTAATGTATTTAACATTAAGCTACATATTAGCGGATTTAATTCATAACAATAACTGTAAGTGTGTTGATACTACGGATTAAGGGGTATTTAAGTATGGGTTAATATTTCTCTTTGGAGATTTCCCATGACAACTTACTTTGAGGTTTGGGGAGTAGTTCCAGGAGGAAAGAATAGGATTAAAATAGCTGAGTATGAAGAAAAATATTGGCAAAGAGCAGAGAAAAAAGCTGCCTTTTTAGAAGAAAACGAATATACAAAAATTGTAATTTATGAAAAAACAAGATCAAATGTTATTGATAAAGACAATCGTTTTCTGTAGTATGAATTAGGAACAAAAGGAGGACACAATGAATATTAATTTTTCTGCTCCAATCAATCAGCTTGGTTATGGTGTTGTTGGAACAAATCTTCTTATTGAACTTTCAAAATCACACAATCTTTCTTTATGGCCAATTGGTCCAATTGATTGCGAAGAAAAAACAATTCCAATTGTCAAGGCTAGTTTGAAAAATGCTTCATCGTTTGACTACGATGCACCAAGCTTTAGGTTGTGGCATCAATGGGATATGGCACTAGGTGCTGGTCGTGGAAAAAAATATGGAATGACTTTTTTTGAAATGGATAATATAAAAGACAATGAAAGACACAATCTTAATTTTTTAGATAAAATTTTTGTATGTTCTGATTGGGCAAAACAAATAATTGTTAAATCTGGAATACACGAATCTAAAGTAAAAGTAATTAGACTTGGTGTCGATAAATTAATTTTTAAACAATGTGAACCAGACAATGTTAAAACAACAAGAATATTGAGCATAGGTAAATGGGAAATAAGAAAAGGCCACGATTTAATACTTGAGATATTAGAAAGAACATTTAATGTTGATGATGATTTTAAATTAATAATGTGTTGTTCTAACCCATTTCTTTCGCAAGAAGAACAAGATCAATGGATTTCATATTATGAAAAAAGTAAATTTTTTGACAAAATAGTTGTGTTAAAAAATAGGCTAAAAACACAAAATGAAGTTTATGACCTTATGAAAAAAAGCGATATAGGCATATTTCCTTATCGAGCAGAGGCTTGGAACTTAGAGTTGGCAGAAATGTTATCTATAGGTAAAAACTGTATAGCTACAAACTACTCAGGACCAACTGAATATGGTGTTGAATCTGGTTGTTATTTAATTAATCCAGATGGAATAGAACCAGCAAATGATTCAAAATGGTTTGATGGAACTGGTTCTTGGGCAAAACTTGAAGAAAATTACATAAATAATTTTTCTAATCAATTAAAAGAATTGCATATTAAAAAACAAAATGATAATTTAAAAACAAATATTTCTGGAATAGAATTTTTTAAACAGAATACATGGGAAAGTTCTTGCAAAGAAATAATTCGGGAAATTTTATAATGAAAATAAAAGTATCATTTCTTGTATGTGCAAGAGAAATAAATAAAGAACCAGTTATTGCAATACAAAAAAACAAAGATAATAATGAATTGCCAACATTTAATTTTGATAGAGATGATTCAAATATAGATTTATTTGTTGTGGATAAATTTAAAGAATTAACTTCTTTTGATGCAAAATTTAAAGATATTGAAGGATGGGTAAATTTATTTATTTGTGGAACAATGATTGACTTAAATTCTTCATCTATAGTTTATGCCTGTTACTTACAAGATGCATTTGAAAAAGAAAACATTGAGTGGAAAACTATTTCTTCTGTTTTAGAAAACAAAATATTTGAAAGTAAATACACTCAAGAAGTTATATCTTGCTTTAACTATTTTTCGAGATAACATGATAAACGCAAAAATATATTTTGAATTAATTGACAATGAAATAAATTCAATAGTTCAAATTCCAGAAGATCTTACTTCTGAAGAACAAATGATATTTGCAGAAAGATTTTCAGTTTTAATTGGTATGATACAAAGTGGAAGTTTATTCCCATCTATATTTCAGTCAGTTGTAGAAGCTGGCATATTAACAGAACAAAAAGCATTATCTGAATTAATAATAAAAAAAGTACTTGAAAGTTTTTCTGTTGATTCTGAAAAAATACCCCTTGTTTCGCCTAGTGAGGCTTTTCTATTTAGAGAGACAAAATGATTGAGTGCAGAATAATTGCTGATTCTATAAGTGAATCTAAAAAAAGAATAACTACTTTTGTTTGTACTTTTCCAAGATTCATACTTGCAGAGTTTAATACTCATAGGGTTTTTTCTAGAAATGCTGCTAGTTCTAGGGCCATACCTTCTAAAAAGTTTATTGATCAAATAAACAATCATCCAGCAATGCCAATTCATTGGGGTAAAGAGCAATCTGGAATGCAAGCTAGATCTGAACTTTCACCTTCAGACATTCCTGTTGCTCAAGAAATTTGGCTTCAAGCTAGAGATAAAATGATACATTGTGCTAAAGAAATGATGTCTATAGGTGTTCATAAGCAAATAGTAAATAGGCTTCTTGAGCCTTGGTTTAATGTTACTGTAATTCTTACGGCTACAGAATTTGATAATTTTTTCAAATTAAGAAGTCATAAAGATGCACAACCAGAAATACAAGACCTTGCATTAAAAATGAAAGATTGTTTAAAAGAATCAATTCCAAAGGCTATAAACTTTGGTGATTGGCATATACCATTTGGCGATAGATTTATTGACGAAAAACTTTCTATTGAACAAAAACTTAAAATTTGTGTGGCAAGATGTGCTAGGGTTAGCTATTTAAATTTTGATGGAGTAATAGATCACCAAAAAGATTACGATCTTCATGATGTTCTTGCAAAAGAAGGTCATTGGAGTCCATTTGAGCATTGTGCTTCTCCATCTGTAAATCCTTGGGAATACTCTGGAAACTTTATGGGTTGGCATCAGTATAGGAAGTCATTTGAAAATGAACAAAAAAATATCTTGGCTTAAATGGGAAGACCCTTTTTTTCCCAAGGAAGACCCATATTCTGCTGATGATAACGAAATACAATCGCAGAAAGATAGTTTCTTCGATAAAGACAAAGATGAAGAACCAGACAGGCATATGAGAGTTATTCTTGGGCCTTATGGCACAATACCAATAAACGAAAACGCAATAACTAGCAAGCTTTATAAAATGTGGGTTGGTCATTGCAATTTTGACATAACTAGAAACATCATGAAAACAATCGAGGAAGTTGAAGGGGTAGAAATACTTAGAGTATGGACAAGATATAGATTCTGGATAGGTTTTGGTAATCTTTTTGATGATATTGAAATTCAAAAAAATATAGAAGAAGCAATAATTCCAACCAAGAAAAAACCTAAAAATGTCTCTATCAATGCACTTTCTAAAGTTTTAAATAAAAAATATAAAAATTGGATTATATACTCTTTAAAAAACGGAGAAATAAAAACATTTGGAAGCGAACAACTTGACGATGTTTTAAATATTGAAATTCAAAATAAAGACTCTATAATACTTGCTTCTAGTTGGAGCAGTGACTACAATTGAACAATCGGACCCTTTTTACTTTTTTAAACAGGAGATTATTATGAGCGATGTTAGAACCGCAGTTAGTCCAGAACAAGTTCAAAAAACAATGTCTATTGTTATTTCAACTTTAAAGTTTGTTTCAACGATTATTCCAGGCGAAGCAGATGATAAAATTGTCGATGTTGTTTCTTCACTAGCACAAGAGCCTTGGGTTATTCCGGCTATTACATTTCTAATTAATAAGTTTGATAACACAAAACCAATTACTTCTGAAGATTTCTTACTTGCTATAAAAGTAGCGAAAAATGAGGCTTAATCATGTTTAAAAAAACTATGTTCTTTTTTTTAGTATTTTGCAATTTTGCCTTTGCAGAAAATTTTATTATTCCAGAACAAAAAATTGTTGGTGCAGAAGTACCAATTCCTTTAGGTGAGCTTGTAGATTTATCTATAAGCCCAATTCAATCTACGCCAAAGTTTTTGGTTTCAACTACATATGCATGGAAAGTTTTTGACGGGTACACAGAAAAAAGAATTCGCAATTACGAAAATGGCGTTTTCTTTGGTTCTGGAATACAAGCAAAAAAACTTAAGGTTATTGTTTCAATAACTCATTTATACATAGTTAAAGAAAACGAAAAACTTTTAGAGGCTGCTACTAGAACGAATTTTATTTCAACAGATGTTTTTATTGGTGAAGAAGAACCTAGTACTCCAGTAGAGCCAGAGGTTGAACCAGAGTTTGGGGAATCAAAGTATGGACTTTCCAAATTTATTTATGACAATGTTAAAGTTTTAAAAATATCAAAGTCAGATAAGGTAAAACAGTCTACTGCTATTGCAACATCTTTTGATAGCATGGCTGCTGCTATTGCTGCTGGAACAATTGCAACACTTGAAGACATATTGAAAAAAACCGCAGAATCAAATAAATTTGCATTAACTAAATCTGGTGGAGATAGAACAAAATGGGAACCTTTATTTACAGAAATACAAGAAAAACTTTTTGATCTATATAAAACTAGCAAAATGCAAACCAAAGAAGATTTTGCTATTGCGTGGAGAGAAATATCTTCTGGACTTAAACTAGTAAAATAGGTGAAACATGTCTGAATTATCAAAGCTTAATGGTTGGGCAGGAAAAGACAATCCTTCGCTTGTTGAAAGTGAATTTAATTTAATTAAAGATGGTGGATCATTTAGAGACTTTAATGTTTATGGCAAAAGCCAAGACACTAAAGGTAAAAAAATGATGCTTTATGATGTTGTTCGTAAAGTTCTTGGTAAAGATACTCCCAATTATGCTCAAGAAATTGGTGACTGCGTAAGTTTTGGTGCTAAAAATGCAGTTGAGTATTTAATGGCTACTGAAAAACTTATGAAGGGTGATCACGAAAAATTTGAATTTGTATTTCCACCATATCTTTATGGAACAGGAAGAGTTCTTATTGGTCGTGGACAACTTAATGGCGATGATGGATCTCTTGGTAGTTGGATGGCAGATGCAGTTATTAAGTATGGTGTTTTGCGTAGTAATTTTGATGGTGTTCCTAAGTATGCAGGAAGCGTAGCTAAAAAATGGGGTGACACTCCTGGTCCAGATAAAAAGTTTATTGAAGAAGGAACTAAGCACCCAGTAAAATCTGCTGCCCAAATTAAAAGTTGGGATCAATTAGTAGAGGCTATCGTTAATGGCTATCCTTGCACAACTGCTAGCGATATTGGTTATACGATGACACCAGCAAACGATGGTTTTCATCGTCAAACAGATAATTGGGGTCATCAGATGTGCTTTATAGGTGTTGATGATAGGGCTGATGATCCATATGCTATTATTGTTAACAGTTGGGGCGATGCTCATGGAGAGCTTAAAGACTTTAATACTGGCGAAGCCCTTCCTATTGGTACTCTTAGAGTTAGAAAGAAAGATGCTGAAAAACATATTAGGCAAGGTGAAACATTTGCCTATAGTAATTTTGAAGGTTTTCCAGAACAGTTGATAGACAAAAAACTATTTATGCTTATTTAGAAGGATTTAATATGACAGATAAAGCTGAAGGTTTACAATATGGAAAACCAGACAAGGATGATCCAAGGAAAACTCCAGCAAAACCAGAAGAAAAAAAAGGGGGTTCTAAAAAAAACCCAAAAGACTCTGCAAATAAACCAAATAAAAGCATAGAGCTATCTTCAGAAACAGAAGATAAAATTAAAGCTTTAATGCAGAAACACAATGAAAAAGATCCAGAATTTAAAGCCAATATGGGTCAATTAAAATCTGTTTTTAGAAGAGGTGCTGGAGCATTTTCTACTAGTCATGCACCAAACATGAATAGAACAGGATGGGGATTGGCTAGAGTTAGAGCTTTTTTATATTTGCTTCGCAATAAAAGACCATCTAATCCTAATTACAAGCAAGACAATGACTTGTTGCCAAGCGGTCATCCAAAAAGTTCAAAAAAAACTTCATCTTCTTATCTGTACGAAAAAATTGATTATTCAGAATTTTTAGATTCTATTAAAGATATAATAATTAAAAGTAAAGCTTCTTCAGACATTGAAAATTATTTTAGTAAATCTGCTGAAACTTATGATGCTCCACAATCAGCTAGAAATAATGCAAAAAAAGTATTGGATTGGAAAGAAAAATACGGCAAAGAATGTAAAGGCATGACTGCTGTTGGCTGGGCAAGAGCAAGAGACTTGGCTGGAAACGCCATGTTGTCTGCCGATACAGTAAAAAGAATGGCTCAATTCAATAGACATGGATCTAATTACGAAAAAGCAAAATCTAAACCAGAGTATAAAACTAAACCTTGGACTATTCCAGCAGTAGTTGCATGGTTAGGATGGGGTGGAACATCTGGTATTGAATGGGCAATAAGAACAAGCCAATCTATTATAAAAAACAAAAAGTAAATCATGTTAAATTTAATTCTTTTTTTGTTATTTAATCAAAATATATCTAAAGATCAATTTGCATTAATAGAAAAAGATTCGATTTCATTTTCCAAACTAATAAATGAAGTTAAAAAAAACACAAAACAAGAAGAATGTTTTACCTGACGGAGAAAAAAATAATGCGGTCGCATAAAAAAATACAAGAAATATTAGAAAAATCAGAAACACTTAAAAAGTATGATGCTGTTGGTATCTTAACAATAATTATGATTGTTAGTCTTATATTTGAAGGAATAAAAATAATACAGTACTGTAAATCATCTAAAGTAACAGCATTAATAATAAAAAAAGGCGGTCCAATTGTAAGAATGTTTATTAGAAAAAATCTATACAATAAAATAATCAAAGCAAATGTTCCAGAGAATGATGCTAAAATAATTTCTGATACAATAGTTCAGCTTATACAGTCTTTATCTGTAAGCGAAATAGTAAATCTTTTAGAGTTAGTTTATGCCGAACCCAAAAGTTAGTTGTTATTGCCCAACTTATGGAAGAACAAGTTTTTTAGAAGAAGCTATTTATAGTTTTTTAAATCAAGATTATGATGGTGAAAAAGAATTAATAATATTAAATGATCTTCAAGACCAAACACTTTTTTTTGATCATCCAGAAGTAAAAATAATAAACTCTAAAGAAAGAATAATCCCTATTGGCAAAAAATTTAACGAATGCATTTCGCACTGCTCTGGAGAATACATTTTTGTTTGGGATGATGACGATATTTTTCTGCCTTGGAAAATATCTTTTTCAATTAAAAACATAGATTCAAACGGAATATTTCATACAAACAATGGTTTTTTTGAAGAAGAAACAAAAAAATTGTCTTTGTCTACAAATTTATTTCATTCAAATTTATGTATGCATAAAAAGTGTTGGGAAAAAGTTGGTAATTATATTGAACTAGATACTACATCATTAGATTCCTATCTTTTTGAAAAAATAAATAAAATATACGGTAGAACTTCTAAGAAAATAACTGAAGAAGAAATATTTTACATATACAGATGGTCAACACTAAAAACCTATCACATGTCATTTTATCAAGAAAATGTAAGTTCAAACACAGAAAAAACAATAAAACAAAAAATATTAAATAAGCTAGAACCAATTGGTGATATTATACTTAAACCTCATTGGAAATATGATTATTTAGAAGCAAGAAACATTTGTTTGAAAAATAAAAAATAGACTATTGTCATATCAAAAAAAATAAGTAAGAATCTCTTCTGTCTTATCATTGTTGTGGGTGTATTTATATCCGCTGGTAATCGCCAGTATTACATACCTTTAGAGTTCTGCTTATCCTTGCGGTCAGCATGGAAGATGGAGTTTTTATGTCTATTAAAGAATTGCAAAAATATACTGCTGTTTCTAAGTACGCTAGATGGATAGAGTCTGAAAAAAGAAGAGAAACTTGGGAAGAAAGCGTAGATAGAATAAAAGATATGATGATTGAAGTTAATCCTTCCTTGCATGAAGATATTGAAAAATATTATGGGATGATTAAAAATCAAAAAATATTGGGTTCACAAAGAGCATTACAATTTGGTGGAAAACCAATTCTTAAGCATAACGCAAGAATATTTAATTGTTCTGCTAGTTATTGCGATAGATTAAGGTTTTTTCAAGAGTGTTTTTACCTACTGCTTTGTGGCTCTGGAACTGGCTTTAGTGTACAAAAACACCATGTCGAATTATTACCAAAATTTTCATCCACTAGACTAGATCCAGAAACATGTTGTTATCAACATCTTGTTCACAGGGTTGAAGATTCAATTGAAGGTTGGGCAGATGCTCTTGGCGTTCTTCTTTCCTCATATTTTGAAACTCCAATAAAAGGGTTTGAAAAATACAAAGATATTGAAGTTGCATTTAGTTATGTAGATATAAGAGAAAAAGGTTCTCCTTTAGGTTGTGGCATAGGCAATGCTCCAGGCCATGAACCACTAGAAAAAGCTTTAGAAAACACTAGGAATTTACTTAATAGGTGTCTTGCTAATAAACAAACAGAATTAAGAACAATAGATGCATTCGATATAGTTATGTACGCTGCTGATGCTGTTATCTCTGGCGGTGTTCGTAGATCTGCAACCATAGCTTTATTTTCTGCTGATGATGAATTGATGATTAATGCAAAAACTGGTGATTGGTATTTTACTAATCCTCAAAGAGCTAGGGCAAACATCTCTGCATTACTCCATAGAAAAGATACTTCTAAAGAAGTGTTTGAAAATCTTTTTAAAGCAACAAAAGAGTTTGGTGAGCCAGGATTTTTCTTTGCTGATTTTTACGATGTCTTATGCAATCCATGCTGTGAGATATCATGGATAACTAGGCACTTCTATAAGAAGAACAGTCCAGAACTAGCCGAGGCTTTGTCATTATATGAAGGACCAATAACAACAAAAGAGTCATGCAAAGATGACATGCCAGAAGATGAGGTCGGTCTTTCTGGTTGGGGATTCTGCAATTTATCAACCATTAATGGAAAAACAATAACTTCAGAAGAAGACTTCTACGAAAGATGTGCTGCTGCTGCGTTTATTGGTACATTACAAGCGTCTTTTACTAATTTCCCATACTTGGGTCACATTACAGAACTTATCGCTCGTAAAGAGGCATTATTGGGCGTTTCAATTAATGGTATGCAACACCATCCAAAAATACTTTTAAATCCAGAAATTCAGCAGAAAGGTGCTGAGATAGTAAAGAATACAAATAAAAAGTACGCCTCTATTTTAAACATAAACCCTGCTGCCAGAACGACTTGTGTCAAACCAGAAGGCAATTCTGCTGCCTTATTAGGTTCAACATCAGGCATTCATCCAGATCATAGCAGGAGGTATTTCCGTATTGTCCAAGCTAACCAGCTTGAATCTCCTTATCAACACTTTAAAACTATTAATCCTCAAGCATGTGAAGAATCTGTATGGTCATCTAATAAAACAGATGATTGTATAAGGTTTTGTGTGCAAACCCAATATGGAACAGTACTTAAGGAAGAAATAAACGCTATATCTATGTTAGATAATGTTGTTTCAACTTATAAAAATTGGGTAGTTTCTGGTAAAAATCCAGAGCTTTGCGTTAGAAAAGAATTAAATCATAATGTATCTAATACAATACATGTACAAGATGATGAATGGGATAAGGTAAAAGACTACATTTATGATCATCGTGCAGATCTTGCTGGAATATCACTTATAGCTGCTACTGGAGATAAAGATTATAATCAAGCTCCATTCACAGCAGTTTATTCAATTGAAGAACAAATAAAAAATTGGGGTTTTGAAGCTACATCTAGTGCTTATGAAATTTATCCAAAATTTTCTGAGTATAACTTTAAATCTTTATGGGATGCGTGTTCTTGTGTTCTTGGTTATTTTGAACCAAAAGACGAAAAACAAGAAGAGTGGAAAAAATTAATTAAAACATATTCTGATCAATGCTTTAGTTCCAACATAAAATATGCTACATATGCACTTAAAGACGCATACAATTTAGACTTATGGAATAAGTTGATAGATAGTTATTCAGAAGTAAACTATTTAAATGTATTAGAAGAAAAATCCACAATAAATATACAAGGTGAACTGGCTTGTGCTGGCGGTGCGTGTTTATTATGATAAGAACTAGTTTGAAAAGATCAAAAAGATGTTCTTGTAGGATTAAGAAGCTTAAAAAGGAAAAAAGGAAAAATGTCAAAAAGAGGAACCCTTAAGGCATTTGGTGCTCCATTTAACATTGAGCATTCAAGTTGTTCAAACATCAAACCAACATTATTTGATTGGACAAAAAGTGATTCAGATATAGAAGTCTTTATGGATTATTCTATAGTTCAAGAATCATTTTCTGTTCCCAAAAAACAATCTGTTCTTAGAGTTGGTTGGTTATGTGAGTCCACTACTATTTATGGTAATCTTTATGAATATATAAAATATAATTATAAGCATATCTTTTCTTCTTTAGATTTTGTTTTCACATCTGATAAATATCTATTGTCATTAGATCCAAGATTTAAATTTTCCTATTCTTGCAGCAATATACCTTGGACACCAAGAGAACTTTGGGGTGTTTACCCAAAAACAAAAAAATGTTCAATGATTTGTTCTGATAAAAAATTATGCAAAGAACATCTATATAGACATTCTGTTGCTCAAATATATAAAGATAAAGTTGATATTTATGGTGGTGCTTTTGATTCTCCACGCACTGGAGAAAGATACGATAATTTTTATAAAAAAGAAAACGCATTAAAAGATTACATGTTTTCCATAGTAATACAAAATAATTTTAATTCTTATTTTTTTGCAGAACTATTAACTGATTGTTTTGCCTATGGAACAATACCAATATACTTAGGCACTCCCGAAATAGGAAACTTTTTTGATGAAAAAGGAATAATACAATACAAAGGGGGATTTGATGTTGGTACTTTAAATGAAGAATTGTATAATAGCAAGATGGATGCAATTAATAACAATCTAGAAAAAATAAAATCAATGCCCATGTCTGATGACTATCTATATGAACAATGCACTAATATATATAGAGGTAATTATGAATGAGTCATTTCAAAATGGTGATGTTGTTTGTTTAAAGTCTGGAAGTATGCCAATGACTGTCGTTAATACAAATAAAGAGACTGGTGAAATTTTAGTTGCTTATTTTGATTTAGATGCCAATGTTATGCGTGACGGATTTCCACCAGAAGCACTTGAGTTTACTCATGATTCTTGGAAGATGAAATATTGCGTTGATTTACATGATGACGAAGAAGAAGAAGAGGATGGATTTTAATATGCCAACCTATGAATACACATGTGAAAATTGCAATAATTCAATAGAAGAATTTCGTACTTTTGCAGAAGGTCATTTGGAAAAATGTCCAAATTGTAAAAAAAACAAATTGGTTCAAGTATTTTCTGGTGGCATAATTAGTTATGTCAAAGGCGGGGAAACATTAGGCCAAATAAGCGAACAAAACTTTAAAAGAGAAGGTGGAAAAATAAAAGAAAAGATTGCAAAAGAAAAAGAAGAAGCAGATAATAAGCTTCCTTGGTGGAGGTCTGGAAAAGTAAAAGGTCTTGAAAAACAAGACAAAATATTAAATGTTGATAAGATTAAGAATATTAGGAAATATATAGACAAAGGAGAAAAAAAATGAGCAAGTTAAAACAAGAAGATGAAAAAGAAAAACCAAAAGAAGGTTTAGTAGATGGTGGGCATGTAATTATAAAATGTAGTAATTGTAATAAGCCATTAGTAGATGTTTTGATTGTAAAGCCAAACGAAAAGAAAAGTGATGGAACACCATTTATTTGGAAGTGTATAGCAGAATGCTGTTACTGTAATGACAAAAGTTTTATTACAGAAGTAAAAGGAATATTTCGTGCTGCTGGATTTATTATTGAAGATAAAGAAAATCCAGAACACTATACTGAAGTTACAAACTTAGATGATATTGTAATTGATGAAGATAACATATTGTTTAAAACTTCTAGGAGAAAGTAATGGAAATCTATGATGATCCAGAAATAAAATCATATGGATATGATAAAGATGCAAATGACATAGATCCAAATGAAGCTTTTTGTTTAGCTAAAAAATCATTGGACATAACCAACAACACTTATTCTTACTGGGTTAAGATGTGCCTTTCGTCTTTCAGTCCAAGCAAATTGTTTGATCCAGAAACAGATCTTGTTGAAGAACTAAGAAGATTTGATAACTATACTGGCAAAAACAAATATCACTATAGAAAAGTTAGTGAAGAATGTTTTAATCATTATATTTCATATCTTACTACAAAAAAAACATCTTTCATTAGAAACGCAGATAGGAGTGCTATAGCATGAAAAATAAAAAATTTGTTATTGATGAAGTTAAAGAGTTTTATATAAAGTCAAACTCGCACTTGCAAACTATTGAATCTATAGCAGAAAAAGTTGGTGCTAAGATCGAAGACATTCAAGAATTATATAACGCTTCAAAAACCAAAGCATCCAATGCGTTTCAAGTTTATAGCGGAACAGTCTCTATGACTGAAAAGCAAGGTGTTGCAGACGACATGAATGCTAAAAAAGATAATATTAACCATGAATTCTTAGATAGATATAAGAATACAAGGCACAAAATATGATTTGTACTAAAGAAGACGATTTTATTTTTGAAAAGCCTAGATGGATAGCTGTACTTTCTGATGGTACAAAAGTCTATCAAGATGATGATAGGCCAAACTTAGAAATAAATTCTGCTTGGATTAGATTAAAAAAACATATAATTAATACTGGATTAAAGATTACAAAGCTTTACTTTCAGTTTAGATCTAATTTTTTTGAACCTTTTCCAGAGAACGCACAAGGTTATTATTTTTCAAATGGGGTAATTGGACAGTTATCATCTGACTATTCCATAAATCTTTTTGTTTCTGGCGAAATAATTGGCAATGTTGCACGAATAAAGAGTATAAAGGTTCCTGAGTTAATAGTAATAAATGAAGAAGATAGGATCTTAGAAAATCTTTCTATAGATCCAGTAATAATGAATGATTAATTATGGCAAAACAAAGAAGTGACGATAGCAAATACGAATCCAGACATGGTGGTGGTTGGATTACTCCAGCACAATTCTTAGCTGAAGTTATGTGCGAAAGAACAGCCAAAGAAAACCTAGAAGAATTACCTATTAAGTTTTGGAACAAACCAAGATGGAAAAAGGAATTTTTTAAACAATTAAATTTAGCCAATATAATCTTAAAAGATCATGATGCAGCAGTTGTATCTAAAGCACTTAGATCTAAAGAAGGCAAAAAGATATTTTCATTAGGTGCTCCTTGGCTTAAGAAGTTAATTATCTTAGAAGAAAAAAGCTTTAAAGAAATTTCAAGCTTGACTGAATCAAAAGAAGCTGTAGAACTTCCAATTAGAAAAACCTTTCAGCAATCTAAATCTTTAATTAAAAGAATAAAGGAACTAGACAATGAGTGACAATCTTGAAAAAATCCTAAAAGAAGTGGATAAACAGTATGGCAAAGGTATTGCTATAAACGCTAACGACTTATTGGATGAAGAAAAACATGTAATACCTTTATCTCCAGCATTAAACTTGGGTTTGCATGGTGGAATACCAGAAGGTTCTTGGATCACATGCTCTGGACACCCAAAAAGTGGGAAAGAACAACCTGTCTCTGCCATAGTTTATACAGCTAATGGGCCAAAAAGAATTGGCGATATCACATATGGAGAAATGATTTGTTGCCCAAATGGAACAACATCTATGGTTTGTGGTATTTATCCACAAGGGGTAAAAGATGTTTATACAGTAACATTTTCAGATGGTTCAACAGCAGAGTGTGGCGAAAATCATTTATGGAATATAAAAACTAGAGAACAAAAATCTTATAAAACTGTAATGTTAAAAGATTTTATGAACAAAATATATATAGGCAAAAGCACTAAAGCTAAGTATTCAATACCAATAACAGCACCAGCAAAATTTAATCCGATTAAGATTCCAATAAACCCATTTGTATTTGGTGCTTTGCTTACTGTTGGATTTTTTAATAAAAAAATTACTGCATTGATTGAGGATGAAAAGCTTTGTGATCGCATTTGCGATCTAATGAATGGAGCCAAGATACCTTACACAAAACAAGAAAATCAATTAACAATAAACATACATGATGAGTTAAGAGAGCTAGGTCTTCTTGGTAAAAAAACATCTCAAAAATTTATACCACCAAATTATTTATATAATTCAGTAGAAAACAGAATGTCTTTACTGCAAGGAATACTCAGCTTTGCACATATAACAAAAACAGAAACTCCAATTGTTACAGTTTCATCAAAGCAATTTGCTGAAGACTTTAGGCTATTAGTTCAATCTTTAGGTGGAATATGTTTAATATCTAGACATCAAAACAATGAAGACAACTTTATTTATTATTGTTCTATTATAATTAAAAATAAAAAAAAATTGTTTGAATTTAAAAAAGAGAAGTTTAAAAAGAAAGATGTAAAAAACAATTTATCCAGAAAAATAATATCTGTAGTAAAAACAAGAAGAGAACAAAGTGTTTGTATCTCAGTTAGAGATAAAAGCGGTTTGTATTTAACAGACAATTTTGTTGTAACTCATAACACGCTTACCTCACTATCTTTTGCTGCTCAATGTCAAAAACCAGAGAATGGTTCTAGACATGTGTATTATCTAAACATAGAGGGTAGATTAAAGCCTATGAATCTAAGGGGCATAGCTGGCTTAGATTTGAATAAAATGACAATCTATAGATCTACTCAAGATAAGATTCTTACCGCAAAGGACTACCTAAATCTGGCCTTTAAAGCCATCAATACCCATCCAGGTAGCCTGATCATTATAGATAGCGTTTCTGCTCTATGTGATGAGAAGGAAATGGATCAAGGTATTGGCTATGAGAATAGAGGGGCTGGTAATAAGCTTTTTGCTGGTTTTTGTAGACAAGCAGCCAATATAGTGCCAGTACAAAACTGTATGGTTTGGGCGATTATGCATCTAACGCAATCTCAAGGTATGTATGGTGGTTATACAGAAAAGGGTTCTAGAACATTGCAATATCAGGCAGATGTTCAAATGAGGGTAAAGTCTGATAAGCCTTGGACTGTTGGTGGTGAAGGAAAAGACAAGCAAATTGGCCAGCAAGTGCATTGGCTAATTGAATCTTGTTCTTTAGGGTCACCAGGAATGGAAGTAGATAGTTATATAAGATATGGTATTGGAATAGATAATACATACGAAGCAATTAATTTAGGTTGTCAGCTTGGCCTTATAAACAAAGCTGGTGCTTGGATGACATTAGATTTTATGGAAAGACATTTAAAGCTACTGAAAGCTGAAGCTTGGGATGATGCTACTATTAAGTTAGTTAAAACTCAAGGTGCAGAAAAAATGTATAAATTATTGTTAGAAAATCCTAAGTGGATTGCTGCTTTAGAAAAAGAAATTAAGGCTATTATATCGTGAAAGTAATAGGTCTTGATGGTAAAACTTACTCTTGGACTTCTGGCAATGTTCCAGATCATGATGATTCTAAACCTAGATCTTCATTGCATTTATTGGCTAGATCTATACTTAAAGCAATGTATCCAATGGACAGAATCTTAGAAGAAGCAACTTTGCCTGGTTCTGGAGGTTTAGCAGCAGACTTTTGGTTGCCATTGAGGAAAACAATAGTTGAAGTTCATGGGGAACAACACTACAAATTCATACCCTTTTTTCATAATACAATGTTGAACTTTTATCATTCCAAAAAAAATGATAAAAATAAAATAGAGTGGTGTGAAAAAAACAACATTTACCTTATAGAGTTACCATTCAATGAATCAGAACAACAATGGCGAAAAAGAATTGAAGGTTAGCGAAGAAGAAAAATTTGATTCTCTTTTAGATAGCTATGAAAATTCAATAGGTTTATCCTCAATCCCTAAAGATTTAGAATTTACTTGTATGAAGTACCTATATCTTTCGCAAGAAGAGTTAAAAAAAATGTCTTCTGAAGATTGTGCAGAAGCTTGTGTTCTATTAAATAGCTTCTCCTTTCATTTATCTAGAATGCTCAACAGAGAAAAAGCAAAATTAAGATGGTGTAACGAAAAGATATTAAAAGCTATTTCGTCTAAACTTACAGATTATAGATACTTCTCTCCAGATGAAAGAATGGCATTATCAGTTAAAGATGATGATTATGCACAAAAAGTAAAAATGCTTGCAGTAAAGATACAAGCAAGAATAGACAGGACAGAATATTTACCTATAAGAGTAGAAAAGGTTTCTGATACATTTTCTAATCTTTCTTACAACAAAAGGAAAAATAATGAGCGTAATATCTAAATTAAAAGAAGCAATACAAAAAAGCGATTGGGTATTAGTAGATGAAGTATTGCAGGATTTGGCTGGCGTTGTGGTGCTCAATAATAAAAAAGAAAAAGTGGTTGAACAAAAAAAAGAAGTTGTTGTTGAAACAATTAAAAACGATGATGCCCAATTGAATAAATTCATGATCAATACGAATAATAGTGCAGCAAAGACAAAAGAATCAGTTGCTAGACCAGTATTTCAAAACAAATTTGTAGATGATCAAACTTTAGAATGTTCTTTTATTGAAGAGCAATCTAAAGATTTACAACCTAAGAAATACAGAAGGCCAGTAGATGAATCTTCTGGATTTCAAAGCGTTAACTGTACAAAATGTTCCAATACTATGGAAATAACCTCAGAGGAATATGCGTTTAAATCTAGAGATAATGAATCTTCTGGATTTATATGTGTTCCTTGCATGAAAAAAGCGGTGAGAAGATGATAGATGTAGGTGCAGAAAGAGTGGTCTTAGCTGGACTTTTTCAGAAAGGCTACGATTGTTTTATTGAAGTTGCAGATATTATTGATGAAAACTGTTTTTCTAGCGATGACAATGCTGCTATATTCAAATGTTTTTCAAAAATAATTACTGATAAGAGTTCAAGGGTAGATATACCAACAGTTATTTCTACTGCTGAATCTTTAAACTTATCACAGTTTTTTAAGACATCAGAACAGGCAAAGTATTTAAGATCACTAACCAGTTTTCCAGTTGAATTAGTTAATGCCAGAAAAAGTGCAGCAAAGCTTAAAAAGTTGAGCATTGCCAAAAACCTGTCTTTAAATCTAATCAATGGTGCAAACACACTTGAAAATGTGACTGGCGATGAGCCTATAAGCCACATTATTTCTATTGCAGAATCATGTGTTTTAGATGCAACATTTAAGATTTCAAACTCCGAAGATCCTAATCCAAAACTAATGAGCGATGGCATAGAAGAATATGTTGAGTATTTAGAGTCAAATCCAATTTCACAGTTGGGTATTTCCTCTGGATTCAAAGCATATGATATGGCTATTGGGGGTGGATTTAGGCCAGGAACAGTGAATCTTATCGGTGCTAGAATGAAAACTGGTAAAAGCTTTTTTGCTGACAATGTTGGCATTAGCGTATCGTCAAACAAGATTCCAGTCTTAATGCTTGATACAGAAATGACGGAGAAAGATCATTGGCATAGAATATTGGCTTGTATGTCTGGAGTTAAAATAGAAGAAATTGAAAGCGGTTTATTCTCAAAAGATGTTTCAAAAAGAAATAGTATTAAAAAGGCTATTGAAAAAATTAAAGAAATGCCATTTCAATACAAGTCTATTGCAGGAAAAAGCTTTGATGAAGTTATAAGTATGGCTAGAAGATGGGTAATTAAAGATGTTGGTCTTGATGATTCTGGAAAAGCAAACCCATGTTTAATCATATATGACTATATAAAGCTAATGGATGATTCTGGCATTGGTAAAAATATGGCAGAATATCAAGCTCTTGGCTTTTTAATGACAAACCTACATAACTTTATGGTTCAATATAATGCTTCATGTTTAGCGTTTACTCAGCTAAACAGAGATGGTATTAATCGTGAAGATACTGATGTAGCATCTGGTTCTGACAGAATACTTTGGCTATGTTCCAACTTTTCAATCTATAAAAGGAAAAGTGAAGAGGAAATGGCAGATGAAGGATTCTCTCAGGATAAGATTAGATACAATTTGAAATTAGTTCCTGTTGTTGCAAGACATGGCAAAGGAATGGATCAAGGCGATTATATAAATATATTTGCTAATTATGAATTTGGAAAAATAGAAGAAGGTCCAACTAGAAGTCAAATTTTTAAATCTCAGTCTACAAGACAGAATAATGGTTTTGTAGTGGAAGGATTGCCAGATGAAATCGAAGTCAACTGAAATAACTAAGAATGAATATTTAAATGCTGTAATATGCGATAAAATAGAATTTCTTATGGACTATTTTAATATTCAATATAAATCCGTTTCGGACTCAATAGTGTGTGCTTGTCCAGTTCATGGTGGGGATAATAGAACAGCAGTAAATCTTTTTATGTCTGGACATACAAGAGTTGGCAATTGGGTTTGTTATACACATCATTGCGAAAACACATTTATAAATACATCTATAGGATTTTTCCGTGGAGTAATGAGTAATAAAAAGTATGGTTGGTCAAAGGTTGGAGATAGAACAGTTAGTTTTTCAGACACAATTGCTTCTCTTTGTGGTTTATTAAAGATAGATCTTTCCAGTATAAAAGACGATGTTCCTTCTCATGCTTTTGATAAACATGCACACTTATTTACAACTGTTAAAAAACAAAAAGAATTTTTATACACTAAAAAAGTTGTAAGAGAAAGACTTGATATACCATCAAAATACTTTGTGTCTAGAGGCTATTCTGCACACATATTAGATATGTATGACATTGGGGAATCAAAATCAGACAATAGATTCTTTAGGAAAAGAGCAGTAGTTCCAGTATATGATTCAGACAATAAAACAATTGTAGGTTTTACTGGAAGAACAATACTTGATAAATGCAGTAAATGCAGTAACTATCATGAAAATGAAATCTGTGATCCACAAACTATTATTAGTAAATGGATTCACAATAAAGGATTTTCAAAAAAGAATTATCTTTATAATTTTGGTAATGCTAAAGATGAGATTAAAAAAACTGGAATAGTTATATTAGTTGAAGGTCCAGCAGATGTATGGAAATTTGTTGAAAACGGAATACACAATGTTGTTGCTGTTTTTGGCTCTTCTCTTACAGATACACAACAGGTTTTGCTTGAATCTTCTGGTGCTACTACATTAATATTGCTTTTTGACTCAGATAAAGCTGGCAATAGTGCCTCGAATAAATTAAATTCATCTCTTTCTAGAATGTTTAAAATAGTATGCCCATCTCTGCCAGATGGCATTAAAGATCCAGGTGATCTTAGCAATGAGCAAATAAACAGCATGATTAAGCCTTTGATTGAAAGGAACTCGTATTAATGACAATTCAAAGATTGATAGGTTTTTCTGGAAGAAAAGGTTCTGGCAAAGATACTTTAGCTGGATTTCTTTCTCTTAATTCTTTAAGGCTTTTTGGTTGTGATTCATGCATGTTCTCTTTTGCTCAAACAATGAAGTCAGTAGCAATCAACTTTTTTGGATTAAAACACAAACAGGTTTTTGGATCTTTAGAAGATAAAAACTCACTCACAAGTTATTTATGGGAAGACTTACCTCATTATAGTGAAATAAAATATAATAATTTAAATCCACCTATAGGACAAATGACAGCTAGAGAATTCTTACAAGAATTTGGAACTGGAATAGCCAGAAAAATGAATAAATCAATACACATCAACGCTTGTTTTAATGCAATAAGCAAACAAAATTGTCCATTAAATTTTATTACTGATGCAAGATTTGAAAATGAAATTGATAGCATTAAAGATGCTGGTGGAATAGTTATTAGGTTAACAAGAAGCACAGATAATGATAGTCATATAAGTGAAAATGAAATAGATAAATGTACAAGTAAATTTGACATTATTTTAAATAACGAAAATATGTCTAAAGAACAACAACAATTTGAATTGATTAGAAAACTAAAACAAATAAATTGGATTAAAAATGATCATAACTTATCTAAGGTCTAGTTCTGTAAGTTCTTACGCATGGTGTCAACATAAGTACTGGCTAACTTACAACTTAGGCTTTCAAGATGATTCCAATAAAAAAGCGGAAAAAGGCAATGTTGTTCATAAAGCATTAGAATTGTTGGCAAATAAAAAGCTTTGCCTACAAAATGAAACATCTACATTTACAGATGGTGAATTAAAAGAAACTTTTTCCACAATAGATATTTCTCCAGAAAGTGCCATACTGTCTGCCTTTAATCATTATAAAAATAAAAGCATTCATGAATGGGATGACAAAGATCTAAAAGAATGTTCTAAGTGGACTTGGGATACCTTGTTGTTTAACAATGGTATGTTTTCACCTTTATCTAGAAAAATTGAGCAACCAGAGCAGTATTTTGATATAGAGATTGAAGAACCTTGGGCTAAATACGAATACTACTTAGATGATGGTACTGTTATGTCTGGAAATCTTAGAATCAAAGGAACAATGGACTTAATAACTAGAGTAGACAAAAAAACAATAGAGTACATAGACTGGAAAACAGGAGAAAGAAAAAACTGGGCAACTGGAAAAGAAAAAAACTACGATGATTTTTATAAAGACTTTCAATTAAGACTTTATCATTATGCATTAAACAAGCTTTATCCAGACGAAGAAAATATAATTATTACTATTTTTTTTAATAAAGCCGGTGGTCCTTTTACATTGTGTTTTCATAAAGAAGATATAAAAACAACAATTGAAATGATTAGGTATGAATTTGAAAAAATAAAGTCTTGCCATTTTCCATCAAGAATTATAGATTATGGTAAGGATAAGTGGAAATGTGAGAAGCTTTGTAGATTTTATAAAGAAAAATATGAAGACACAGAAAAATCAATATGTGACTTTATGAATAAAGAACTTATACAATTGGGCATGAATGTTGCGTATACTAAATATGCCAATAAAAAAACAGTTGTTTCTTATGGCGATGGTGGCGGTCAATCTAACAGGGAGAATAATGATGTCAAAAAGTAAAAAGTGGATAGAAGCTATTTTTGAAAAATCAATGCAAACATCAACTTCTACAACATTTAGTCCAGAAGAATCTCCTACAGATCAAGACTATCCAAATTATGATGAAGAAGGAAAACTAATTGTTTCAAAAGAACCAGAGTATATTTCAAAGTACAATGGCGAGAAAGTTTTAGTCTTTAAAAAAGAATTGTTAACTGAAGAATTATCGTTTCAAGGAATGTTAACTGGAGAAAAATCTTCTAAAATTAAAAATAAAATTCTTGTTCCAGAAAACTTATTCTATATAGACAGAGATATTGCAGAAAATGACTTAAACTATAAACAAGTAATTCCTTATTGTATTTTTACAAAAAACGATCAGCTATTTGTCTATCAAAGATCAAAACATGGTTCTGAAAATAGGCTTCATGATCTATGGTCTGTTGGTGTTGGTGGTCATGTTAATCCTTGCGATGGAAATAACATTGAAACAATAGGTAATGCTTGCAAAAGAGAGATAGAAGAAGAAGTTCAATTTTCAGATCCTCATTCTGTAAGATTGGTTGGTGTTATAAATGACGATTCGTCTACAGTTAACGCTGTTCATTTTGGCGTTGTTTTTCATGTTCACTTAAAAGACGGAACTTCGCTTAATCCAATTGATAAAGCTCTTGCAAATGGCGAATTCAAACATACAAAAACAACGGTAATATCAGATATAAACTGGGAAGATTGGTCAGTACATGTAATTAGGAACTACTTAAGAAATTAATTAATTGAAAAAAATTTAAGGATTGAATATGAATTGGATACCATTGCATTGTCATACCCATTATAGCCTATTAGACGGATTAAGTAAGCCAGATCTTTTAGCAAAAAGATGCAAAGAACTTGGATATACTTCATGTGCCATAACTGATCATGGAACTATATCTGGTGCTATTTCTTTTTCTAAAGCTTGTATTTCACAAGGTATAAAACCAATCATTGGTTGTGAATTTTATATTTGTAAGAATATAGCAACAGAACACAATAAAGAAAACTCAAGCTTAACTCACCTGTGTGTCATTGCTAAAAATCTAAACGGCTGGAAAAACTTAATTAATTTGTCTTCTTTAGCCAATTCCTTAGATTATTTTTATTATAAACCAAGATTAAACTTAAATGACTTTAAAGGACTGTGCAGTGATTTAATTGCATTTTCTGGTCATCCAGGAACAGATTTGGCTAATTCTTTATTTGAAGATCATAAAGAGGCTTATAAAAGAACTGATTATGATGAAATAAAAGAAATGCTCAAACCCAACTGGCTAAATGAAGCTGGAAATATTTGTGCAAAATACATTGAGATATTTGGGGTAGATAATTTTTTTGTAGAAATACAATTGTTTGATAGCTCTAACTTAGTTGCATCAAAGGTTATTGCTGAATGCCTGAGAGAACTTTGTGCAAAAACTGGTATTAAAAAAATAGCAACTCCAGATGTTCATTATGTTATGCCAGAGGATGCTCCTGATCAAAGGGTCTTATTGTGTTCTTCAATGGAAACAACTCTTAAGAATGTAAATAGCAAATTAGAAAACAACGAAGAATTTGGGCTTTCTGTATTCTTTAAGTCAAATAAATATTATCTTCCAACAATTGAAGAAATATCTAGCTTTCACGAAGAAGATGAAATAAACAACTGTTGTTTAATTGATAGCTTATGTGAAAACTATTCGCTTATAAACCAACCAGCTATACCAAACTTTGCTTGTCCAGATGGTCTTTCTCAGATCCTTTATTTGAGAAAGTTATGCAGAGATGGGTGGAATAGGCGTTTCTCTGCAATAAAGCCAAAAACAGATGAATATAAGGTATACACAGAGAGAATAAAGCACGAACTTGAAGTTATAGATACTTCTGGTTTGGCTGGATACTTTTTAATTGTGCAAGACTATTGCAATTGGGCAAAGTCTAAGGGTTGGATTATGGGTAGAGGTAGAGGTTCTGGTGCTGGCTGCATGATATCTTACCTCTTGGGTATAACAGAAGTAGACCCCATTAAACATTCTCTTATATTTGAAAGATTCTATAACGCAGGAAGAAACTCTGCTGGTCGTATAAGTTTGCCAGATATTGACTGTGACTTTCCAATTACAAAGCGTGATAAAGTAATAGAATATATAAAACAAAAGTATGGAAGCAGCAATGTTTGCCAAATGATAACATTTAGTCGTATGCAGGGTCGTGGATCATTAAAAGATGTGCTTAGAGTTCATGGTTTTTCTTTTGAAGAAAGCAACAATGTAACTAAGTACATTCCAGATGAATCCGAGATATCTGAACAACTACAAGACATGAAAGATGAAGATGGAGATTCTTCAATAATAAGGTGGGCGTTAGAGAATATTCCTGATAGATTATCTGAGTATTGTAAGATTGAAAAAGATGGCACTTACTCTGGAAGATTAGCAAAGGAATTTGCACAGGCAATAAGATTAGAAGGAACAAAAAGAAGTCAGGGCAAACATGCTGCTGGTATAGTTATTAGCAATATTCCTTTATCAGAAGTATGTCCAATGACATTTGATAAAAAGACAAAACAGATGATAGCTGGTATGGAAATGTCAGATTTAGAGTCAATTGGAATGGTTAAGTTTGATATACTTGGAGTTGCAGTTTTAGATAAAATAATGGGTTGTATAAATATTTTAAAGGGGAAACCAAATGAATGATAATTCTCTTGAAATATCTATAATAAGTAAACTGGTAGTCCAGCAAACAGCCTTGTTAGATGCTTTGTCTGATTGCTCTTCATTAAAGAAAGATCTTGTTAAACAGGCGAACAAACTATTAAAGGCAATAACAATTCAAAATGGAGGTATGTTACTTATAGATAAGGATTTTTTAGATTCAGCAGAAGATGCAGAAGTCGAACTTAAAATACAGCAAATTGATGATGGATCAATAGAACTAACTATTAAAGGAGAAGAAGACGATGAAGAGTAATACGATTATTGTTTTTGATTTTGAAACAGGATCTTTAGATACAAATACTTGTGAAGTTATTCAAATTGCTGCAAAGGCAATAAATAGAAAAACTCTTCAACCAATAGAAGGTGCAGTCTTTAATAGTCTTGTAAAACCTAGAGACTTTGGAAATTTGCAAGAAGCAGCACTAGCAGTAAACAAAAAGACAAGAGAAGAACTTCAGCTTGCACCCAATCTTGATGTTGTTTGGAGTAGGTTTATTGATTTTATATCTACTTTTGCGGTTGGTAAAAGCAATATATTAGCTCCTGTTCCAGCAGGAAAAAACATTAGATTTTTTGATATGCCGATTTTTCAAAGAGTCTGTATTGAATTAGGATATGTTCAACCAAATGCCACACAATCTTTCTTCAATAAAAGAAGCATGTTTGATTTAGATGAAATGATGTTGCTTTGGTTTGAAAATTCAGATGATATGCCTAATATGAAAATGGATACTATTAGAGATCATTTTGGAATGTCAAAGGCTAATGCTCATGATGCACTAGTTGATGTTGAGCAAACAGCAGACTTAATCACATACTTCTTAAAACTACATAGATCAATATACCCAAAAGTTAAATTTAAAGACTCATTTAAGAAATAATAATATGACAAAAACATACAAATTTTCATGTGGTTGTAGTTTTCCAATAATTGGAGATCCTTTAACCAAAGATTCTTTGCCTCTAATGGAAGTAGATCCAACTAATCTTCCTTCTTGCGATATTGCTTGGGATATATTTTCTAGAGGCGATACAAAAGGAATTTTCCAGTTAGAATCAGATCTTGGAAAACAATGGTCTAAAAAATTAAGACCAAAAACTGTTGATCATTTAACTGCTTTAGGTGCTCTTATCAGACCGGGAGCTTTGCGTTCTGTTGATGATAAGGGCGTTAGTATGACCGCACATTATTGCCGTATTGTAAACGGAGAAGAAGAGGTTTCATCCTATCATCCTATTGTTGATGATGCACTTAAATCAACTTATGGGTCACTTGTTTTTCAAGAACAGGCAATGGAACTTTCTAGAGTTATCGCTGGATTTACTTTGCAAGAAGCAGACATGCTTCGTAAGGCAATGGGAAAGAAATCATCTAGCGAAATGGCAAAATGTAAGACGATGTTTATTGAGGGTGCTAAAAAGATAGAAGTAGTCTCAGAAGATCAAGCTGAAGAAATATTTGGATGGATTGAACAGAGTCAAAAATACTCGTTTAATCGCAGTCACAGTTGCTGCTATGGCTTAATTGGATATGATACTGCTTATTTAAAGAGCCATTTTCCAGTTCAATTCTTTACTAGCTGGCTTTATTTTGCAAAAGACAAAGCAGATAGTCAGCTTGAAATATCTGAACTAATTGAAGATGCAAAAAAATTCAATATAGCTGTCTATTCTCCAGACATAATGATGCTAAATAGCAACTTTTACACTGACGGAATATCAATTTGGTTTGGTATTACTGATGTAAAAGGAATTGGGCAATCTCAATTTGAAAAAATCAAACTAGCTATAAATAATTACGGCAAAAGTATAGATTCTTGGGAAGAATTTGTTGTTAAATGTTCTGATGAAATGCCAAAATCAAGTATTGAAAAACTAATTGCTGTTAACGCTCTAAGAAAATTTGGCAGCAAAAGGAAGGTTCTTCTTGCTGAATTTAATGCTTGGTCTGAATTAACAGACAAAGAAAAGGAGTGGATAAAAGCTAATGTTGAAATCACTAATATACCAGATATGATTTTAAACTCAGCAAAGACAAAAAAAGAAGGTGGCTGTTGTTCTTCAGTCAAAAGAGTTGAGGTTTTAAAAAGCATTGCTTCTATGATTAAAAATCCCCCTTCTCCTTTAATAGATATTCCAAGTTGGGTTTGTTGGATTGAAAAGGATTCTTTAGGAATTTCTTTAACATATAATGCTACAGACTCTTGCGACACAAGTAGTTCTAACACTACATGCAAAGAATACTTAGATGGAAAGAGTGGCTATATGGTCTTTGGTGTTGAAATAAGAAGGTCTAAAGAAGTGCTTACAAAGGCTGGAAAAACACCAGGATCTAGAATGGCATTTTTATCAATATCTGATGCTACTGGAAAAATAGATGATGTCATTTGTTTTCCAAACTCGTACAAAGATTTTGCTTCTTTGTTAAAAGAGGGTAATACAGTCTTGATTCAAGGTGAACGAGACAAAAAAAGTGACTCTCTTTTAGTTAAAACTGTTGTTCAAATTTAGGAGATAGAAATGAATATTTGTTCTTTCCTTGGTAAGCTAACTAGAGAACCAGAACTTATAAAATTAAACAATGGAAAATCTGTTGTTAACTTTTGTATTTCGGTTAGAAATCCATCTAAGAATCAAGAAAAACCAGAAATGACTTTTATTGATTGTGTTGCTTGGGAAAAAACTGCTGATTTGATTGGGAAGTATTTTAAAAAAGGTTCTAGAATTTTAGTGCATACTTCTGCTAAAACAGAAAGTTGGGTAGATAAAGAAAATGGAAAAAACAGGCATAAAATTAAATTTATAGTTCAAAAATTTTGGTATGTAGATCAGAAAGCAAACGATGAAGAAGAACAACATTCAGAAGTATTTGCAGAAGAAGAAGATTTCGGTAATCAAATACTATAGGAATTAAAATGTCAAAAAAACGAATACTCCTGTGTGGTGAAGCAACTTTTATAAACTCTGGATATGCCAATTATGGTTGCCAGATTATGAACAGGCTTTATCAAACAGGAGAATTTGAATTGGCAGAGATAGCGTGTTTTGGTAAAGATCATCCGTCAGTTCCAAAACCACCTTGGAAAATATATTATCCAGAAGAAAATAAAACTAGCGGAAGATTTGGCTCTTCAATCTTTGAAGATGTTCTTTTAGAATTTAAACCAGATGTAGTATGGTCTTTCAGAGATCCTTGGATTGATGATTTTATTGGAGATTCTCCCTACAAGAGACATTTCCATTGGGCCTATATGCCAACTATTGATTCGATTCCATTAGATTCAGAATGGATATATACTTTAACTAAGGCAGATTCTATATTTACATACTCAGATTGGGCTTTAGACATACTCAAAGAAAATTATCCAAATTTAAATTTAATTTCTTCTGCTTCTCCAGCAGCAGATGAAGTTTTTACTATGATTAAAGACAAAAAGGAATTTAAAAAATCTCATGGATTAGATCCAGATTGTTTAATAATCGGTTCTGTTATGAGAAATCAAAAAAGAAAACTAATTCCAGATCTTTTTGATGCATTTGAAATGTTGTTGAATCAAGCACCAAAAGAGATATCTTCAAAATTATTTCTATATATGCACACTACTTATCCAGATGTTGGTTGGGATATACCAAAATTAATAGCTGAAAGACCCAAAATATCAAAAAAACTGTTGTTTACTTATAGTTGTAGGGGCTGTTTTAACATATCAATATCAAATTTTAATGGTGCAATTATAGAATGCAATTATTGTAAAAAAATATCTTCTTTGTTTCCAAACACAAGTTCTGGTGCAAAAAGAGACTCTATGGCAATGGTGTATAATTTAATGGATCTATATGTTCAATATTCTTGTGCAGAAGGATTTGGGATGCCATTAGTAGAAGCAGCTTCTTGTGGGGTTCCTATTTGTGCTACAGACTATAGTGCTATGTACGATATAGTTAGAAAACTAGATGGTTTTCCAATAAAAGTACAAAGAATGCATTATGAAGTTGAAACACATAGAAAGTTTGCACTTCCAGATAATCAAAATTTTGTAGATATTTGTATTAAATATTTTAAACAACCAGAATCAGTAAGAAAGTTCAAGTCTAATAAAACACTAAATTTGACAAAAGAAAAGTATAGCTATGATGCTGTTTCAGAAAAGTTAAAAAACCACTTTTTATCTGTACCAAGTTCTAATACATGGAATGAACCCAAAAAATATATGAGCATACCTTCAGAAATATCTTTTGATAATAATGTAGAATTTTTAAAGCAATTGTTAAAGTGTTTTAATGATGATTTTTCTCTTTTATTTTCAAGGTTTTTAAAAAGAATAAATTACAATATGTCTTCTAAGGAAGATATATATAAAGAAGTAGAAAAAATAATATCTAAATATAACCACTATGAATCTATAAGGAACTAAAATGAAAGTTCTTTACATAGGAAATTACAGAGATGGAACTGGATACGGTCAAGCTGCTGAAGATTATATATTATCTTTAGATTCAGTTGGCGTAAATGTTGTTTGTAGACCATTAAAGTTCAACACATTAAATCATACTCCACACAAAAGAGTTGAAGAATTAGAAAAAAGGTCGGCAGATAATTGCGATGTTGTTATTCAACATACTCTTCCAATTCATATGCAATATGATTCAAATTTTAATTTAAACATAGCACTTTTTGCTTATGAAACATCTTCGTTTAGAATGTCTGGATGGCAAAATCATTTAAATAACATGGATTGTTGTATTGTTATAAATAATCAAATGATTGAATCATGCAGAAATAGTGGGGTAAAAGTTCCGATATATGTTGTTCCTCATGCTAGAGATTTTTCTGTTTACACTCAAAAATTTGATAAACTAAAACAGATAGAGGACAATACTTTTAAAAAAGATTTTATTTTTTACACTATAGGCGAACAAAAAAGAAGAAAAAACTTATCAGCGTTGTTAAAGGCGTATTTTTTAGAGTTTTCAAGAGATGAAAATGTTTGTTTAATAGTAAAAACAAATCATGATGATAAAGAAGACTTTACTAAATATTGTAATTCTATTTCATCTGGACTTAATGTAAAAAGACTCCCTAGAGTATTTTGCATAAAAGAAAGATTGTCAAATAACGCAATATACAAACTACACAATTCATGCGATGCTTTTGTACAAGCATCTTATGGTGAAGCTTGGAGTATACCAGCATTTGATGCAATGGGTTTTGGAAAGACACCTATTGTAACCAATTGTTCTGGCTACAAAGACTATTTGAATGACAATGTTGGTTGGTTGGTTGATTGCCATAAAGAATTTGTTTTTGGTCAAGAAAGGATTTTTGATGGCATCTACGATGGATCTGAATATTGGTGGTCAATTGATATTCATGACTTAAGAAGGAAGATGAGAGATTGTTATTCAATGGAGGATGTTAGAAAGTCTAAGGCTACTTCTGCTTTAGATCGTGCCTACGAATTCTCCCACGAAAAAGTGGGGTTAAATTTTTTAAAGGTGATTAAACATGCCTCCAAAAAAGAAAAAACAAACTTGGGTAGACATTGCAAACTATAAAGAAGAACCTACAGAGGTTTCTTGGAAGGAAGAAAGGGATAAATCAGTTGAAGAAGAAAAAACGAATCAAATAAAAGGTAAAACAAAAAATCAAGATATCTATATAGAAGCAATTGAAAAGCACACACTTACAATATGTTCTGGTCCTGCTGGTGCAGGGAAAACATTTATAGCTTGTGGTGTTGCTGCTGGACTATTGATGCAGAAAAAAATAGAAAAAATTATTATAGCTAGACCACTAATTGAATGCGGACAAAAGATTGGTGCTTTTCCAGGCGATCTTAAGGAAAAGACTGAGCCTTTTATGGTTGCCATGCTTGAAGCAATTGGTAATTTTGTCACAAAAACAAAAATGAAAGCAATCAGAAATGATCAGATATTAGAAATATGCCCTCTTGAATTAATGAGGGGAAGAACATTTCATGATTCTATGATTATTTTAGATGAAGCACAAAATGCCACAAGAAGACAATTAAAAATGTTTCTAACTAGATTTGGTCAAAATGCAAAAGTTATTGTTTGTGGTGATCATACACAAACAGACTTGCCTCATTACGAAGGAAACACTATGGGGTGGATTTTAGAAAAACTTAATCATAAAGATATTGCTAAAGTGTTCCTTACTGGCGATGATATACAAAGGCATGGGCTTATTAAATATATCGTTGAGCAGTTAGGGGAATAGATGCATCCTGCATTAAGTAATATAGTAAGGTCATCCACTAGAAAAAGTGGAGATAGACTTAAGATACTTACATTTTCAACGCATGAAAGATATCAGTCTAATATGGCTGATATCAATGCTGATTTTTGGGTTATAAACAATCCAAAGATTAAAACTTGGAATTCTCAATATGCAGAAGTACCAAAAAATCACAAGTTATTAAATAATATAGAAAAAATATCTGATATTCCAAATTATCTTGTTTTCGATGCTATTTTAAGTCATGAAAAATTTATGCAATTTGATATAGCTTTGACTATATCTAAACATTTACACATACCATTAATATGCCTAGAACATGTGTGCATGACAAAAACAAGAACTGCATTAAAGAAAAAATTTGGTAATACAAACATATTTATTTCTGAATATTCTGTAAAATCTTGGGATTTTAAAGAAGAACATGAAGTTATCAATCATGGGGTTGACACTAAGGTTTTTAACAATAAGAAAATAAAAAGAGAAAACAATATTCTAAGTGTTGTTAACGATTGGAAAAATAGAGATTATGAATGTGGATTTACATTATGGCAAAGCATAACAAAAGATATGCCAGTAGTTGTAATCGGTAGCAATCCAGAACTTTCTGAACCAGCTAAAGACATTGATGATTTAGTTAATAGTTATAATAGATCTAGTATATTTTTAAACACATCAATATTTAGCCCATTGCCAACCACTTTAATAGAAGCTATGGCATGTGGTTGCTGTGTTATTACTACTGCAAATGGTATGTGTCCAGAAATAATTAAAAATGGCGTAAATGGATTTATTTCAAATGATGAAAATGAACTTAGATCTTTTTTGAATAATTGTTTGGAAGATCCTTCTTTATGCAGAAAAATGGGTGAAGAAGCAAGAAAGACAATACTTCAAAATTTTTCTTTAGAATCTTTTACAAACAGATGGAATGAAGTTTTACAGAAGGCAGTAACCAAAAACTGGTGGGAATTATGAAAATAAATATAGGAATACCATTCTTTAAAGAAGATGTTGAGGACAGTGAGTTTACATATATAAGCCCATTTCCAACATCGTCTGAAAGTGTTTTATATTGTCATTATCAAGATTTAAGTAAAATTGCAGATGATGGTGAATTAGATGCTATTTCCTGCAAAAGAGTTTTAAATTTTATAAGTCATTTAGAAATAAAAGACACTATTAAGCATTGGTGCAAAAAATTAAAACATGAAGGAAGGTTGTTTCTTTTTTTTGAAGATATTATTGAATTATGTAGATTAATAACAATTGGAACTATTAAAGAAGAAGATATTTCAAAACATATATATGGCGGTCAAGAAGAAGGTTGGAACTTTAAAAAATCTGGATTTACAATACCTTTTATAAAAAATATACTTGTAGAAAATGGTATGATAATAGAGAATGTCAAACTTGACTCGTTTTATTGCTATATAGAATCAAGGAGAAAATAATGCTAGGAACTGTTCACACATCATGTAAAGATTGTATTTTTGCTATTTATTCTGATAAAACTCAAACAGACTGCTCTTTTGATAAAATAAAAAAGCTCAAAGAAAATGGTGTTGCAGTAGATGAATCATTTGATGATGAAAAGGAATTTTTTGTAATCAACAATCATGCTTGTATGACATACAGACCAACATCTTTTTTAGAAGGAAAAACATTTGAAGAAGCAAAAGAAAGTGCTAGAGAAAGATGTTCAGTTAGAGTCGGCTGTTTAGTTATGATAAAAGAGGATCAAGCAAATTTAATTAGAATTATAGATAGTATTTGTAACCAGACCAAACAATTTAGTGAAGTAATTTTCTGTGCTAATCCAGAAGTTCAGCCATCAAAAATAATGAAGATTCTTAATGATAAAAAAGTAACATTTAAATGGTCTATTAGACATATAGTTGATGGTGAATATGTCGGAGATGTTTCTATGAATGTAGCAATGCAAAAAACAAATTGCATATACATGTCTGTTTTTACTTCTGATTTTATTGTGCCAAATAAATTTGTAGAACAAATTGACATTGCTTTAAATGACAACATGCAAAGATTTTTGTTGTTAGAGCCGATTGATTCTGAAAATAACGGACTTACCTTTCAGTCATTTATATTTAATGCATTGCGTGGAAATGAACAAGCTGTTGTTGATGACAATTCTGAAAAACCAGCAAATAGCATTATTGAAAAAATAAAGTATGTAGCAACAACACAGAACCTTACTTCCATGATTAAAAAGTGTGAAGACATATGTCCATGCATAGTAAACAGCCAAGAGTAACTGTAGTTGTACCAAATTACAATTATGGTCATTGGATAGAAAGCTGTCTAGACAGTGTAGCTAATGATCCGTATGACAGTAAAAGCATTGTCGTTGTTGATGATGGATCTACAGATAATTCAGCACAAAATGTATATAATTTAATAACTAATCCAAAACCATTTTCAGAAAATAAAATTGATGGAGTAATTGGAACATATAAAGATTATAATTTTCAAATAAAATTAATTGCTGCAAATACATCTAGAGGTCCATCAGCAGCCAGAAACATTGGAATAAAGTCTTGTTTTGATGAAACAGACTTTTTTTCATTTATTGATTCAGATGACATGCACATTTCTGGAAAAATAAAAAAAACAGTTAAGAAAATGATTGAACATCAAGGCTATGTTGGCGTTGTATATTGTGACTATGAAAATTTATCTGTGGATAAAAATAGAGTGCATCAACAATACAAAGAACCATTCTGCTCAGAAAGATTGCTTTCAGAGTGTATAATCCCGCCACATAGTTTGGTTGCCAAATATGCAATTGAAGACTCTGGTCTTTTCGATGAAGAAATGCGTGTAGCAGAAGATTATGATTGGTGGATAAGAATATCTAAAAAATTCGTTTGTTATCACATACCAGAAAAATATGTAATTATGAGAACAGGAAAATACAATTCTTCTAATACAGTAGATAAAAATATATGGACTAAAAATTGGGCAAGAATAAGAGACAAAATAAGTAATGGCTCATAAACTTGGCGTTGTTATATTAGCTGCTGGCCTTGGCAAAAGAATGAAGGCATATGGTCCTAAGTCGGCTATTGGTATATCGTCAGATCAAACAGTTATAGGTAGACAAATAAGTATAATTCAATCGTGTTTTCCAAAATACGAAATAACTGTAATAGTAGGTTTTCAAAAAGATAAAGTTTTAGAAAAAATGCCTTCTTTAATTTCATACATAGAAAATAAAAATTACGAATCTACCAACACATCAATGTCTGTTAATTTAGCCTTAAGCAGAAACAACTATTCAAAACTTTTAATAATTTATGGCGATCTTGTTTTTACAGACGATATCTTTAAAGAAACACCTAAAAATAGTTCTTGGGTTGCTATAGATAATGAAAAAAATCAAAGATCTATGGAAGTTGGCGTAAATGTGGTTGATAACAATGTAGTTCATTTTTCCTATGGTATAAGTCCAAAGTGGGGGCATATAGCTATGCTCACCGGAAATGAGCTACTTCTTTATAAAAAAATAACAAATAATGAAAGATCACATAAGAAATTTTGTTTTGAAATTTTTAATGAAATAATAGATCATTCTGGTATATTCAAAGCTCACAGGAACAACAACTGGAAAATGGTTGAAATAGATACTTCCAAAGATATAGATAGAGCAAAGAAACTAGTGAAAAGAGGCTAAGATGAATATTCTTTGTGTTCATGGAGAACAATTAAACATAGAAGAATTCTCAGGTTGGGGCAAAGCATTTATATCTTGTGGACATGAATTTCTATTTTTTAAGCAAAAAGAAAAATCAATCTTAGATGCTTTTTATGAAAAAAAACCAGATTTATTTATTACATGTGAATCAGCATTTGATAGAGCTACAAAAAAAGCAATAAATCTTTATCCAAAATGTAAAGTCGTTATATTTTATAAGAACACTTCTTTTTTAGAAAATAAAAATTTTCATGATAATGTTTATTGTTTTAATAATTTTGACCCATCTGTAGATATCTATCCTTTGCTCAAAGGAAAATTAAAATCAAACTTAATTTCTGATATTAATTATGTTGGTGAATACATAGATGATAATGACAATGTTATTTTAAACACCTTATCTGAAAATGGCTTTATTGTTAAGGTATGGGGAGATAAGAAGTGGCCGTATAGACAGTATTTAGGAAAGGCAAAGGAAAATCTAGTTAAAGATATTATAATGTCTTGTTCCTTATCTGTTTCTTCTGATTTATTTTCTGGCGAAATTTGGCCTTTAAAGGTGTTCGCATCTGGAAAACCATGTATACTGTATAGATCGGCTAAGACGAAAGACTTAATAAGTGCAGATAATTTTAATTATGAAGACGAAGAATCTTTTTTTAAAGCAATTATTGACTTGCTTCAAAATCCAGATTCGTTAAATGATGAAGTAGAAAGAATAAATAAAGATGTAAGGAACAATCATACATCGCATAATAGAGTAGCAAAACTTTTTAATCTATTGGGTATGGAACAGGAGTCAACTAAATGTCTACTAGAACTAAAGAAAATTCTAGAGAAGTATTAAGTGTAAATTTAGGTTTTGTCAAATCTTCAGATCATCTTAGAAAATGCTTGTGGTGGATAACTAGAGATTTTACCAATACCACTTTAAAAGTAGTTATAGCAATAGAGGACAATGAAACATCTAATAATATAATTGATGTTTTAAAAGCATGTTCAGTAAGATGCTCTTGGACTATTATTAAAACTAAACCAGAACATTTGATGGAAACATACAATTTAAAAACATATCAACAATCAAAAAGTCTAGCCTATAAAGTATGCGATAAATTTTGTACAAATAAAAAAATAGTTGCAAGCCCTCAAATTATTTATGGTGACAACTGCTTTAAAGAATTTGCAGACCAAATAAATAATCATTTTGTAAACACAATGAATTGTTATTCAATGCCACTATATGTTCAAGCTGGACTTACAGATGCATCTTCTAATTTTTCAAGCTTTTTAATGAAAGAGTGTTTTAAGTTTCCAATATATAGCTTTGAATATCCAGCAAAGATAGCTGACTATACAGTTAAGTCATTTTATGATACTGAAGACAACAAAGAAGTTAAGTTTTTAAATTTGAATTGTTTCTTTTTAGAAACAAATGATTCGTGTCCACAAATAGATGTAGAGTTTAATCAATCCACAATAGATCAAAGCAATATTATGGAGTGGTTATGTTAGCATTTAGAATTCCAAGACCAATAACTATAATTGGTGATCATACCAATAAAGTAATTAGTTTTGCATCATGTAATTTTTGGACATCTGTTAACTTTAATACAATAATTGAAACACAAGCTCTATGTGATGCAACATTAAAAGTATTAAATTATGTATATATGAATAATCATTTTGAAAAAAATATAATTATAAAAGATCTTTACCCTAATGATGACTTTGCTAAAATTCAATCTGCTGTATTTGGTGGATTGAACTATTTAACAATTTCAGATCATCTTTGGTTTTCAATAAAGCTTAATTATGAAAAAGAATTTTTTGATCATATTATGCTTTATGAAATAAATAAAGATTTTTTTCAATACGATAATTCTATAGCTAAATCATTTCATAAAATGGACAATCTTGAAAAGATGGTTGGGGATTTTTATGGTGCATATCAAGAAAAAAATTGGGTGTTTTTAGGTCAATTAATAAACTCGTACTGGAAAATAAAAAGAGATGTTGATCCAGCATCTAAGAATTCATACATAGAAAAACTTTATTCTGATTGTAGGCTTAATGGTGCAATAGGTGGCAAAATGGATGGTTCTTTAATGTTGTTATTCGTAAAACCAGAAAATCAAGATTCGATAAAGTCAATAATGAAAGACCATGTTCAAATAAATAGCAGTCTAGATTTAAATGGCATAATCCATGAGGAACTATTCAGTGGAAATAGCAATTGTTGTAAATAAAATAAGGTTTAGTCAGCTTTCATATCTTTTGACTAAACAGTCACATGATAATGATTTAGTTGTATTTTCTCAAAATGACTACACTATTAATGCAAACAATGGATTCTCTATCTTTATGATGTATGATTTTTGGAATTATAAAGGCAAGAACATTGTTGCTACAGATATAGATTCATGCAAACTTATATTAAAAAATCCATCTGTAAAAAGCTTTTATTTTTATGTTTGGGATTTAGAATGGATGAGATTGCAATCTTTTGATTATGAAGACATTCAGCAAATATATGGAAACAGTAAAATTAAATTGGTTGCTAGAAGTAATAGACATGCATTAGCTATTGAAGAGGCGTGGAATAAAAAATGTTTGGTGGTTGAAGACTTTAAATTAAGCGAAATATTTAGGAGTGATAAAAATGAACCAGTTAACGCATGAATACTTAATTGAGCATTATGTACAACAAGTTAAATCTACATATCAAATAGCAGAAGAATTTGGTACATATCCCAATAAAGTTAGAAGGGCTTTAGTAGAATTTGGCATACCACTTAGGGATAAATCTCAAGCACAAGAAAAAGCTATAGAAACTGGTAGGTGTAAACACCCCACAAAAGGCAAGAAAACATCAGAAGCTACAAAGAATAAGATAAGTGACTCTATTGCTAATGTATGGCAAGAAATGGGAGAGGATGAAAAAAAAAGAAGGGCTGAAATGTCTAGACAGCAATGGGAAGCTAAGTCTGTGCAAAAAGTAGAAGAAATGCAAAAGGCAGCAGCAATATCAGTTAGGGCAGCAGCAGTATATGGATCTAAACTAGAAAAGTTCTTGATTACTGGACTGAAAAAAGAAGGTTTTAAAGCAGATTTTCACAAAGAATTTTGGGCTATTGACAGAAAACAACATATAGATATATTTATTTCTGACCTTAATTTGGCAATAGAAATAGATGGGCCAAGTCATTTTAGGTCTATTTGGGGTGAGGATATACATAAAAAACAAGTGGCTAGTGATAATAAAAAAACTGGATTTATAATAAATGCTGGAATGAAAATGATTCGTGTAAAAAACATAGATGGAAATAGTTCTGGATTTTATATGAGAACGATCTTGAAAAAACTTTTGCATACAATAGACTTAGTTAAGAATGGTACGAAGGAATGTTTTTTTGAACTGGAGTAATTAATGTTAGATGAAGAAGAGAATGAAATTCCTCTTAGAACTAGTAGAGATTGGAATGAGTATGTCCTATCTCATTTTGGTCCAGATGAACTAGCTGATGGAAATCCAACAGTAGATGGTTTAAGGAGAGTTACAGAACTACTTCTTGGGCCAATTATTGATGGAAATGCCAAAGTTGTACAATCACCAACACCTCAAAATGATAATAGATGTGTTGTTGAATATGAAGTTACAGTTCGTATTGGAGAAGAGGTAGTATCGCAACAAAGTGTAGCTGATTGCTATCCTGGCAATTGTGACCACCGATTTGCTGTCTATTCTTCTGCAATAGCTGAAACTAGGGCTGAAGGTCGAGCATTGAGGAAGCTGCTTAAATTACGCAAAGTAATCGCTGCTGAAGAGGCAGGGCTAGTTCCTCTTGAAGAAACTGGGGTTAATGGTAAAATAACTCCTACGCAGATGAATTTCATAGAAACTCTCTGCCAAAGAAATGATATCAATGTGCCAGCTTATTTGGGTGCAGCAAAGGATTTTAACTTTAATGGAAAGCTTGAAGAAATTCCATACAAGTCAGCAGTTGCTGTAATATCACATTTGTCTGAAATGCAAAGAAATCAAGCGTCTATTAATGTTAAGTTCAAGGGCTATAACTCTAACTGGAGGAAGTAATTATGAAGGCTATTATCCCAACAAAGTTTTGCACAATTGAAATTGATTGTGACTCTGTTAAAGATGTGTTTAGAGAAGTAGGAGGCATTTCCGAAATCTTTAATGAAGAAAAGTGTGGGTTGTGTGGCAATACCGCAATTATGCCAAAAACACGATCCGTAGAGAAAAACAAGAAAGTCTACGAATATTTTGAGATGGGTTGCACTAACTCAAAATGTAGGGCAAGATTGTCTTATGGGCAGCGACAAGATGGTGGTGGGATTTTCCCAGTACGCAAGCTTGATGCTAATGGCAAGCCTGATCGTGAAGCTGGTTCTTATGGACCACATAATGGTTGGAGCAAATACCGAGGCGAAAACAAAGATGAGTGATGTTGGTATTGATGTTAGCTCTTTAAAGACTGAAGAGCTTAAAAAAGAACTCCTTTGGCTAGACGGATATGATACCGAATGGTCAAAGGAGATTTCTAAATTAATTAAAGAAGAACTTAAACTTAGAGATACTCAAGTTCAACCCACATAGCATATTGGGTTTTTGAACCAATTGAATCTGGAGATGCAGATAAAGCAAGAAACCAATCGTGCCTGTCTGCCGTTGTTCCACTTCCGTTTGGACTTAAGCCTGACATTCCAGGCGAATTAGCTAATGATACAATTGATCCAGATCCTGCTGGCGTTTGCCAAGAAGCAGATCCAGAACCATCTGAAACATTAGTTAAGGTTGGATGAATAATTTCTGCAACTTTAGTAGTAACACCACTAGCTGCATTGTTAATGTTTGATCTGTCGTAGATCCTTAACTTTACATTCTGTGTGGCTACTGGGCTAGTATGGGTAAAACGCACATTTAAACTGGCTTGAGCATTGGTTATTGCTTGAAGATTTAAACCGCTTGGAGATCCAATTCCATTAACTATGCCAGAACTTGGATGAGAATATTTAATATTATTTAGTGCAGCACCAGCAATAGTGCCATTACTGTTAGTTATATAGGTAGAATCTTGATACGCACCTACAGAAACAGATGATCCAAATCCAGAGCTTCCAAAAAAGCCCACGCCACTTGAACCTATGTCGTTTCCTGCTGAATAAAAAGCAAATGTAGCCATGATTTTTCTCCTTAGATATAGTTATATACACCGCAATTCACTTTTTTCATCTTACATACTAGCATTAAGGGGGTGAATATAGATAGGCTGTTTGCCCTCTACATGATTCGTCTGCATAACAATTACCATAACAATAACTGCTACCACAATTGGCCTCAGTAGATGAAACACTATTAATAAATATCAAAAAGCCATCTCCATCACAGGTATATTGAGTACATGTTCCCATGCTAGGATTTGTCGTACTGGTCGGTGTTTCTGTCGTACTGGTCGGTGTTTCTGTCGTACTAGTCGATGTACTGGTACTCGTAGTGGTCGGTGTTTCTGTCGTACTAGTCGATGTACTGGTACTTGTCGAAGTCGAAGTGCTTGTTGATGTACTGGTACTCGTAGAGGTAGAGGTCGATGTCGATGTACTAGTTCCTTCTACACATGGAGCTAATGAGTATTGATATTGTTCAACTGGAAAGCCAGATGGTGCTGGACCACATACACATGGTGGCATACAACCAGAATTAAATAATGTCCATTCAACACCCAACATTCCAGACCAATATGTACATTGTAATGACATGCAATTTGGCGAAGGTGTTGTAGTTGCATTGATTCCAGAACATGGGATATCTGCATATAGAGCTTCTGGATTACCCATATAATTTGGCATATCTGAACATGTACATGGCGGTGGACAACTATTATTAAATATAACCCATTCATAACCCATGCTTTGATTTCCAACGGCTCGCCATCTACAAGAGTAAAGACTACAATAAATTGGATTAGATGTTGTATTTGTTGTGCTTGTAGAGGTACTTGTACTAGTACTCGTAGAGGTAGAGGTAGTACTTGTTCCCTCACACTCTTCTCTAGAACTGCCACATGGCAGACATTCACAATTTGGACCTGTTGGTGCTAATCCACCACCGCAGCAACAGCAATTAGTTCCACATCTAGTTCCAGTTTCATCAGGGCAACACGGAGGTGAAGCACATGGATTATGAGTTGTCGTTGTAGTCGTTGAACAATTTACATTATAGGATTCTAAAACGCTAGAACATGATACACATGCATTTGGACCCCTAAATGTATCTACTATTGTTTCTCCTGCTCCAGCATTTTGGCTGCACTTATAGCATGGTGGGCATGTTGTAGTAGCAGGGCTTGGGCTTGGAGTTAAGGATATTGGACATGGGCTATCAGAAAAATAATAGGGCATTGCACCATTACAAGTTGAATTTTCATCATAACAATGAGTGTAACAATAATCAATCGGGGTTCCTAAAGGACAATTAATATAATTTCCAGTAGGATTTAACATTCCACTTGAATCACAATAGTATTGATAACAACACCCACTATAAGTTGTACTTGTTGGTGTTATAGACCCACAATATTTAATTAAATAACAGTAGTCATAACACCCAGGTATGTATTGATTTAGCATTTCCGCATCTGCTAAACACAAAGCATATCTATCTGGACCACTATATGAACCATTAGCAGAAAATTGACATTCCCAACAATCTGGATTTTGAAATAATTCTACCTTACAGTTTACATTGTATGCAGGTCTAGCTGACTCACAAAGTTGTTGTGTATCAAATTCTGCCACTCTATTTTCGCAATTTCTAGAGCAAACAAAGCAATCTGGAGTGTTTTCAATTAAACACCATTTATCTAAACAACAGTCGCATGTTTCTGCCATTATTAATTAACCTTAATCTATATGTGCAAATGTTAATTTTAACAATTAGGATGTTGCCTCATTTCCCGTACAAAATTACAATTTCCTTGATCGCTAAAGGTTTGAACAACATTTCCTCTAGTTTGACTACATGCATAGCATGGGCGATAAGAAGCTAATGGATCAGAAACATCATTTAAATACCAAGGACTTTGTGTTGTTGTTACTGTTGTACTACCACATGGCACATTAATAGTAATTTTATCAACAGTTATAGATCCATCTGAACCACAAGTTACACCAGAAACAACTTCTATAGATTCTGTGCATGGTTCTGGTGTTGGTGGCGGTGGTTCTGGCGGTGGGGGTGGTGCAGTGCTAGTGGTAGTAGTAGTTGTGCCTTGACCTTCAACATACCAATTTCCATCATATACAGAGTATTTGGCAATGACAGGAGATCCTTGCGGTATTTCTTTTCCTATGTTCTTTACTGGTACAGACATTACAGCAGTTGGCGAACCACCCGAAGATGTTTGCAATGCAACATTTCCAGTTGGGAAATTTGAACCAAGTAGTAAGTCGTATGCAGCAATAGGAGAAGTTGCTTGCCCAAGAAATATATCGTGCGAAGTCCATAAACTTCTTGCACTATCCCACATTAAATCTACTGGTCCAGCAAATCCTGCTGCTGTACTATAAGCGTTTTGATTTGGAACAATTTGTTTTGTAAATAAATCTGTTCCCCAACCACTAACCATTATTGGTCCACGAAGACCAATCGGTTGTCCACCAAGAATTCCGTTTTGCCCCCCTATAGCATCATATGTAGCCCATGATCCACCAGCAGAAACCATGTTTGCTATATATGATCCAGTTTTAAAAGGGTTATATGTAAACGATGTTGGTATATTTGCATCTGATTGTGTGAGTGCTCCAACAGGTGTTGCTGTACTTGAAGATAACATTCCGCTATAAAAATTATTGAATGGAGAAAATAAACCATCTAGAGATACGCCACCTTTATTAAAATATTTTCCACTTTGAGAATGAATTGCAGCGTTTGTTTCTCTGTTACTTAAAGTAGCACCAATTATTTTTGTTGGTCCATATCTACCAGCTATTTGTGCCATAATAATATTTGTATGTGGCGTATTTCTATCGTTCCTTCTTCCTAAGTAGTCTAAAAAGAATGATGATATTGCAAATCCAGCCCTTCTTCTATTTACAGCTTGAATTTTTTTAAGTGATTCATTATATAATGCCAAAAGATTTTTTCTGTCAGAGTAAGCTTTTATGGCTGTTTTTTTAAGTCTTTCATTTAAGTATCTTGATGGTAGACCAAATTTTGGTGTGAATGTTCTAAATGAATATTGTGTAGTTACTCCAGAAGATCCATAGGTACACGATAAAGATGTTAGTATTGGTCCATTTGCAACAATTTCATCGCCCAAACTATGTTCTGGTAATCCAACCTTAGTCAATGTTCCTGTTTCCATATATGGTATTGGAACAATGTCTTTTAATTTTCCTGATGCAGCAGTCTCTAAAATAGATGAAGAATTAAATGTCCAAGGAACTAAAGAATCATCTTTTTGAACAACTGTTTTTCCACCAACAGTATTTCCAAAATACCAAGGACCATAAAAATCATTTCTAGTTGATTTAAAATTGACTAATACTCCACTTGGAGATATTGGCAAAAGACCAGTTTTTAGTGTCATAGACTGACCTAAAACACTATTCTTGTCTCTTATTCCAAAAAAACAATTTGTTAAATTAAAATAACCAACTTCATTAACAATTAATTCATCAAATATAGTTACAGCATTTGTTGTTGTTATTGATACATGTTCTTGATTATCTATTAGTGCATATTCTGAATTTACAGAACACTTTACCCACAAAATATCATCAACTAAAAATGTTTCTTCACTGTTTTCAAAAATAAAATTACCAGAATTTTTTTTAAATGTCATATAATTATTTGTTTTGCCATTTGCATCTAAAATGTTTCCATATATGTACTCCTTTGGAGTGTTAGATCCAATAATTGCATCTAATAATGCTGGTTCTGTCCAACCTGTGTCAGTAGGAACAATGTTGTATATTCTTTTTGGTGTTTCAGTTACTGATGCTGATTTTAAATTAACTCCAAGTTGACTTCCAGCACCCATAGAACCACCTGGAAATGGTACTGGTGCGTTAAAAGAAGAATATGGCAAAGCAAAACTTGTTATTTCTGCTCCTGCTGATGTATAATATGTAAGTCTATCTCCATTATATTTATATGTGGTTGGTCCAGAAAACAATTGATTATATTGTGTCTTACTTAATGTGCTTGTATTTAAAGATGACTTAGATGTTCTTGCAGCACCTGTTGATGGTTCAATCCAAACATATGAAATGCCAAGACTTATACTATAGTCTGTAGATACAGAAGGAGTTAAAGCGTCTTCATCTGTATACCATTCTAGTTTTTGTTTTCCTGCTAAAAGACCATCTGTTTTTGATGTTGGATCTGATGCATTTATATTATAATCGCTAGTTAATGCTCCATTATAATTTACTGGCAACATAAAAGATTTGCCTAAATATGCTTCTAAAGATTGCTTCAAATAAGAAAAAACTCTTGTTCCTCTTATTACGCCAACATCATTTTCTTTTTCTCCAAAAATTCTTGTGACAGGATATTCATCTGATCCACCAAAGTGCATAAAGTTTGCAACTTGAGCTATAAAAAGTCTAGGTGGTTTTAAAAATATTTGTTGGTAATAATCGCTTACTCCTTGATCTTGTCTTATTTCTAAGTACAACTCCCAAAGATCTTGTTGTCCACCCAATATTATTGCTACTTGAGCTATATCCAAAGTAATAAATAAACCGCCATCTGAAGAAATTATATCTTCAATTCCTTTTATCGGAAAACAAAAATATCCTGGTGCTGCTGCATGAGATTTTTTTTCAAAATCAATAAAACTTAAACTAGCACCCAAATAAGGGCATGAATATGTTGTATATGGAACATACTTAGTTGAAACCCAATATGGCGTTCCTTCAATATCATATCCTAAAAATTGTTTTATTCTATCGTCTAATGAGCAATTAAATCCAAAGGTATGTTCTTTTTGTCCACCCCATAACATAAAGTTAGAATCTATATTATTTGTTGATTCAACTCCAGCATCCCAAGATATAACATCTTTATTTTTAGCAAGATCTTTAATCACATCATTAACTTTTTGATTGGCTGGATTATTTGCCAAACTTGTAGTTTTTATAGTAAAAACTTTTAATATAGGATCAAGTTCAATTCTATAAAGTAATCCTAAGTCATCACAAACTTTTGATATTAAATCCATCAAATTTATATTTGGAACATCAACCCTATAATACTTTGGTAGTTGTGAAGCAAAATCTAATTTAATTGAGTATGCGTTCCCTGCTGAAATAATTCCATATTTAGCAGACAAATAATTTACTGCTTCTTCAAATTTTTGATATGGCATTCCAGTATCATTAGTTTGACTAGCACCAAAACTTTTAGATTCATGATACCTAAAAACATTAAACAAATTTATTATTGGTGCATCTTCTTTTGGATCTGAAGTTCCATATAAAGATGTAATACACTCAACATTTCTAATTAAATCTTTTCCATCGTTAAGTTTTATTTCATAAGTAAAACCACTACCATTATGTTTTTCAATTACTCTATCTAAAAAACCATTAAATTTAAAAGAACCCATTTCAAATTCAAGTGGTTCCCCTAATTTATATGACTTTATAGTTTCTCCATCTTCTGGAGCAAGATTTATGGTTACAGATGATTCTGAATCATTCCATCCAACAGATGAAGAAAAATCTACAACAGTTAAATCTAAAAATCTTTTTCTAGCAAAATCAGTAGTAGCCATTTTTCACCTAGTTGTAATTCCAAACTACAGAACGAGTTATTTTACCAGTTTTATAATCATAAGTCACATCATCTTTTTCAAGAAACATATCTGTTGAATTTGGTTTGTAGCTATCAACATCTGTCGGAATTTTTATTTTTCCAAGAGAATCAACTGGTTCATTGTATAATACCTCTACATTTACAGTTTTAACACCATTTTTTTTTGTTGTTAATTTTTGTATAATTGGACCTTCTGGTTTACCAATTGCTACAATTGAAACAAAATTAATTAAGGGTGGCGTATCTGTCCAAGTAATAGACTTTGTTCTTTCTCCTGTCTCTTCTATACCTTCAGAAATATCTACAGAAAAGGTTATTACTCCAGATATTTTATTTGTTCCTTCAGAAATAGACTTTACTTTACCAGTTATTGATCCAATAGTGTATGTCTTACCTATTTCCCAAGGGTTAGCTTTTTTAATTGCTTTTAATTTATCTTCCGCATTAGCATACTTTGTCTTTCCTTCTCCTTCATATCCAGTTATAGTTCCTTGCAAACTTGCAGATTTATATATAGATTCAGAAGATTCTTTAGTGGTTGTTGTTTGTTCTATTACATATGGATTAGTTGATATAATCCAAGATTCATTGCACTCTACACTATTCTTATAAGTATTTACTGAATAACTAGTTGTTTTATTATAAAGCCCACCTGTTGGAACAGTTAAATATGTAGAGGCATCTACAATTGAAGTAGATGGTTTTAATTTTTTAATTGCTAAGTTATAATCTATTTCTGTTGGATCTTCAGTTTCTATGCTTTTTACTTGTATACTTCTAGTTCTATTTATTTTTACAAATCTTCCATATTCATCTGCTGGATCTAATGACCAAGTTTCATCTGGTTCTTGTGTGTCTAAAACTATCTGCTCTAAGGATATCGTATAATCGCATATTAAACTTGCTTCGTTAATTTGAAAGTTTTTTGATTTTAATTTAAATTTTTCAGTTAAGTTTGGCAATTGAGATAAATTTGGTCCAACTATTGGTGTTGTTATATTTATATTATTTATGTCATGAACTAATACTGATTCTAAATTTGCTATTTTATTTCTGAGTAAACTCAACTTTTTTTTATCTATATCTAATGGCGTTGCTCCAATTGGTTCTTGTTCTCCTTGTACTGGATCAACAGCTAAAATTTTTCCTTTCAATTCTACTTGCCTTGTGATTGTTTTTACTTCCCCATTTTCTTTAAATTCTGATTGTTGACTAATGGTCATTAATGGAGTTGGTATTAATTCCATTTCATTTAATGTCATAGCCATACTATTTGGTATTAGTGGTTCTCTAGGCGTATAAAATGGGGAATTTGTAGGCATATAATGTTCCTGTTATGGTCTTGGTATTGCAGTTTTTAACACGGCAAAATTAACGGCAGGAGCAGTTGGAAAATCTTGTATAGAATCATCTGCCCACATAAATGTTGTTGTTCTTGATATTTTTTTATTTTGTGCAGTAAAGTTAATAGAGTCTGATTCAATAACACTTCCTGTTGGTTGATATCCAGTTAATGTATCTGGAGTAGCCTCAGTTCCAATTCTTTCTATTGTTACAGACATAGTTCTTACTTTTTTTGTATTAATATCTTGAAATATTGGTCCAGAAGTTCCATATATTGTATTATGAATAACATAATTTTTAAGTGATTCTGCCTTTGGATTAAAAAGAGTTACGCTTATAGATTCACTTTTAAATCCAGTTGGTCTTTTTATATTTTCAATTTCATAATTATAAGTAATGATTCCTTTTTCTAAATCTTTGGTTTCTGAAAATGACAATATGGTTAAGGCTAAATATTTTGTATCTAGTGCTGTCTTTACAGTTGTCCATAAAGTATTAGCAGCAGCATATCTATCTCCACTTGATAATGCATTAAGTCCAGTTATTGTTCCTTCAATACTTAAACTTTCTCTTAAGCTTTCAGTCGTTGATTTGTCTGTCACTGTTTGTTCATGATAAGCATAGGCATCTTGATCTAATTCAGAATTAAAAATTGTAGAATCATGATAAACAAGATTTATTTCGGCAGAAAACTCACCATTGTTTGGATTAACATTATAACTAATTAATTTATTGCAAGGATTGGCATAAGTAGCTTCATAAGTACTTATAGAAGTAGAAGCTTTCTGTATATCTGTAGGAATTAAAGCATCTATCTTTTTTAAAACTTCTGTTTTTGATATTTCCCAACCTTTTTTTGCACCAACAGATTTTGATTTTGCTGAAATTTTATGAACAACCTTAGTTAACCTCAAATCCTCTTGGTTATATTCAGTGCTCCAAGATTCATCTATATCTGATGGGTTTACTGTTGAACTTGGAACTTTTAAACTAGTTCCATCAGCTTTTCCAATATGTATCTCATCAGCTTCCATCTCAATTGTATAATCACAAAAATTAACCCACACATCTTCTTTAAAGCTAATGCTTTTAACTCTAGGAAGAAACTTAAATGGGGCTGTTCCATCTCTTGGTTGAACTTCAAAATATTTAGCAGATGCGTTTGAATAATCTTTGAACTGATTCATTATTGCTGTTTGTCTTGCAAGAATGAATGCTTTTTTATTTTCTATAGATAATGTTTGACTTGCTACAATTTTTGCTGATACAGATATGTTAAATAAATATAGCTTTGCTTTTCCATTTTCATAGAATTGAACATCTTCTGCAATAGAAAAAGATTGAATTGGATCAGTTAATGTTCCAGCCATATTTAATCCTCAAAACCATGAGTGTATAATTCTACATTACCATTAAATGGTTGATTTATTTCTGGAATTACTAACTCTATTGAATCAAAATAAGTATCTTTTGTATATATATTAAAGTCAATACTGCTAGTTATTGCAGGAGAAGCACCATAAGCGATTAAAGGAACAGAATTCCAAGTTGCCTCAATATTTCTTTGTATAAACATGTTCATAGATGAATTATTTGGTATTCCATTAAATGTAGTTCCAAGACCAATTATTGTTATGTTTAATGAATTATAAACTGATTTATATTCGTTGCTCAAATAAAGATTTAAACTTTCAAACATTTTTAAATTTTCAAAACTGCCATCAATAAAGAAATTAATAAAATTTGTACTATTGCCTATATTGCTGACCTTTAAAAATAATTCAAAATTCTTTTGTGTAATGCTACTTATATATAGATCAACAACATTTATTTGTGTGTCTACTGTTGAGCCATAAATATTAAAATCTATATTAGTATTTGCTAAAGGTGTAGCCAAACTAGATATATATAAACTTTTACTCGATTCCATAAATGCTTTTATATAAAGCTCTTGACTATCTTGATATTCATACCAATATTTTATAAATAAATTAATTGAACTTTGAGGAAAAGATTTTATATATAATTCTGTTTCTTTTTGTGTGTGTGCTTCTAAATATAGAGGTAATAAATTAGCACTAAATAAAGATGATTTTATATATAAAGAAACATTATTTTCAAAAGCAGATTTTAAAAATAAATTTTTTGTATTAAATATGTTTTTTGGTGGAATCAGTATTATTGTTGGTGCTAATGGCAAACCTAATGATACAAACCATCCAGATAGTGGTGGGCTTCCTGCACTTGCGGTATTATAATAATAAACATCTGAAAGATAACGAATAACCCATTGAGATAGTCCTGAGTCATAATCTAGTGTGTAATTTGAATCTACGCTATTTTCATATAAGTAACCGCTAACAAACACAAATGTGCCATTAAAATTTCCACCGCTGCCAGCACCAGTAATAATATAATTTGCCATTTTTATACCCTAAGCCATTTCATCTGTTATTTGCCTACTTATTTCACTAGTTATCCATCCTTTTAGGGATGTGGTAGCATCTGTTACTGCCATATAAACACTATTTACATCAAAACTAACATTTAAAGAAGCATTTAAGTTTCCAATTATTTGTAAGTTTAATGTTCCTGGTATTCTACTTATTGCAGCATTTAATTCATCTGCATATGTTTTAAATTTTTCTAATGATGAACTAAATCCACTGTTAAATCCTGTTAAGTTTGTACCAAATTGTGTAACTGCATTATTAAATTTGTCTATTGGTCCTGATCCTATTTTTATTTCAGTTTTTAATATTCTTGAAAGTTCTTCAAAACTAGACTTTGCTATGTTTATTTGATTGTTATTGTTAGAACCGCCATCAGGCCTGTTCATTCTTGATATAGCAGCATCAAATCTTGATGTTCCATTATTAAATGTTATTGCAGCTTGCAAAAGTAAGCTAGATGTTTTTCCTCCACCACCTGTTTTTCCTCCAGCATAATAACCAACAGTACCACCATTTGCAAAGCCTTCAACATCTTTTCCAGTATTTATTGCGTGTAACAAAGATGCGTTCTTAGATGATGATCTTGCGTTAACGACAAACTCACCTGGAGTTAACATGGCTGGAATAGTGTCAGAACTAGATGTTGGCATTCCACCTTTAAAAAAGTATAATTCTTCATTGGCCATAGCATCCTGTTGTTCTTGTAATGCTGCCATCTTGGCTTTTAACTGTTCTATTTCCCCTATACTTTGTGTTTGTGTTGTTGTTGCTGCACCTGTGGTATCTGGTTTCTTATCTTTTGGATCTGGTGGAGTTGTTGTTGTTTGTTGAGTAGGTGGGCGTAATGGCATAGTCATTTGTTGTTGCGATTTTTGTTTTTTTTGTGCTTGTGCTTCAATTTTTGCTATTTGTATTGGTTTAGTTTCTATTGCATATGAACCAACCTCTTGTGGTCCTTCACCATAGTTTCCTGCATCTCCAATTCTTTCTACGCCTCTTTTTTTATTAGCATCTGATCCCTTAAAGAAATTAAATCCAAGTTGCTTTTCAAGATTTTTACTAAGAGCTTCATTTCTACTATTTCTCTGTGCATCTCCTGCTTTAAGATTCATTTCATATATCTGCTGCTGATCACCAGATTGAATTGCTTCCATCATTCCTTTTTGAGTAATGCCAGCATTTTTTAATCGCTTGTTAAAGCTAGTTGCATTGTCTCCATAAGCAAGATATTCTATTAAACCACCAGTGGCAGAATACCCAACATCTTGCCCACTATTTATCGCACTTAATAAATCGCCATGTTTGGCAGTAGCACCAGCATTTATTACAAACTCACCAGGGGATAACATAGCGGGTACTGTATCTGTACCTTTAGGCTTAAAGTAAGATGGATTAGGATTTGGTCTATATGATGGAACATTACCGCCAGTTGCTCTATATATAGGTATTTGACTATTTTGTGTCGCAAACCTTGTTGGGTCAAAACCAACTGGTGTTGGTGCAGTAGGAGGTTCTAATAAAAGATTATTTTGTTGTATTAATGAATCATAATAATCTTCCATTTTCTTTGCATTTTGAACTGACACAGATAAAGCTTTAGTATCTACTTCTGCATCATTTTTTAATTTAGCAACAGACTTTACATACTCTGGAGATCCTTCTGTTTGTTCTCCAAATTTATAAAAATTAGCGATCTTTGCTAAAAGTTCTGGATACCTATTTAACTTATATGTGTATGGTTCTTCAATAGGAAAATAAGTACTTATTTCTCTTATGCTATAATCTAATTTTTGAGCATTTGGATCTCTTGTAAAATATTTAAATGAAGATGCTAGAAGATTATTTCCATATTGAGCTTCTTTTTCTCCTTCATATAAGCTTTGATCGGTATTAACTATTTTATCTGAATCTTGTCCTACAATAAGTTCTTTTGATTTTTGTCTATAAAGAGTGTTTTTAAGTTCTACAAAGTTTTTAAATAAATCTACTGTGTCGTTTTGAAATTCATCTCTAGTAGGAACTCTTTGACCAACATTAAATCTAGGGTTTTCAATTTTATTTAAATTTTTAACATCTCTTCTTGTTGTTTTTGTTTCTTTTGCTTCTATTGCTTTTGCATTTTGTTTTTCTTTTTGTATTTGTTTAATTTGTTGTGCTGGATCTCCATTTGGATCAAAAGTATTAACATTTTGATTAGGATTAGCTTGAACATTTGCTGATGGGCCTTTAAGATCAACGCTTGGCGTTCCTTTGATTTGTTTTGATATTTCCACTAGTTGTTGATATGTATTTTTATTTTCTAATAATGCAATTTTTGCTTGTCTTTCAAATGTTGTTTTTCCTTCAGCGTCTTGTTTTGGGAAAGAATTTACTTTAAACAAACCGCCATCTTTTTCTAATCCTAAAACAACATCGTCTTTTACTGTAGGAAAATTTAAGTATCCATAATTGCTAATGCTTGCTGTTGCTCCAAGATCCGTAAGTAAATTGTTATTGATGCCATTTTTAGAAGATGCCAATTTCTTAATATCTTCTATGCTTTGTGGTGGAATAGCAGTTCTAAAATTAGTTGTATTAAAGTCTACTTCCGTAGGGTCTTTTGCACCAAAATCTACATTCCCTAATCCTTTATCATCTATATTTCCTTTTAATTTTCCAAACTTTGTAAAAGACTTAATGTTTTTTTCAGATTTTTCTTCTAAAACACCAAGCAAACCTTTTCCTTTTTTTATTTGATTTCTATTTGCAAATACTTTATTGGCTTTAGCTTCTCTATCTAAAAACATCAAAGCTTCAAATATGCCTTGTGCTTGTGCAGTTATAAATTCTGGATCACCGCTAATATCAGATCTTTTTTCTTTTGCCTTTATTAATTTTTCAATTAAAACTTGTGGATCTTTATTTATGGCTTTTCCATATGTTTCTATATATGAATCCATTTCTGGACCTTTTGAAGTTGCAGCACTTTCAAAAGAGTTCATAGTTATAAATGAACCAACTATTTTCTTTTGTCCTGGTGATATATTTGATAGTGATTTTTTATCTATAGCTGTTTCTTGTCCATTTATTAATTTTTGAAGTTCTTTTTGTCCAGTTGCAAAAGAAACTTTAGGATCAATTTTTTCTAAATTTATATTTGGATCATTTTGTATCAACTTCATTTTTCCAATAATAGCCTGTGCCTGTGCCTCTCTTTGCAAATATATTTTTGCTATAGCTTCTGGACTTCCTTTTCTTCTAAAGAAATAATTGTCTTCTTTTGCACCCTTTTCTTTAATAAATTTATCTACATTTTGTGCTCCTACTTCATTAATTGATCCGCTATTTACATAGTCACCTTGAATGCCTGACTCTTTAAGTTTTGTTTTTTGTTTTTCTATATCTTTTGTTTTTGCAATAACACCTTGTTTATCTAAAACATTTGAAGTGTCTAATTTTCCTGATGTGTCTTTTTTAAACTGCCCTTCTTTTTCATTTTTTAATTTTTGTTGTTCATCTATTATTTTTTGTCTTTCTTCTGCTTTTCTTTTGTCAAATTGTTTTCTTGCGTTAGCAACATCTTGCGTATAATCCATCTGTTCTGGATCACCTTTTTGTTTTACTCCTAATGCAAAATCAACATAATCTTTAGATGAAGTTTCCACTTCTTTTTGTTTTTTACCAAGTTTAGTGGTTGGAAAAAAATTGTCAAATTCTGAATAAGTGGGCGTTAGATTTAATATTCCACCAGATAATATACTAAGTCCTCCACCAAGAGCATTTGTTAGTGATTTTTTTGCAGCTATTTTATTTTTAAGTTTTTCTTTTTGACTTTCAAAACTATTTATTCCAGTATTCCTTGATGATGCATCCTTTTCTGCTTGTTTATTAAAAAAATCTAAAATAGATGCTGTTGGATTTTTTAGTTCAAGATCATAAGCAAAGTCATTATGATTGTATAGTCCATCAATACCCAATTCTTTTATATCTTTTCTTTCTTTAATAAAATCATTTGCTGATGTTGTAAAGTTTTTACTGTATATTTTACTTATATTTTCTTTTTCATTACTATTTGAAATAGCTTTATTTATAGTTGAAGTTAATCCTCTAAAAGAACCAAAAATCACATTTGATTCTTTTAAATAATCGTTATTTGTTTTATCTTTTTGTAGTTTAAATGCTTTAGATTCTAAATCTCCAGAAAAACTATTTACTTGCAAATATTTTGTCTTAGTAGCGTTTTTATATTCATCACTTTCAATAAATTCTTGATTGTAATTAAGTGGTTTATTTTCAACAGGAGTAGCACCATCTTCATAATACCCAACTTTTCCACCACCACTAAGATAAGATGTTTTTCCACTATTTATAGATTGTAATAATGGTAGATTTTGTTGTGTAGCACTTCTATTTACTACAAATTCTCCTGGTGTCAACATTGCAGGAACTGTATCTGTACCCCTTGGTTTAAATACTGAACCACCAACAGCAAAAGCTGAAACTTGAGGTTTGGCTTCTGCATTTGGCAATTGTTGAATTCCACCAAGTCCATTTATAGCTTCATTTAAAGCTTTTATTCTTGCTTCAGCACCTATTGCAGCAGTAGATAATCCTTCACCAACTCCAAGTTGAAGTTCTTTAACGCTAGCTAAAGCTCTATCGAATTGAACAAATGATATTTCATTACCAGCTAATTTTTGTACTAAACTATTTAATTTTTCTTCAATTCCAGAAGCTTTAAAATTATCTTGTATTTTTGTTTGTTGTGCATTAAGTTCATCCCCTCTTTGTTGCTGAAATTGTTCTTTTGCCAATCTTAACGAATCACTTGCATTATTTCCCTCAGAAAGTTTTTCTTGCGTAATTTCTCTTATTTTTGTAGCTTCACTTGCTTTATATCCACCTTGTTTTACTAAATCGCTCTCAATATCAGTAGTATTAGTAATTACATTATTATCATCTGTTTTTATACGAGTCCTAATAGACTTAGAATTTGCTTCGGCTAATCTTTTTTGTTCTTGTTTGTTTTTTGCTAAATCTTCAACTTGTCCTTTATATGTATTTAATTTTTCAAAATCTTCTTTAGTATTAAATCCAGATTCACCTAAAAACTTGCCTTCTTTTTGAACATCTTTAATCTGTGCTGCTTTTTGTTGTTCTTTTCCTTTTTCTGCTATTAATGTGTTCTTCTGCATCTCTTGAATAAACTTTTGCAACTCAGAATAAAACTTTTCATTTCTTGAATCTAAATTACTAAAATAGTCTTGTTGCAATGATTGCTGATTAGCTATTATCTGTCTTTGTGCCTCTTCTTGTTGGGCAAAAATTCTAGCTTGTTCTGCAACGAGAGCTTTTTCTTCTGCCTTATCATCTTTGCCAGCACCATAACCATTAGCATCAAGTATTTGGTCTTGTATTTTTTTTCCAGCAGCACCAAAATTATCTAGAAAATCAAAAAGAATAGCATTTTGCTCAGTACTCATACCTTGAAGACTGCCACCTCTAGCTTGTACTTGATTAAATACTGCCTGTCCTTGCAACATTTTTTGTTGTTCTTCTGGACTTTGAGTTAATAATCTTCTTCCTAAAGTTCTTTTTTCATCTATATTTTGTCTAACTTGTGCAAGTTTAGCTTGTGCTGCTTCTAGTTTCTTTGATTGATCAGTAAGGTTTTTTAATGCATCATTTAAATTAGATGCTTGAGATTTTAATTTTGTTAGTTCTAATGCTGCATTTCTAAATTCTGCACCACCATTTGTAGACTTGTTTGTATTTAATACTTTCTCTTCTTGAACTCTTATTTGTTGTTGCGTGTTTTTTAATCTAGAAGCTATGGCAGCAGGATTTTCTGCTGCACCAGCACCAAAACCAGTTAGTCTTTGTTGTTGTTCAGAAAAATCATTTCTTGCACCTTGCAAGTTTATGTTTTCTGCTACTCCTTGTTGTGCCCCAGGAAGTCTTTGTATTTCATTGGCTGCAAAAGATCTAGACCTACTTCTTAACTCAGAAAGTCTTCCTATTTGATCACCAATAGCCTTTTGTCTTTTTGCTAAATCCTCAAGGCCACTTATGTATTTATTTCCAGCTTCAGTTAATTTATTATCTATTTCGGTAAATGCACTTATGAGTGGATCACGAATGTCAGATAATAATTTTTGGGTTGCCTTAGAAACATCGCCACCAGCTTCAGCTAACAATTTAGTAAAGTCTTCTGATGATACTTTTCCACCAACAGAACTTACTACTTGATCAGCAGCAGCACCTGTTATTCCTCTTGCTTTTAACCCTTCTTTTAATGCATCAGTTATTTGTGTTGCTGTTTCTTTACCAGATATTGGATTAGCTACAGATTGTGCAAGAATGTCTGGTAAAATTTGACTTGCTGCATTTACTGCATTACCTTGACTCTTAAACTCTTGTCCATAAGCACCTAATAATCCAGCAGATTCAGTTATTGCCATATTAAATTTTGCAAAATCGGGAGTTGATCCACCGCTTCTTTCTGCAAAAGAAGTTAGCTTTGTTGATCCAATTGAACCTTCAAATAATGATGAATTTGTATCTAACTTTGATGAAAAAGAATCGGCAGATGCAGCAGCAGCATTAACTGCATTGCTAAGTGACTGCATTGAATTTATAGCCCTTGCATTTTCTTGTACTGCTTTAGTAGTTACAGACTTTATTTTTTCTGCTTGGAAAGACTCTTGCAGTGTTTTTATAAATTGTTTTTCTGCATCTGCAATGCTAATATCTTGAGCAGAAGCAATCTTAGCTATTTGTTCGGCCCCTGCACCGCCACCAGAAGACCTCAAATCTTTAAGTAATCCACCCTTGATATCTTCAAAATTTGTTGTAGATATATCTCCACCGCCAGATTTTATTTTAAGTGCTGCATCTTTACCTATTTGTTCACTATATTTATTTAAAACATTAGTTAATGGCCCTATTTGTGCAGCGTTAGTTTCTTTTGAAGATTTGGATAATGCTTCATTGTACTTTTTTTGATTTACATCAGTTCCAGTTAGTCCAAAACTAATAGTGTTTAAGGCTTTCATAAAACGACTATTGTTGCCACCAGATTCTTCATATGCTTTTGTAGCGTTTTCTTGACTAACAACTTTTTGATTTTCAGATATTTTTCTTAGTGTAGAATCATTTACTTCAAGCAAGCCATTTGATACTCTTTCAAATATATTTTGCAAATTATTTAATGCTTGAGCAATCTTTGCTTCTCTTATTTCTGCTTCTGCTTGTTTTATTCCATTATGATAGCCTTCAAATGCACCAACTATTCCAGCTAATCCAGCACCTACACCAGCAACAACTAGACCATATTTAGCTAATGATTGACCAGCAACAGCAGCATATGTACTTGCTGAACTTAGTGCTGCACCAAAAGCTTGTGCTGATTTAAAACTAGAAGCTGCACCTTCATCTACTTTTACAGTATCTCCTTCGCCCTTAGAAACTATTCCCGCTACTGTTCCACCAGAAGACTTAATTCTTTCACTTAAAAAACTAGCTCCAACGGCAGCAGTAGTTAGTCTGTTAGCTAAAGTACTTCCTCTTGATTCTTTAAACTGTTGATCCCCTTCTGATCCAGCTTCAAAGTCAGTTCTTTTTGCACCAAAAATTGCTCTAGAAGCAAAGTCTTTTACTTTACCTTTAGAAGTTAAATCGCCTTCGGCAGTATAATCAGTATTTGTTTTTCCTCTTCTTGCATTACCAGTAAGATCTCCAGCTAAAGATCTATCTCCAATAATTTCTCCTTGTTTATTATAATTAGCTTTTCTTTTTCCTTCAGAAAATTCCCTAGTGTATTGATCAGCAGTAGCTTGAAGATTTAATTCGCTTATTGGTTTACCACTTTGTACTGCTTTTGCTCTAAGTTGTTTTTCTGATGCCGTTCTATATTCAGAAAGTGCATCACCTTTTAATGTTTCTCTTTCGTTTTTTCCTGCTTTTCTACCTGTTTGTTTTTCGTAATCTGCTTCTTTTCTTTTTAATATATTTTCCATTGAGCCACGACCAGAAAGTGGCTTTGTTTCTCCAATTACTTTTCCAGCAAGCAAAACTTTTCCTGCTGCATCTTGTTGATATTCATCTAATAGTTGTGCTGATCCTTCAGCCTTTAGTGTTGCTGCCTCAAGACCTTGTACTGCGGTTGTTGCTGCATTTTCGGCTCTAGTTAAATTCCTTACTTCTTGTCCATGCGTAACTAATAATCCATTAAGTGTGTTTGTATTAGCAACAACTTGATTGTTAGCAGAAATTGCGTTCCTTGTTGCTCTAGCTTGTAAATTTCTAGCAGTTGCTTCCGCAGTAGTAGCTGCTATCAAAGCAGCATTAGCAGCAATCAATCTAGGGTCAGTTGCTGATGCACCCCTAGCAGTTAAAGATGTTATTCTTGCTTGCTGTCTTGTGGCTTCTTGTCGATTAGATGCAACTAATCCTCTTTGTGTGTTTGCCTCATCAATATATGAGTCTCTTGCTGTAGTAGCAGATTGAACATTTGATCTTGCAGCATTAACATTTTGTTGTGAAGCACCAACCCTTCCTCTTTGTCTAGCAACCAATGCATTTCTACTATTAACAGTTGTTTCTGCTTGTTGTCTTGCATTTTCATCTGATGTATATTGCTGTGCTCTTCTTTGTATTTCATCTGTATTTTGTTTAACTTCTATTTGTACAGTATTTTCATCTTTGTTTGGGTCTTCATACCTTAATTGTTCTTCAAGAGTTTCTTTTAATTTTTTAATATCATCTGGATTATTTGGATCAAACTTACCGCTTCTTCCAAGACCAATAGGTCCACCCCTAGCAAATTTGGCAAACTTATTCATTGCATGTAATTTTGAAGATCCAATTTTACTTGCTTCTTCTGGACTATATACATATTCACCAGGAGTTAGTAACGCAGGAACAATACCACCATTGGCGAATCTTGAGGCTTTTGCTAAATTATCTGCCCCTATCTTATTAACTGAAGACTTTCTAATTACAAAAGAGCCTTCGGGCAAATCCATAGGAACAGTGTCAGAATTGCCAGTTCCTGGTACTAATCCACCAGATGCAAAACGACTTACTTTTTTAGATCTGGACTGAGCATTAATGCTATCTAATAGTTTTTGATATTCAGATTCTTGTGCATTATAAAAATTGCTTTGTTGTGCAGAACTGGCAGTATTTTTTTTCGCCCTTGGTTTTTTTGGTTTACCATAGGGATTATAGGAATCTTCTGGAATTTGTGGTGATGGTGCTCTAGTTGAAGTAGTTGTTATTGGCTCTGAAACAACTGGCTTTGTTTTTCGAGTTTTAGCTACTTTATTTTTTTCTGCAAGTAAGTAGAAACCAATTTTGTTTGGATCTCCTACTACTTTTCCTTGATCTTGTAAGCTTGCAAGTGCTTTATTAATAGATTCGTTATCACCTACTTTTTCCCTAAGTGTTTTCCAGAATTCACTTTGTTTACCAGCTAAAGCCTTAAGAATTACACTTTCAACAGCAGAATTTCTATTTGTTGCTTGTGCAGCAATTGATGCTGGTGCTGGTGCTGGTGCTACTGCTTGTGCCTGTGATACGATTGGCTTTCCAGTTCCCTTAGACCTTAAACTCATTAAGTTATCTGCCAAATTTTCATTAGCTATTGCTCTTCTTTGTTGTCTTGGATTTAAGTTAAATTTAACTCTAGCACTTTCACTTGCTGCATCCCTAAATCTCTTTATCTTATCAGCATTGTCTTTAAACTTCTGTTCTTGTGTTTGATATGTACCTATTTTAGAAAGTTCGCTTTCATCAAATAAGGTTTTTTCTTGTCTTGGTGCAGATTGTGTTCTTGCTAATTTATATCTTTCACTTTCTGTTTTTTTAACTCTTGGTTCTTTTTTAGTTTTTTGGTTTTTTGCTATTCCAATAATTGGGCCTTGAAATTCCCTTTCTTCCATTTGCATTCTTAATTTTTGTGCTTGTGGCGATGTTCCACTAATAGGTTGAATTGCTTTATAGTTTTCATTTATTCCAATTAGATTTTCTGGCTCTACGCTTTCTGTTGAATTAGGCAGTCCTCTTCCTTCTCTTCGCTGTCTATCTAAAGCTAATTTTTTTTGTAACTCTTTATATTGATCTGAACCCTCAAATACTTTTGTATCTCTAGCGATTCCGTAAAATTTATTTTGTTGATTTTCTTCATCTATTGATGAAATTAAAGAACTTAATCCTGATGCCGTTTCTGATTTTTGTCTTGATTTATCTATATTCTCAGCTTTTTTTCTAGCGTTTCTTTCTGTGGCTATTCTTAATTCTTCAGTGCGTTTTTCTTTTCTTGTTTTTGGTTTCCAAGGAAATGAAGCAATACTTCCAAATTTTATCACATCTTTTTCTAGCTGTATATTTAATGGGCCACGCTTATCGCCAAAATCATAAGCAAACTTAAGGTCTTTAATATTTTTTGTTCCTAGAAACTTATCTTGTGCTCTACCAATTTTTGCTCTTAGTTCTTCTGAATAATTTGGTGGTATTTTAGAAAGAAGCTCATCTAAAGATTTAACTCCTTTTAAGTCATATGTTGGTTTTCCATCTTTTGATTTTGCACTTCCTTTGTCTGCAAGATCTTTATTTGGTATCATATTAAATTTTGTACCAAGAAAATTAAATCCAACAGACTTTAATTTCATTGATCCAGATGTTCTTGCATTTACTATTATTTGTTTAGCTGATTTTATTTTTTCTTTAAAATCTGCCAATTGTTTTGGGTTTAATCCTTTAGAAAATTCTTCAAAGCTTTGTGGCTTTGCAGTAGCCTTATCGCCATCAGCAAACATTTGTCTGCCTACATTTCCACCAAAAGCATATCTTTTAGTTTCTTTTGAGTCTGCAAAAAGAGCACCAAAATTAACCCTATTAGATGAATCACTTGGATTTAAAAGAGACATTTTTTCAGCTAGAACTTCTGGATTATCTCCATAAGCATCTTGCATCATTCTTTTAAGAACATCAATTTCTATATCTTTATGTCTACCACCCAATACTCCTGCTGTTGGTATCTCAGAACCTTTTTGCATTGAATCAGCAAGTGTTCCATGAGCTTCACTTTTATAAAGTTTTGCCATTTTCTCTGAAGAAATAAACTCTTTCAAAGAGTTAATTTTATCTTTTTGTTTTGCAGACTGAATAGTATGTGCTTGCATTTCAGAAATAAGAGTCGTTTCACCGCTTCCTTTGCCATATGCCCCCATACGCCTACCAATAGATCCAAAAAGAGAATTTGCTAAAGGAGAACCTTCTTTTGAAGCCCCATAAGCAGCAGCATGAGCACCTAATTCATGTCTTGTTGTGGTTTTTTTACCACTATAATTAACTAATAGATTTTTCTCATAATCAAAATTTCCATCCTCAAACGAATTTGTTCTGGCTTTTTCTTGGGCTGAAGGCAATGCTTTTGCTGCTGCCAACAATCTCATATTGGCTGGCAATTTATTAAGTTTGTCGTATTTATTAGCTGATTCTACATCATTATTTTTAAGTGCTTCTTGGTACAACCTTTGATATTCAACGGCTCTTTTAAACTGAGATGCTTTTCTGGAACCAACAAACATTTCTGAAAATTGTTCAAAATGAGGGGATGTGTGATCCATGTTTGGGAATTTTTCATATTCCTTTGGTTGTCTTTTGAATATAATTCTTGGGGTGTCCTGCAATGCAGACTTTAACTTCATGCCAGGATTAAATGAATTATCGAGAAAAGCTTTACGATGAGTTACTTCTTCACCTTCCATAAATCTCTGTCTATTAACCGATCCACCAGTATTTTTTGGTACTCTTATTATTTTTTTATTTTTTGAAAATGCGGTTATTCCAAAATTTTGATTGCCTTCTTCTTTGTCATGAAACTTATTGATTAAATTGTTAATATTAGCAAACGCTGGTTCTAAAGAATTAGAAACCTGTGGATCAATATCATATTTTTGATCTGCATTTATTGAATTAATTAATATTGACTTTGCATTTTTTATATTTTCTTTTTTACTAAAAAATTCTTTTAAGTCTTTTGTTGTATATAAACTTGATGTTGATCCTTTTCCTTGGAATGTCTTAAAAACATTTCTTTTTTGAATGTAATTCTGAAGCGTTTTTCCTTTAACAAAAATATGGTTTGGTTGTTTATTCCAATCTAAATTCCAATTGCTCGGTAAATCTATACCAATATTTGAATAATGTTTTGTTTGTGTCGTTTGTCCACTTGCATCTTTAATTTCATAAGTATACCCTAAATCACCATGAGTAAAATGAGTTTCTTTTTTAGCTTTATTTGATTTATTTTTTTTCTTTTTAGCTAAATATTCTGAAACTTGTTTTTCATCATCAACATCTATATTTTCACTTCCAGGAATTTTTTTAGACAACCATTCAGATACAGAAATCTTGCGTGTGTTTTGTGGCAAATCCAATGTTGAAAATAAATTTTGCCCTTCTTTGTTTTTTAATCTTTGTCTTCCTTTTATTGTTGCACTTTTTACTTCTCCAGCATTTCCTGGCATGTTTTCTTGATTGTACTTTTGTCTTACAACTTGATTTCTAGGCACAACCAACTCACCTGGCTCAAGCAAAGCTGGCACTTTATCTCCAGTTCCACTTCCAGGAACTATGCCACCTTTTTGCATCCTAAGAAAACCACCATCTGCTTTTCTAGCTGACCCTGTCTTTTTAATAGATGAAGTATCTGCACCAGCACCTTTTACAAAACCTGTGGCAAAAGAGCCAAGTCCTTGACCAATTTTTACGGCAGCAAGGGCAGTAAATAATGGGAGTAAACCTTTAAGTGAATTGATTAATGACAAAACAGAAGTGGCAGCACCAATGAATGTATCAGCTAAACTTCTAAAGCCGGGGCTATTAACAATACTTCTACCAACCTCAAAAAAGCTTTCCTTCAACTTCTGTAGTTTTACAGCAAGAGCATCCTGTGCTTGACCAGCATTAACAGCTAAAGACACACTACCAGCTTGAGCTATACCCAATGCCTTCTGTGCAGTAGCAAATTCTTGAATAAGTGGGATAACCTTACTGATCTGCCTATAACCACCTAATTGCTCAACAATGGCACTAAATCGGGGGTCTGTTGACCTTAGTTCAGAAAGTCCAGCAGATAATCTTTTGACTGCTTCATATGGACCAACAAACTGCTGTTCTAATCCAACATCTCCTAAAGCTCTAGCCTCTTCTGCTGTATACCTAAGATTTATACCAACTTCTTTTAGGGCGTTAGCCGTATCATTTCTTTGTATTCGTGTAAATATAGTTCGCAAACCAGTACCAATACTTTCGGCACTTTCTCTTGTCGTTTGTCGTACTGATGTAAATAAAGCTATAAGTTCATTTAATTGACCACCAGCAGCTTTAAATGCACCCCCTGTCTTTCTAATCGCCTCAATAATGTCTGATGCTTCAACAGCAAACTCACCCGCTACAGCATTAACAGAACCTAAAGCTGCACCAAGGTCTTTTGCCTCAACCTTAAACTGCTTCATAATAGCAATAGCACCTTCAGTCGTATCTTTGAGGTTATCAAAGTTTGGTGCTAAAGCAGCTTGTGCCATTGCTTCTAAGGCATCTTTAGTTTCAGAAAGAGTTAAGTTAGCTTGTTTTAAAACTACTGCTACGCCAATCAAATCCTTGCTAGAAACACCTAAATTTTTAGATAAATTTGTTACTTGATCACCTACAGCAGCAACATCTTGTACTGTGTCTGAAGAAACTTGTCTTAATCTAATCATTTCTCTATCAAAATCTACGGCAGCAGAAACGGCTTCTTTCATTGTGTTAGTAAAAGCAATGATTGAGCCAGCAGTAACGGCAAATGCAGCAAACCTTTTGGCAGCAAAGCCAGCTTGTCTACCAAAGTTCTCCATAGAATCAGTAGCTTCAGAAATTTGAGACTTTATTTGCCCCAATCCAGAAGAACTATTTCTATCAATACCAAGCTTTATTTGCGTGTTTGTATTTAATGCTGAATTTATCTGACTTGAAGCATTTCTCAAAGAAGCACTATTGAGAGCAATATTCAATTGAGCAGTTAAATTAAAAGCCATTTTTATACCTCAATAAAAAAGGGCAGAGCATAAGCGTAGTTACTTCTACGATTAAACCCTGCCCATCTATGCGATACTGTCCGTTTAGTTCTCAACGACCTTTGCTGGTTCAACAACAACTGCTGGTGCTTCTGTTGTTTTAACAGCTTCAACTTTTTCTTGAATCGGCTTGCCTTCGTCATCAAGGAATGGAGAGAAGTCAACAACATAATCTCCTTCCTCGTTAACTCGATTGCCGTTAATATCAATGAGTTCACCAGCCTCATTAATATACCTACCATCCTTATTGACTAGCCTACCCTCAGAATCAATCCTTCGGCCTGTCTTATCAACTAAATGCAACTCTTCATCCACAAAGTTATATTTAGATAAAAACTGGTTCTCAGGGAGCTTCTTTTCATAATCTGGATCAAGATTATAAAGCAACATAGCAAGACTTCCTGCTGCCTGTCCAGTTGCTGGATCGTCATCTCTATTTAAGTAATCTTCATAATTACTAAAATATGTTTTCCCTGTCTCTGAATACACCGTACACGAACTAACCCAGTAATTGAATTGGGCATTATCTGCTTGACCTTCAGCAGTATTATTATCTAGAGATGATCGCTCAGAGGTTAAAGCCCTAAGTTCCGCACGATCTTTCCTCATTTCAAGAGCTAAGTCCTTAGCCTGATTGAGTTTAATACCGCCAGACTTAATCTTTCTTTCTGCCCCATTAATTTTTTCCAATAATTTGCGATATTCAGCTTCTTTGTTATCATCCCAAAGATTCTGCTCTCGCATAACATTATTGACTTTACCACGAAGAATTGCTCCAGATTCGACAGCATCTCTAAATGCTTTATTGTAAATCTTTTGCCCTTCTTGCCTTTGCTTAACATTAGGTCGAACAACACAAAGTTCGATTTCTTTGCTATCCAAAGTTACCTTAAACTGCTTCTTATTTGTGACACTCATAACTAATCCTCCTTTTGCTTAAGAATATTCTGGTGTCTGTTCCAATAAACAATATACTGCATTATCTCATTTTCGCAAGATCTAATTTGATGATTACCATTGTTCAAAACATTTGTTCTACACAGATCCCATAGTTCCCTCCACTTTCTTTGTTTGTCAGTTAAATCAGCTTCACTTATTCCATATCCCCAAATCTCTCCGAAGTTTTGTTCAAAAGAAGAAAGAGCACCAATAAATGATGTTCTTAGCTTAGTAGTTATAATTTTTTGCAATCTTGCTTTTGATTCAGTCTCATACTTTTTCCTGTTTCTTTCTTCATCCTTTTTAGAAAAGTTAGAAGCATCTTCCATTTGTGAATATATGTCCATTTTACTTACCTCCAGCATTCATTTGCATTTGAATATCCCTTATGGAGTCGGGCATATTTTCTTCTGCAAGAGTGCCATGTTTTTTTAGAGCTTGTGATCTTTCTTTCTTAATCATCCTTGCATTCATATCATTTAAAGATTCTATCTTCTTAGCATCTTCCTTGCTTTCTGCAATTATAAATATTTCTTTGCTGTTTCTTATTTTGTCATTTGATAGTAATCCATCTATTCCAGTTTCTACTCCTTTTTTAACCCTTTTTCTTCTTTGCAAAATCAACCATCCATCAAGCATATCATCATCTTCTAAAACTTCTTCTGATGGTGATTCTGGATGCTCATATATATTATCATAGAGTGATGACCAAATGATAACGCTTTTTTGTTCTTCTGTTAAATCTACAGCAGGAACACCAAATAAGCTCCCCTCAGACTTTTTACATGACCATGTAGATCGCCAAGGATCTGTTCTTGCTATTTCTCTAAATTCAGAATCAGATATTTTATTTTCAACAAATACCGAAGTGGCATCTTCTAAAAGTGGTTCTGTCTGCTTCCAAAAATCATCGCCTTCCCAAACTCTAGTTCCATCTTCAAATAAAAGCCCTTTACCAACTAAATACCTCATTTTATTCATAGAGGAAATGCCCTCACATGATAAATGATTATATGCATTTTTTTCTCTGTATAGTTCAGAGAATGATTGCTTTGCTATTTTTAACATTTTTCTAATTATTTTTCGTTCTTCTGTTTTAAATGTGGCTTCAAATAGTCTTACTTTTAATTCCTCAATATCTTTTGGCATTTGAACGATTTGTTTTTCTTTTTCTTCATCCCATACATTATTGCTATACATGAAGAATTCTAATTCTTCTTGATTGTATAGACCTTCTAATTCTGCTTCTTCAAATGATTCTATGAATATTTCTTGAGCGATGTGGCGAGTGTGGCGATCTGGCTGTTTAAGCAAATAGACTTTTCCGTTGATTTTACAACGAAAAAATCCAGTAATAATTCTACTAATATATAATTCCTTCTTAAACTGATCCATCCTATATTCCTAAAAATAAGGGGCAACAGGTTTCCCTGCTGCCCACATATTTGTTTGCAAACTATTATAGATCAGCAGTGCTTCGTAAAGCAGATGTAGGATCTACTGGATGCTTAACAGTAAAGTCATTGAAGGTTCGGAATGAGTAGGTGACAGTTGCATTATTGCCGTCAACACCACCACCTTGGTAATTACAAGATTGCATCTTGTTTTTTGTACCAAGATCAATAACAGTACCTTCAGTAAGAACTAACTTAATTGTCTGATCTTTCAAGTTGTTACCATTGTAACTATTGAAAGCAGAACCACTTTCGGTTACTTCAATATCATCTCCACCTTTTGCCAATACTTCAAATTCAGCAGTAACTTCTACTGGGAATTTAGTATATCGGAAGTAAGGTGCTTTTCGACCCAATTCAAGAATCTGTTCACGACCAAGAGTCGCAGAAGCAGAAGCAGATTGGAAAGATGTATTAAAGCAATTTAAAGTAGTATTAAGAGTATTTTTACCAGAAGCATCAATACCAGGAATCTGAGTTGGGAAAAGTGATTTGCTCATATTAAGATGCTGTCTTTGGGCAATGCCAGAAGCAGATCGTTGAGCACTAAAATTAGTCGCCTCATCATATGGATCAGCATCCCAAGTAGGATTGCTACCACTATTGTCTACTGGTTGGAAGTTTGGTGTCCACTTGCCAGTAGAACCAGTATTCCAAACTTTATTGTTTGCAACCATAGTTACTGATTCAGTAGCATTTCCATCGATGCCAATTTTGTAAGAAACTTGACTTACAAAGCATCCAGAAACAATACAAGTAGAACTTGGAACTCCAGAAGCAGCTTCTTGAGTATCGTCAGTAATAGAAAGAGCAAGAATTGCTTTCTTATTAGATCGACCAACCAAAGTAGAACTAGAAGCACCTTGAGTTCCAAGATGGTACAACAATGGAAAACCATCGAGTACTTTTTCAAGTGTAACTTCTACATCTGCAACGCCTTCAATGTTTTCATAGATTGAAATCATACCGATTTCAAAAACTTGTTGAAGATTAAAAGTGGTATTAATACCAACAGATTGAAGACCACGAACTTCTTGGTAAGTGCTGCTACCATCTGCTGCGATACCTACTGCTTGACAAGCGTAAAATATTCTTCGATTTGCCATTTTATGAATCTCCCATATAAAATTCTGTCCAAAAATCAACCCTCATTTAATTAATACACCAATTTAAAGAGAATCTATTGAGAAAGTAACTCTTATGCTAGATCTATACATAGGTGGGGCAGCAAACTGCTCTTGAGATCTAATTTTATCAAAAGATATCAGCTTCCATTGATAATCAGTTGTTATATCTCCATAATTTAATCCAGATGGAGCTATTTGCCCATCATATGTAAGCGGGTATTTTTGATCGGCTAAAAGTTTTGTCTTATCTATACCCCAAAATCTTTTTTCCCATTGATTAATAATAACATCATGAACTTGCCTTCTATCCCAAGGTGTTTCTGCAAAAACATGCATTAATATATCTTGTTTATGAACCCTATTAATAGCTCCTAGCTCATAAGGTGTCATGCTCACGGATGGCAATGTTTCTAAAACTATGGCAGGAAGCTGTATTCTATTTAGGGAAAGGACATCCCAAGCACCAGACCCTTTAGACGAAAATTGAACATCATCAACTCTAAAGCTGTCGTATTGTATAGTTTGAAACCAAGGTATATCAGCAGATACAATCTTTACATTTCTATAAGAATGTTCGCATTTAACTGTACTAGTTGTAGCTATTGGGGAATTAAAAATAATTTTTCCTTCGGGATAATTTATCTTATATCCAGAAGGTCCAGATGTATTTTTAGGTATAAAAGATGTGTTTACATATATACCACTAATGCTTATAGGCTGATGGGTATATTCAACTCCAGACTCCCACACCCAATCTGATCTAGCACCTTCCCAAACAGAACCATTTGCATATCTAGGATCTCTAGAAAGTCTCATCTTATAAGATGGTAAAGAATGTGAGCCAACTCCTGTCGGGTAAACTCCTGTTGGAACATAAATATTTGTAAAAGCACCAGCAGATAAAAATCCATTCTGCATAAACATATGGACAGATGTTTCTAATAGGTCTGAAGTTAAGGCATCACCATAATTTGTTACGCCATGAAATTTTATACTCATTTTAATAATTCCTCTAAGCCTTGTTGTAACTTTGCTAGCATGTCTACTTCTGTTGCAGCTAATGCCCTAGTTATCCAATTATCATCTATTGTTCCAGAATGATTTGGGTCTACCCTAAAACCCTTTGACATTTTTGGAGAAATCATTAATGCGTAACCACTTCTTGAACCCTTTAAAGGCGTACCCTTGTCTTTCATTACCTGATAATCAGCAACAACTATAGTGTCGCCAGCAGTCAATAGCCATCTTAGCCAATCTACAGTATTTCCATTTGAATCATAAGCCCCAAAATCTTTATCTAATAAAAATTCTATGCCACCCTTTAACAATTGCAATCTAACCCCGCCCAAACTTGCTGAAGTTGGTCCAAGTTTTGTAAGTTCAATTGATCCAGATATTGCTTTTACAACTCTTTCTCCAGCATTTTGTCCTGACCTAAAGCCAAAATCGTTTCTTAAATCTCCAATATCTAAAGAGTAGTATGTATTATTAGGGTCTTTTCTTAATTTGTTTTCAATATAGGCAATAAGACTTGGCCTTATTTTTCTAATTAACTGACTGATTGTTCGATCAAGAATTGCTTTTAGTTCTTGTGCTACAGCTAATGCAAATTGTTGTTGGTTAAGCTCAACATTGTATCTAAAAGAAGCCATTTTAAGCTCCTATTCTATTCCATACAGCAACCCAATATCTGTTTTGCACTATGTTTCCTTGATCAATAGGCTCGCCAGCAAGTTCATATGTATATCTAATCATTGGCTCTAAGCTTATTTGCATAATCATTTTTCTTGACTGCAAAACATTTGCTAAATCTTTTATATATCCCTTGGTCTGAATTGTTCCTGCTGGATGCTGTATGTTTGCTGGAATTTTAACAAACCAATCAGAAGGGCTATTTGATATTAAAAGCTTTATCGGAGTTGTTGTTTCTGAAAAATGATACCCCCTACCATCACACATAGGGCAAATACTGTTATTTGGAAATGGCATAGGTCCACCATTAGTCCAATGATTTGATGACTTATTTCCAATTGGATCTATAACGCAGTTAACACAAACATTTGGAAGTGGAGGATAAACCAATAGGCAATCCTTGCCCAATTGATCTATTAGGTCATCTATAGCATCTTGAGCTATTTTTTTGACATCATCAGATAATGTAAATAATTTGCCCATAATGTATAATACACCACTGATAATTATACAATTAAAGCTTCTTTAAAATTAAATAATCGTCTGATGAATTAATTACACTAAGTTTTTCAGATTTTTTATAAATATCTGCAACTTCTTGGTCTGCATTGACTATAATTAAGCAGTCCTTAGACCTTAAAAATGTTTCTTGTTTGACCAATGAAAAATCAATAAGTTCTTGAGACAAGCCTTTATAGTTAATCAGTAGAGTTCTAGGGTTCTCTTCTGGTGCTTGAAAATCATCTTCTTTATCTGTAAGAATAAAGTTTTCATAGCTAAAATTCTTTATTGTTGTTTGTAATTGCTCTTTAGATTTATTTTTATATTCATCTACTCTAACTACTCCAAGACCCCTTTGGCAAAGAGCAATGGTGGTTTGTAGACCTTCTGAGCTTATATCTAAACAATACGAGTTGCTTGCTGCCCAAACAATTTCTCTTACTGCTTCAACTGAAAGCCCACCATCAACATTAGGTAGAGGAACATATTGCATTCTAAGTCTAAGAATGTTTTCTTCAAATGTATAAAGAAAAGGAACAATATTTTCTTTTTCACAAATATAAGAAAACTCTGCACCTTCTTTGTAATCATCTAGAACTTTTTGTGCAAAATCTTTGCTAACAAAATATAAAGGTGCATCGTCTAGTTCGTCAATATCTGCAATTTTATAAGAAAGTTGAGAATGCTTTGTCTTTAGAGATGACTTATTTATCTGATCAAATATAGTTATCTTTGCTTGACCTGTTTTAATTAATGGCCAAAAATCAATCATTATATTTATATTTTTTTCTAGCCTTAAATTACCCTTACATATTAACGCATAGTCATTTCCTTCTGCGATAAATTTTTCTAATACAGATTTTAAATTTGCACCCAACATATATTCTTTTTCTTTAGTCCATTTAATTTTTTTAAATGATTCTTCAGTAGTTACACTTTCTCTTCCAATAACATAAGCTTTAACTTTAATTGCATTTTTTTCTGAAGAGTTTATTGGAGTGGGATTGCCAATAAATTTAGCTGAATCAGAAATTGCTTTAAATAGCTCTTCTTGCGTTACTTTACCACTAAAATAATTAATTACTTCTCTATGATTCCAACCAATTTCTGTCCAACCAACAATATAATTAAAAATTCTATCTACAACAGATAATGGGTATGGAACACCTTTTGGTCTGCCAAATCTATGTATCCATTTTAAAAATGTTAGACAAACTGCTTTGCCACCATTCTGCCTAAACTTTTCTTGAATGTATCCTTCTTCAGAACCAAATCCACGAAATGCTGGATGAAATTTTGGCCAAGCATCTTTTCTACAGCAATAAAGCCCACCACCCTGCATTGGAATTTCAAATTCTTCTTCTGAAATAGCTCTAGGATCATTGCCCCAAGTTCCATACATATGACCTCTCCAGCCTGGATCAAAATGCGTAGATGTGCTTTTTTGATCATCGTAAAGAAGTGGTCCTTGAATTAAATTTTTTGTATTTTCGTTTTGCTTTAAATACTCTTTAAGTTTTTTAATTGAGTCTTTGACTAACAAAACATGGCAATCAACACACATAACAAACTTACCTTTTGCAAGTTCAAATACTGCATTTTTAGCTGGTGCTGTTCCCTGACAATCAGGTCTATGATAATAGGAAGCACCAACACTTTCGCACAATTTTTTGGTGTCTTCACAAAGTTTTGGCTTTGTATCTACTACTAAAAGCTCAACACCTTCTAGATCATGATAAGCTTTTAGAGATTGAAGTGTAAAGTAAACACCATCGAAATCATCGTATGTAGGCATACCAATAGTTAAAAACATAAATCCTCCTTTAGCTTCCTAAAACTTAAATTAAGCCTGTTTTGCAACAAACAATCCAGATAGCTCAACTGAATAAACATTGACAGCATCCAATGGAACAAATCCATTTTCAAATACTAGTTCTTGACTTGCTGCCAAATTATATGATGTAGTTGTATCAGCATCTTCACCAAAATTCAAGTGCATAATTCCAGTAGAATTGTTTTTAAAGTAAAAATAATTTCTTCCTGATTTTGCAGGGAAGATTTGTTGGCTAATTCCTGTTGCAGCAATAGCACTAGAACCATCTTCAAGACTATCGCTCATGCTAGTATCTACATTGTAATAGCCAAAATTTCTACTTAAATTTACTGGTTCAATATCAGAAAATGTTCTAACATCAACCCTATTGTAAGTAGTTACTTCTCCAGAAGGATGCCCTTCAGTTGGTTGAATAGTTGAAGATCCAATTTTAATCACACCGCTATTAATTATATGATGAGTTGCCATCTACCTACTCCTTATCTTGGGAAAAATGTTCTGCCTTCATTGCTAGTATAATAAACTTGATCTCTAGAACCAGCAAATATTCTAAACGGACTCATTATAGCAGCACCAGCTACTAATCCAACTCTTGCCGTTTGATATTCTAGTTTAACTTCTTCGTAAACAGAACACCAACCCTTTTCTAGTAATTTCATTCTACCATCCATAGTTCCACGCAAGTCAATAGAAGAACTACCATCTCTAATAGCAATTCCTTGACCAACAGCCCTTCTTGTCTCGCCACGCTCTATTAAACATGCTGATTTTATAGTCACTAAATTTATAAAGTTGTCATCTCTAGTAGTCGCCCTATCTACTGGACTAGGATTAATTGTAAGTGCTTGAATATCAACTTGAAAATTATTTGCAAATCTTAATTCTGAAGTAACTAGTTGAGCAGCAACAGCAATTACTTGCGTAAGTCGTTTGTCTGTATAGAGTTGTGGAGAAACTAAATCGTCTAGTAAAACTCTCAATAATGTTATGAATTCTGCTTGCCAGTACATAATAGCCTCTATGGTTAGAGTATTGTTTCAATTAATAATACACCATATTTTAATCGGTAAATGGTGGCACTATAACTATATTGCCAACAGACAGCGTAATTATATGGGTATTAGATAATGTAGATCTAAATTCATATGACCACCTTCCTGCCCCAATTTGTGCTAATTCTTCATTGCTAAGTTCAATTCTTAAAGATGTTCCATTAAGTAGCTGTGCTCGTTTAATGAATGTTGGTCTAGAATCAATCATAAAGTCTGTAGTAGAACCAGTTAGATCTGGCCAATCAACAGAAGTTATGTCTATCGACCTTGATTCTTCTGTTAAGTAGTCATCTGTGAGTCTTAGTTCTATAGGATCTTCTGGATTAATTGGTATTGGATTTGTTAATGCTGGAACTCCTACTCCAGAAGTAGCACACCTTGTACTTACTTTAACATCTACATTTTCATATTCTTCTGGATTAATTGCAGTAGCACCTAAAAGTTCAGACCCACAATAAAACTTAATCGCACCTCTAAATGATGTTGGTATTATTCCAGTAAATAGATAATTTCCGTTTGTAAGATTTACAAATCCTGTTGAATGTGAAACGCCATAATTTGTTCCATCACCATTTATTAATTGTGCATATATGTTTTGACAATTTTCATATCTTTTTCCCAAAGAAAGACTAACCCCTAAAGTAAATCCTTCTGATGGATTAGGATTTAAGTTAGATGTAAATACAGCTATTTCATAACCAAGATATTCTTCTGAAGTAGGCGTTGGCGTAGGAGTAGGTGTAGGCGTTGGGGTAGGTGTCGGTGTTGGAGTTGGTGTAGGAGTTGGCGTTGGAGTCGGTGTTGGAGTTGGAGTCGGGCTAGGTGTAGGACTCGGTGTAGGTGAAGGCGTTGGGCTTGGGCTTGGAGTCGGACTAGGCGTTGGCGATGGACTAGGTGTCGGTGAAGGCGTTGGGCTTGGGCTTGGAGTCGGGCTAGGTGTAGGACTCGGTGTTGGACTAGGCGTTGGGCTAGGCGTTGGACTAGGTGAAGGTGTAGGGCTAGGCGTTGGACTAGGAGTCGGACTAGGAGTCGGTGAAGGCGTTGGACTTGGTGTAGGCGATGGCGTTGGACTAGGAGTCGGGCTAGGTGTTGGACTCGGAGTCGGTGAAGGCGTTGGCGAAGGAGTCGGGCTAGGTGTTGGGCTTGGTGTAGGCGATGGCGTTGGACTAGGAGTCGGGCTAGGTGTTGGACTCGGAGTCGGTGAAGGCGTTGGACTAGGGCTAGGTGTTGGACTCGGAGTCGGTGAAGGCGTTGGACTAGGACTTGGTGAAGGCGTTGGGCTAGGCGTTGGACTTGGAGTCGGTGAAGGCGTTGGGCTAGGTGTAGGCGAAGGCGTTGGACTAGGACTTGGTGAAGGCGATGGACTAGGGCTAGGACTTGGTGAAGGTGACGGACTGGGGCTTGGGCTAGGCGATGGCGATGGACTAGGGCTAGGACTTGGTGAAGGCGATGGACTAGGGCTAGGACTCGGTGAAGGTGACGGACTGGGGCTTGGGCTAGGCGATGGCGATGGACTAGGGCTAGGACTCGGTGAAGGTGATGGACTGGGGCTTGGACTAGGCGATTGATTAACACACTCCCAATCAACACATATTTGACCTTCTGCACAAGGAGTTGCACAACCCCCACAATTTTCAATATCTATTCTTATATTTATGCATATTCCATCACAACAATATTCTCCTGATGCACATTGAACTCCACAATCTCCACAATTTGAAAAATCTGTATTTAAATTTATACATTCACCAAAACAACACACTTTTTCTGCTTGATCACAACAAACTCCAGAACAACAAGAACCAACACATGGAAAAGCATCACATGCACCACAATTATTAGGATCACCCATAGTGTTTGTACATTGACCATTACAGCATTCTTCATCAGGACCACAAACATTTCCACAAGAACCACAGTTTTCTGAATCTAAATTTAGATCTTTACATTCTCCAAAACAACACGCATAGGGATCACCAAATTCATCACTCGCACAAGGAATATATGAACCGCCACAAAATGGACTGGTACATTCTCCCTCTATACATGTAGCAGGAGGAAGACAATCCCATGTACAAGCACCACAATTATCATTGTCAGTACTTATATTTTTACATTGACCATCACAACATGTTTCTCCTATAGCACAGACATTTCCACAACTGCCACAATTATTATTATCACCTTTAAAATATGTTATTTTTTTCTGTAAAGAAACTGGATTTACACAACATAGAGCAACTGAATCTAAAACGCATTGACCCTCACAACAAGTTCTTCCTGCTGCACAAACTACTCCACAATCACCACAATTAGCATTATCTATTGTTTGATCTATACAAATTCCATTGCAACATATTCCCTGACAAATAGTTCCACAGCTACCGCAATTTAATCTATCTGTTAATACTTCTTTACATATTCCATCGCAACACATTTCATCTTGAGCACAAGCAGTGCAACCACCACAATGTAATTCATCGCTTAATATATCTATACAGCTTCCGTCACAACATGCTTCTCCTACGCCACAGGTTACTCCACAAGCACCACAATTTGCATCGTTTTCTAAGATATCTATACAGATTCCATTACAGCAAGCCGTTCCAGTACCACAAACAGTTCCACAAGCACCACAATTTGAATTATCAGTTAAAGTATTTGTGCAACCATTGCCACAACATTCTTCTTCTTCAGCACAAGTAATTCCACAACCACGACAATTTGCATTAGTATTAAGTGTTACGCATTGCCCATCACAACAGAGTCTTCCTGCTTCACAAACTATTCCACAATCACCACAATTTGAACTATCTGTTAGAGGATCTATACAATTTCCATTACAACATATTTGACCAATAGGACAAATATTTCCACAGCTACCACAATTTGAATTATCTGTATTTACATTGACACATTGATTATTGCAACATCCCAAAGGGTATACGCATGAATTATTACAGACATCACATTCTGCATTATCTGAAACGCACTCTCCAGCACATGGATGAGTACCAGTAGGACAGGGAGGCGTACATACGCCAAGATTGCATATTTGACCAGGAGGACAAGCATTTTCACAACCAGCACAATTTGCTGCATCATACCAAATATTTGAACAACCACTATTACAACATGTTTCATTATTTTCACAAACTGTGCCACAAGTTGAGCAATTCCATCTTTGTAATCTAGGAACACATGCACCCCCACAACAATGTTCATCTGGAGCACATACATGACCACAAGTTCCACAGTTGTTTTCATCAGTCAAATAATATTTTTGAACACCATTACAACAGATTGTGCCAATTATCCAATTGTCACAACTGCCACAATTTTGATCATTTGTTAACAAATTTACACATTCATATGCAAATGGTCCTGGTATTACATCTTGAAAAGCACAACAAGTAAGACCTTCGCCACATGATGGAAAACAACCATCATCTCCTGATCCATCTGGTATACAATCATAAGTTACCTGCTCACCAAGAGTTCCAACCCTTTGAGGTGATGGTGGACACACACAACTACCTTCACTGCATGGGTTTACAAGAACCCAATATCCTGAGTAAGTGTCGAATGAATAAGTACAACTTTGAGAACAACTCATTTTAAACTCCTATATATGACCAACTGGTCTAAAATAATATGTTGTGTTGGGCAAAAGACCAGTGACAGTAATGCTATGTGTTGTAGTTAGTTGAGTATTTTCTATTGTTGAATTTTGATAACCATAATTTGGATAAGTCGATGGAGATAAAACCTGTGTTGTTCCATATAAAACACGACTAGTTAATGGTATCTCACTTCGCCAAGTAACTGTTACTGATGTTGTTGTTCTTGCAGAATAATCAATGTTGTAAATTAAAGGACTTGGAATAGTTGTAGGTGAAGGCGTTGGACTAGGAGTCGGGCTAGGCGATGGCGTTGGACTCGGTGTCGGTGAAGGCGTTGGACTAGGAGTCGGGCTTGGTGTAGGACTCGGTGTTGGGCTAGGCGTTGGCGATGGACTAGGAGTCGGGCTTGGACTCGGTGTAGGTGAAGGCGTTGGGCTTGGGCTTGGACTAGGTGTTGGACTAGGCGTTGGACTTGGAGTCGGGCTAGGCGATGGCGATGGACTAGGTGTAGGACTAGGTGAAGGTGTAGGGCTAGGCGTTGGACTCGGTGTCGGTGAAGGCGTTGGACTAGGAGTCGGGCTTGGTGTAGGGCTCGGTGTAGGTGAAGGGGTTGGACTAGGGCTTGGAGTCGGGCTAGGCGATGGCGATGGACTAGGTGTAGGACTCGGTGTAGGACTCGGTGTAGGTGAAGGGGTTGGACTAGGGCTTGGAGTCGGGCTAGGCGATGGCGATGGACTAGGTGTAGGACTAGGTGAAGGTGTAGGGCTAGGCGTTGGACTCGGTGTCGGTGAAGGCGTTGGACTAGGAGTCGGGCTTGGACTCGGTGTAGGTGAAGGCGTTGGACTAGGAGTCGGGCTTGGCGTTGGGCTTGGAGTCGGGCTAGGCGATGGCGATGGACTAGGTGTAGGACTAGGTGAAGGTGTAGGGCTAGGCGTTGGACTCGGTGTCGGTGAAGGCGTTGGACTAGGAGTCGGGCTTGGTGTAGGACTCGGTGTTGGGCTAGGCGTTGGCGATGGACTAGGAGTCGGGCTTGGACTCGGTGTAGGTGATGGACTAGGACTAGGTGAAGGCGATGGCGAAGGTGATGGACTCGGTGAAGGTGACGGACTGGGGCTAGGCGATGGACTAGGGCTTGGGGGCGATGGGGGCGATGGTGGTGGAGATGCAGGACAATATGGAAGAACAGTTACTGTTGCCGATCCAGAAAGCTCACTTTCTATTGTGTTTTGAAAAATTGTAACAGATGAAGTAACATTCGCCCCTAAACTCTGCCCTGTGCTATTAACAAAAGTATCGCTTGTTTCTAATTTTAAATAACCATAAACTGTATCATTAATGTTTTCTGGTATTACATTTGCAACTTGAACAAGAGAATACTGAGACAACATAGTTCCACTTGCTATAGTAGTAGATGTTTGTGGAACATTTACACCACCAGTATTAACACTATAACTTATAGTAATTTGAACTTGACAACTTGATGCACCAATACAAAAATTAGATTCGCCATCCCCACAAACTGTTCCACCACTAAGACACTCAGATCCAGGGCATCTACATGCACCATTTGAAAAACAACCAGCAGCACCACTGCCACATTGATTATTTGTCAAATCTGCTGCATAAGTATTTGGAAGTTCTTCTTCTGTACATGCATTTGAGGTTATGGTTGATTCACAAAATCCTTTAGTTTTAAATGGTCCTGCACTACCACTGTCAGACGGAAGACTATTTAAATATATCTTTTCACAACCAGTGCAACCACAAGATGAAGAAAATTTTGTCCACCCAAGAAAACAATCGCCAGTATTTGCACCAGCAAAAGCTTCTGCATCTGCTTTTGTGCTAAAATAAAATGTATCGCCATCTTCAACTGATGGACTGGGATTAGATGTTAAAAGTGCAGTACATGCTGTTGAACATATTAAATAATCTTCAAAAGGACAATCGCCACAAATTTGACGATTACAAGTATTGCTACCAACTTGCATTCCAGTTGCACATGAACCAAATTGACTATTTGCTGGACCAACAGAATAACATGCTGGACTATCACCACCAGGAGTTGCAGCCCAAACTAAAGCATTACATTCTTGTTGTGGTAGATTATTAAGACATTGACCACCACAACATGTTGCATTAGCTCCACAAGGAGCACACCCAGCACAATGTTCAGCAGTTCCAGTACTAACACACACCCCATCACAACATATTTGATTAGTCTGACATGGAACACCACACCCACCACAATTGTTCCAATCTGTGCCATTTACATTTATGCAAATACCTATTGATTCATTAAAAGGACAACATGTCCTTCCTGCTAGACAAGGCTCACAACCATTCCTTCCTGGTCCAGTACCACCACAATGTGCATCAGTTTGAAGTGTCACACATTGCCCATCGCAACATCCTTGCCCTGCTGGACAACACACCCCATTGCAACCTTCTTGCCCTGCTGGACAACAAACTCCATCGCTACATGACTCCATTGCTGCACAACATATTCCAACGCAACAAGGGCCAGCACATGGAGGGGCATCACATGCACCACAATGATTCTGGTCTTCATTAAGATTTGTACATACGCCATTACAACATGCATTAACTCCATTGCAACTTGTTGGATTACAAGTAGTTGAAGTTGTTGGTGCAGCAGTACTTGAAGTTGAAGTTGAAGTACTAGTAGGTGCTGGTATACAATTATAAGTAACTGTAGGTTGAGACACTTCGGTTGCACTAGCTGGTCGTTCTCCATCGCAAATACAACCGTACAAACATGTTGTGCCTTCCATATAATAATACATTCCTGGTGAAATTTCAGACAGATTAAAAGTGCAAGAACTAGGAGAACATAATGGTGCTTCAGTAGTTGATCCTTCAGCACAACCTTCAGTAGTCCATCCACAACCCATATCACAATTAGTACCATTAGAAAGAAAACCAACAATCTGACATGTAGTACTTCCTTCAGCACAATTACCAGAACATGTTCCAGTAGAATATATTTGTCCTTGTGAGGTTGGCAAATTTGCAAGTATTGGATTTAAATTTTCATCTGATATTGGTGGTGGTGATACACTACAATTACAACCACCAACCCCATAAACCTTCAATTCTTCATTCTCTTCCCAAATTAAATTCCCATCTTTTTCTGTTGCAGTATAGGAACATGCCCCCAACAGTAAAAGTTCTCCCTCATAAGATGGTTTAAAGTTTATGTTTAATGGATCAATACAATTAGACATTTTTTAATCTCCAAATGCTGGCGTGATAATTAAATTGCCAACACTAATTGTCACAGTATGACCACTAGGAAAAATAGATCTAATTTCATAAGACCATCTTCCAGCACCAATACTTTGTAAGTTTGTGCTGCTAAGTTCAAGTCTTAAAGTTTTGCTATCAATATAAGAAATTGTCTTTGAAAAATTTATTTTGCCATCAACATAAAACATTGATGTTACTTCACTTAAATTTGGATAATCATCAGAAATAAAGTTTATACCCCTACCATCTATTGCATAATAATCATCTGTTAATCTTAAGTCTAATGTTTCGCCAGCATTATATTTTATGTTGTTTTCTGGTATAGCAACTGGCGTTGGGCTAGGCGTAGGAGTCGGTACTGGCGTTGGTGTAGGCGTTGGCGTAGGAGTCGGTGTTGGACTCGGTGTAGGCGTTGGTGTTGGCGTAGGAGTCGGTACTGGCGTTGGTGTAGGCGTTGGCGTAGGAGTCGGTGTTGGACTCGGTGTAGGCGTTGGTGTTGGCGTAGGAGTCGGTGTTGGACTCGGTGTAGGCGTTGGTGTTGGCGTAGGAGTCGGTGTTGGTGTTGGTGTTGGTGTTGGTGTAGGCGTAGGTGTTGGACTAGGAGTCGGACTAGGTGTTGGCGTAGGAGTCGGGGTGGGAGTTGCACCACCCAAACTTCTAAATCCAGCTTGATAATATAATTTTCCATCTATAGTTAATGTTGGCTGGCTTATTCTTGGGTCTGTAACACTAATTGAATAAATAGTAGGTGTCGATGGTGTGGTTGATGATGCACTATCATAAGCCTTTATCTTCATTAAAGATGCAACTCTATCTATTCTTGCAGCTATACCATCAAATCTTCCTCCAGCAAAAACCAAACCTATAATTTTTTTAACGCCATTAATAACTTTAACTAATGCAGATCCAGAATCTCCAGAAAAAACTGGCCAAAAAGAATTATTATAACTAGGCTGATATTTAAATTGTATGCAATCAGAATATGAAACTCCAGAAACACTAGATCCTCTTATATCGTCATAACCAATTGTAGTTGAAAAACCTATAGATTGTATTTGTAATTTACAAGTATTCCAACCTTTTGGGCCAGTAGTTCTACCAGTACTATAAACTTCTGTTGGATTAAATAGTAAATCATCTATCTCTTCTGTTGTTGCAAAAGGATATTCTAAAGAATAACTATCTGGATTAGTTGTTGGGGTATGAATATGATTAATATGACTTATATTTTCTGGATAATAAAGTGCAGCATCAATATAGTTAGCATTTGTTAAACTAACTGGATAATATCTTTTAGTAGAACCTATACGGATAACTTTTTTAGTGCTGTCATTATCAAAACTAAAAAGTCCTGGTCTATGTTTTTTTTTGTCAATAAACCATTCTAATTCATCATAAATATTATATGTATAATCTAATTCTTTTTGTGTGTCTCTATCTGATGCAATTATGAAGTCTGAAATTGCAACATGTGCATTAGTAACACCAACAACTTTATTGTCTATTTCATCTGTTGCCCAAAAACCAAGCGTTCCAACATTAGTGTTTATATAAGGTTTTGTTGTAAACCAACTCCCAGAATATTTATCTGGAAAACGAGATATTTCTTGACCACCTTGAAATGGTGTTATCATACCATAACTACCACTTAATCTAGTAACATTTGTATTTGTAGAAGTAAAATTAAAATATTCTAGTGGTTGACCATATAAATCGTTGTAGCAAGCTAAACCTTTTATGGGTTCTGATTCTACAACATCTGTTATTATGTCAATACCATCTACACGAATAGTTTTTGGAAGTATTTCATTGTTTCCTAACTCATTTTCATTTAATTTTTTTATTACATTAAAAACAACCCCAACTTTTCCAGTGTTAATATTATTTGTATGTTTAAAACCAAAAGAAACACCATGAACATCATCTGGTGTTAAGTCATATAATTCTTGTATTTTATTCTTTATCTCATCAGTTAACTTCATTATTATTCCCAAGCAATATAAATTACACTCATGCTTGAAGATGGACTAGTTCCATCAGAAGGCATTGTTTCAGAACAAGTATTAGCATCTAAAACCCAAGTAGCTATTTGATTAATAGTTTGCATTTTATAAACACATCTCCCATAACAATCAGCACATTCTATGAGCAACAACGAAGCTGCATTTACTGCTGCACCAACATAATTTGGTGGATAAACAGCACCTTGATCTGGAGCACAATCACATGCCATAAACAAACCCACTTGTATATATGTAAGTACACTCATTGCTATTTAATACAGTGTATTGTACAGCAACAATGGTGTCGTTTGTGTAAATAATCTCATTCTGCATTGGCAGTTTCCTTTTTATTCCTTTTGAGTTCGTGTAATTCCCTAGTGTTCAACAATATCTGATTAAGTATGTCCATAGTGTTTTCTTGGCTTTTGACCACACTTTCTAGACCATTTTCCAACCTATCTATAAATTTGATGTGTCTATCATGCAAAGGAAGGATGATCTTCTCACCCAACCAAGTAGATGCTCTATAGGTTGTCCAAACAAAGAATATTAAAAAGCTGCAAGAAACACCTAATCGTTCAATTAATAGGATAAAGTCTTTATCATCCATTGTTCTAACCCCCAAATAATGTAGTTGTGCCTACATTAAATTACACCTGTCACTCCAACTTCTGTGGCATTCTCTACTACCTTTCTTTTTTCTGCAAAGGTGCTAGCTAAGATTGAACGAGCTTGACCATATTCTAAAAGAACAGCGGTCATTTCTTCTATAGACGAGAAAACAACAGGCGTATTATCCATGCTAATTAGGTTGGGAAGTTCTAGGCCCAATGCTGCTGCCTCTTTTGCAAGAGAAAATACACCCACAAGAAGTGCCACATCAGAAGGTGAAATGCCTAAACGATAGCCACGACCAGAATCCCAACCAACTTTTTCTAAAGCTGCCCATTCATTGTCTATATTTTGAAATGACCACGCCTTTGCTTGAGAGAGAGCATCTGGAGGTGCAGCAGCTATATAATCCCATGTTTGATCAGCAAGCTTAGATATAAATTTGCCAATTTCTGAGTCAAGTAAAACTGGCATGGTTATATTTCTTGAAACACCATCTGAATTTGTTTTAATCAGATTGATGTTGTATATGTCCTCTGTTGCTATTCCAGAGTTATCTATCCTATTTGTCAGTATGATACTTAAGCTTAACATTTTTGCTCCTATGCTTTTATGATGAAATTAACAACTATCGCTGGTGGAATAATCCCGAATGCAGTTCCACCTCCAGTACTGGAATTTGTAACTGTATGATTATGATTAGCACTTTCAGTTCCAGTAGTAGTACCATGACTATGATCTTGATGTGCTCCTTGCGTATTAGGGGTTCCATTAGCACTTCTATTCGTGCCATCTCTTAAGCCATATGATCCAAACGATCCCACATTTCTTCCCCAACCATGCGTATGATCAGCAGACACTGTACCACTTGTTCCTGAGTGTGTATGATTAGCGGTTTGCGTTCCTACTGTGGCTGTATGAGTATGAGAAGCCATATTAGCTTCAGATAGTGTTGCGGTTTCTGCTCCTACATTTGACCCTAAAGTTCTAGTGGTTAAAGAAGTGCCTGTTCCTGCACAAATTGGAATCCTGCCTCTCATATCAGGCAAAGTAAAAGTGTCATTAGAATTGCCAGCACCAAAAGTTGTTCCTATTACTTTAAATAAATCGCCATAAGCTTTTCTGCTAACAGTACTTCCATTGCATAAAAGCCATCCGTTAGGAACTACAGATCCAGCAAAAAATCTTATAACACCAATAGGAGTAATGGATGATTGTAAACCTTGAAAGGAGCTACCTTTAGGGGAGTTAGTTGGTATCGAATTATAAGAAAAAGATCCAGCCAATTTTCACCTATATCTTTATAATAAAATTAACAACTATGGATGGAGGCATAATACCAAATGCTGTTCCACTTCCAGTATTAGAATTAGACACCGAATGGTTATGGGTAGCACTTTCTGTTCCTGTCGTAGTAGCATGAGTATGGTTTTGCTGAATGCCACCAGTATTAGGTTGACCAGAACTACTAGCTGTTCCTGAGTCCATTAACCCATATGAACCAGATGTACCCGCAGTATGAGAAAAGTTGTGTACATGATTTGCACTTTCACCTCCACTTGTTCCTGTGTGTGTATGCGTAACACTTTCTGTTCCTACTGTAGTTGCATGTGTGTGAGAAGGCAAATTGGTTTCTGCTAATGTCGCTGTTTCTGAACCAAGAGTTGCTGCTAATGTCCTTGTGGTTAAACCAGAACCAGAACCAACACCAATAGGTAGTCTGCCTCTCATGTCTGGTAAAGTAAATGTACTATTAGAATTTCCAGAACCATAAGTAGTGCCTATAATTTTAAATAAATCGCTAAAAGCTACTCTACTCACAATACTTCCATCACAAATCAACCATCCAATTGGAGCAACAGAACCAGCAAACATTTCTATTACACCAGTCGGTATGATTGGTGTTTTTATAGGCTCAAAAGAACTACCTTTAGGGAAGTTAGTGGGTATCGAATTATAAGAAAAAGATCCAGCCAATTTTCACCTATATCTTTATAATAAAATTAATAGCTATTGATGGGGGCATAATTCCAAATGGCGTTCCACTACCTGTGTTTGAATTGGTAACTGTATGTGTATGCGTAGCACTTTGAGTTCCGAATGTAGTTGAATGAGTATGACCAACAGAATTACCACCTGTTTGCGGTGTTCCCGAACTACTAGCAGTAAGCGAATCTATAATACCATTTGTAGCTCCAGTAGTTCCTATCGGTAAACCATAGCTATGTGTATGATTTACACTTTGACCACCGCTTGTACCTGTGTGAGTATGATTAGCACTTTGTGTTCCAACTGTAGCGGTATGGGTATGTGGTGGAAGATTTGTTTGTGCTAATGTTACTGTCTCTGCACCCAAATTCGCCCCTAAAGTTCTAGTTGTCAAAGATGTGCCTGTTCCAGCACCTATGGGTAATCGCCCTCTCATATCTGGTAATGCAAATGTAGTATTGGAATTGCCAGCCCCATATGTGGTTCCAATAACTTTAAATAAATCGCCATAAGTCTTTCTACTAACAGTACTTCCATCACATATAAGCCACCCATTTGGAGCAGTAGAACCAGCAAACATTTGAATAATACCAGACGATATAGTAGTTTCTTGGACTGCTTGAAACGCAGAACCCTTTGGCGAATTGCTTGGTATCATGCCATAGTTAAACGCTCCAGCCATTAATAACTTCCCCCCATTACACAAACTTGCAATGCAGTAGTGCTAGCGGTAGTAGTAACACTAACGGAGGCAAAAAGTTTAAATGTAGATGGTAAAACAAGAGGGTTGGCAAAAGTCAATGTAGTAGTAAATCCAGCAACAGTAGTTGAAGGAGTTACAGCGGTCACAAGTATTTCTGTAAACAAATAAGCTGTAGTGCCATCCCATACCCATATGCCTACGATATTACCAGCGGTAGGTGCAGTAAAAGAAGTAGAACAAGCATTGACTTGGATGCTATCAATTCTTAGGCCATTGGTAGAAGTCGGCACAACTTCGATGATGTTAGCTGCTGCAAGGCTAGCCGTTGCTGTTGGGCCTCTAGTTGTACATGCTGTTTGTGCTGCAAGTGTTTTTGCAACAAAGTATGGGGCTTGAGGAAAAATAGGTGTTGATGTCACTGGCATAGTTATAAACCTCCAAAATTGTTAGCTAAGAAAATATCGCTTCCTGATGACTTAGAAGTTTGTGTACCCCAAGAAGGTGCTGCTGTTCCATTGGATTGCAATACTTGCCCCGCTGTTCCAGCAGCAAGAAAGCTTGTTGCACCAGATGCAGTATTGTAAGGTATCTGCCCTGCACCACCACCAGCGAGATTAGTTGCACTTAAAACACTTGAAGCCCATGATAATGTACCTGACCCGTTAGTTACAAGTGCATAATTAGCTGTTCCTGCATTCTGAGGTAAAGTTAGCGTATAACTGGCTGCAAATGTAGAAGGTTTTGCTATTGTGATTGTTCGACCATTACCACTATTTTTGATAACTAAATTGCTATCAGCTACTACTATGTCTCCACCACTAACATTTAAACCACCAGATTGAGTAACATATAAAAGAACTGTTGCATTTGAAGATCTAATTTCAAAAAGATTGTTGGTTTGACTAGTTGCTCCTTGGACAACAAGTGGAACTTGAGAACTAGAAGTAGCGTAAACACCTATATCATCTCCAGCTACAGCTTGATAAGTTAATGCAGCAGCCCCAGAAAGTCCCCCAGATACATTTTTGTATTGAAATTGCCCACTAGACCCCCCAGCAGTAGCAGCCGTTCCGGTTGTGCCTTGATTTCCTTGAAATCCTTGGTTTCCTTGAAATCCTTGGTTTCCTTGTTGACCTTGAAATCCTTGTGTGCCTTGATTTCCTTGATTGCCTTGTGAACCTTGGTTTCCTTGAGAACCTTGATTCCCTGTTCCTGTTATACCTTGAAAACCTTGATTGCCTTGATTGCCTGTTCCTGTTATGCCTTGAAAACCTTGATCACCCTGCCAACCCTGATCCCCTTGATGACCTTGAAAACCTTGTCTTCCTTGGAATCCTTGATCGCCCTGCCATCCTTGATCCCCTTGATGTCCTTGCCATCCCTGTTCACCTTGCCAACCTTGATTCCCTGTTCCAGTTAATCCTTGAAAACCTTGCGATCCATTGTTTCCTGATGCACCTTGCAATCCTTGTAAACCTTGTGAACCAGTAGTTCCAACGACACCTTGGTAACCTTGGTTCCCCTGAGATCCATTAGTTCCTGCTGCACCTTGATTGCCTTGCAAACCTTGTAGTCCTTGGCTTCCTTGAAATCCTTGGTTTCCAACAGTGTTAGAAAATATTTGCCAACCACCTGTTCCGTTATCTGTAGCGGGGTCTACTCCATTGTTAGCAACAGAACGAGTGGTCATATAAAAAGAACCATTCCGTTTTACCACATCGTTCTTTTTGTAATTAACAGCAAGATCCCAATCCCCTTGATATACAAAAGTATTTTGATAATCTGACAACACAACAGGAACTTCGCTACTGTTTCCAACCCAAACTTTTTGATCTACTATATTTATCCCTAATTCACCCAATAAAAGTGTAGCAGGAACAGAAGAAGATGTACTAGATCTTTTAATACGAATTTTATCTGGAGGTAGTGTTGTTGTGGTTGTAGTCGTAGGTGCAGCAGTAGTAGTAGTTGTAGTAGTTGTAGTAGTTGGTGCAGCAGTAGTAGTAGTTGTAGTAGTTGGTGCTGAAGTAGTAGTGGTAGTAGTTGTTCCACACTCCCCTGATGCTACTGTTGGTGCAGGTCCAGTACCATAATCTACAGTCCAAGTGCCAGTTAAGGTCGATGCGTAATAAAGTCTAGTGTAATCATTGTAGATTTCATACGACCCCATCATGCCATAGCCCATCTTCAAATTTATCTCGCTCACATGCTGCCAATATCCAGACATAAACATGTTGTACGAACTATTTACAAAAGTGTATGTTCCGTTAGCAACAGCGGTTCCAGCACCAGAAACACAGTATGGGTCAACTAAAGGTGCTGCTGTAGTAGTAGTTGTAGTAGTTGTAGTAGGTTCAGCAGTTGTTGTAGTAGTTGTAGTAGTAGGTTCTGCACATGCTCCTGCTGTAACTGTTGGTGCAGGAGCAGTGCCATAAACAGTTACCCATCCAGTAGTTGCTGGTGTAGCTGAAGCTGATGCACTTTGATATAATAAATTGCCCTGATATCGTAACATCCAAGCATAGTCTCTGTCACCATAGTCATTTTCATATTCTATGCTTGTGTTTACATCTTTTATCCATACGCTGCCACTTTGTGTATAGGTTCCATTTGCAACAGGGTTACCAGCACCAGAAACGCAAACGCTAGGCATTAGAATGCACCCCCATCTATATCCGCACCGATTATTGCCGAAGATGATAAGCTTCCAGCAAGTACTGCATTTGTTCCATCAAAAGTAAAATTTGAAGAACCAGCAGCATCGTTAGTTATATTTTTATAAACAACTTGATTAGCAGTTCCGGCAACTGGGCCAGTTACACCTTGGTAACCTTGATACCCTTGGTTGCCTTGTGAGCCTTGGTTTCCTGTTGTTCCAACGACTCCTTGAAAACCTTGCGAACCCTGTGATCCAGTTGTTCCAACGACTCCTTGGTAGCCTTGGTTTCCAATGGTTCCAACAACACCCTGATAACCTTGGTTTCCTTGTGATCCTTGATTACCAGTTGTTCCTACGACACCCTGATAGCCTTGTGAGCCTTGATTGCCTGTGGTTCCAACAACGCCTTGTAATCCTTGGCTACCTTGATATCCAGTATCGCCCTTATCCCCAGTTCTTGCAAAAGTGAGCAATACTTCATCATCATTAGAAAATGTTCCGATTCCAGACAGATAAGAAATTGTGACATCAAAGAAGCTAGGCTCTTGCTCTAAAGAATTGCTTATAGTGTAAAGTGCAAATACTGTAGAGTCATTTTTCTTGGATAATTTAAAATGACCTTTCATAGTGCTTGTTGAAGCAGCGATTGTAGCTAAGAACAGAGAAAGATCTATGTTTGCATTATTTGGATTATCATCAATTATAACATGCGTAGCTGATGCAAGAGAAGCATTATTAAATCTTATATAATTGTCGCCTGGATCATTGATTGAATAATTATTTGTATCTATTTTATATTCAACTGTTACACCGCCAAAGCTACCAGTTGCTCCCTGATATCCTTGGTCGCCTTGATTGCCATAATTACCTTGATCTCCCTGTGATCCCTGATCACCTTGATTTCCCTGTTCTCCTTGATTGCCTTGTTCGCCCTGCCAACCTTGATCGCCTTGATTCCCTTGTTCTCCTTGAAATCCTTGCTCGCCCTGTTCGCCTTGGAATCCTTGATTGCCTTGAAATCCTTGCTCACCTTGGAAACCTTGGTCGCCTTGATTTCCTTGGAAACCTTGCTCACCCTGATTGCCTTGTTCTCCTTGGAATCCTTGATCGCCCTGTGAACCTTGTTCACCCTGCCAACCTTGATTTCCCTGATCTCCTTGAAAACCTTGAAATCCCTGTTCTCCTTGATTTCCTTGGAATCCTTGTTCACCTTGAAAACCTTGATCTCCTTGACTACCTTGAAATCCTTGATCTCCCTGTTCACCTTGATTTCCTTGATAGCCTTGTTCCCCTTGATTTCCTTGAAAACCCTGTTCGCCTTGATTGCCTTGATTGCCTTGTTCACCCTGATTTCCTTGTAAACCTTGATTTCCTTGTAGTCCTTGATCTCCTTGGTTTCCTTGGAAACCCTGTTGACCTTGAAATCCCTGTTCGCCTTGATGACCTTGAAAACCCTGTTCCCCCTGACTGCCCTGATCTCCTTGGAATCCTTGTTCTCCCTGTGAACCTTGACTACCTTGATTTCCTTGAAAACCTTGAAAACCCTGTTCGCCTATTACCGGCACTACGCTGACAGTTGTTCTTACAAACGAATAATATGCGGTTCCTTCGGTATACCATTTCAAAGAGTGAGAATTACTATCATCGTTATTTGCATAAATCTTAACGATCATACGATTAGTAGGATCTATAGTCGTTGTTGTTAACACTAAATCCATTAAGGTTTCTACTGCATTAGTACTATCAGTCCACCCTATCATTGGAGCATTTGTTGATAATATTGGCCCTATTGGAGTTCCAGTAGAGTTTGCTAATTGTATTGTAATATAAGTTTGAATGTGGTCGTTTGAGGCTTGCTTTAGAAAGTGTTGGTGGAATAACTGAGATCCACCTGGTATAACTGAAAACCCTAATTGTGGCGTTATGAAACTAGCGATAAGTATATTGTCTGTGCTTCCAGCCAATGATGTTGTTACCATCTGTTGGGCTGTAGCAATTGGGGTTATAGAAAGTTCTTTATATCCAGCCACATCAGATGCTACAGAGTAATTAAAATAATATGTTTCCCCAGTAGACTCGCCTCTATATCCTTGATTTCCTTGGTTGCCTTGAAATCCTTGGTTGCCTTGAAATCCTTGGTTGCCCTGATGTCCTTGTGATCCTTGTTGACCTTGGAAACCTTGATTTCCTTGTTCTCCCTGATTGCCTTGTAAGCCTTGATTGCCTTGTAAGCCTTGTTGACCTTGAAATCCTTGACTGCCTTGATCGCCTTGACTTCCTTGAATACCTTGACTTCCTTGCGAACCATTAGATCCTTGAGGACCACGAATAGGACCAACATTTTGCCAATAAATTGGCGATGTTCCTGTGTATACAACACCATCTCCAGCAGAAGCTGTACCACCAGAAGGATTTGGACATGCTTGAGATGCAGTACCTTGCAATGTAGATGTAAGTATCCACATATCACCAAGTATAGAACCAGAAGTTTCATTGTTAAATATGTTTTCCCATGTTTCTGATCCTTGAATAGTTACTCCAGAACCAGATGTTCCTTGATATCCTTGGTCACCTTGACTTCCTTGAAAACCTTGTTGCCCTTGAAATCCTTGATTACCTTGTGAACCTTGTTCACCTTGGTATCCTTGTAATCCCTGTTCGCCTTTCTGAGCAATCAATGTCCAGAATCCTGGCGAAGGAATATCTCCAACATTACCACCATTAGCACCAACACGATACCAAGTTTCACCTGAGTAAGTTGCTACATCACCTATGGAGTATGATGCACCACCGCTATAAGCACCTGTGAAATTCCATAATGCATCTGATCCTTGATTGCCTTGAAATCCTTGGTTTCCTTGCGAACCTTGATCACCCTGAGAACCTTGTTCTCCATAATTACCTTGTGATCCTTGATCACCTTGATTTCCTTGAAATCCCCGATCTCCTTGGTTGCCTTGATTTCCCTGATCTCCTTGATTTCCTTGTTCGCCTTGTAATCCTTGGTTACCTTGGTCGCCTTGATTGCCTTGGGAACCCTGTTCTCCTTGAAAACCTTGATCACCCTGTGAACCTTGCTCGCCAATTTTTCCTGCAAGACAAATTGAAAGCGTGTTATATGTTTTAAATCCTGGGCTTAAAGAATGTGTAACGACTGCAACTATATCCCCTGTTGTGGGGTTATAAGAAGTTATTCTCATGTACTGTATAATATTATCAGTGGGTGCGTATACAGACAGTATTTGTCCAGCAGCAAATGCCAATCCTGTTGCTATAGGGCTTTGATAGTAATTTTCACCTACTGCTTGAAAATAATATTCACCTGTGTTTTGCGTAGTGCAAATTAAAGGTGTTGTGCCTTGATTTCCTTGGTCACCCTGATTGCCTTGCGATCCTTGATCGCCTTGATTTCCTTGGTTTCCTTGAAAACCTTGATTTCCTTGTAAGCCTTGATTGCCTTGAAAACCTTGATTTCCTTGCTCACCCTGATTTCCCTGTGAACCTTGGTTACCTTGCGATCCTTGTGAACCAACAAGTCCAATAGACAGAGTAACAAAATCTTCGTTATTTATTACTCCGTATGTACTAACTAGTGCCACATTAAATATTACATAACTTCCATCTTCAGTATCGTTTGTTGAAGTACCATCTACACAAGAAGTTATTTGATAAGTAACATATGTTGAAGGATTGGCTTGATCTGTTAAAGTTAAATAACCACTCTGAATACTTAAGAATAAATCATGTAAAGTAGTATTTATTCCGTATGGATTATCATCTACTTTAACTTGAGTGGCCGAAGTAAAAGGATCAGCATTAAAACTTATATAATCATTAGTTGGATCAAGATCTGTAAGAGTTGTTGTGTTTACCTTGTATGTCCAAGACAATGCACCAATTCCACGATCACCTTGAAATCCCTGTTCGCCCTGATTACCTTGCGATCCTTGATCGCCCTGAGAACCCTGTTCCCCTTGGTTTCCTTGAAATCCTTGATCTCCTTGAAATCCCTGATAGCCTTGATTGCCTTGATTGCCTTGATTGCCAGTATCTCCCTTATCTCCAGTTCTTGCAAAAGTTAAAAGAACTTCATCATTATTTGAAAATGTTCCACTTCCAGATAGATAAGAAATAATAATGTCAAAAAAACTTGGTTCTTCTTCTGTTGCAGAACTAATTGCATAAAGAGCAAATACTGTAGAATCATTTTTCTTAGATAATTTAAAGTGCCCCTTCATCGTGCTTGTTGATGCAGAAATAGTATTTAAATATAAAGAAAGATCAATGGTTGAGTTGTTTGGATTATCATCAATAATGACATGTGTAGCTGATGGAAGAGAGGAATTGTTAAATCTTATATAGTTATCGCCTGGATCGTTTATCGTATAATTAAGAGTATCTATAAGGTATTCAACTGTGACACCACCAAAGTTTCCATTTAAACCTTGTGATCCTTGATCTCCTTGATTTCCTTGCAGTCCTTGTTCACCTTGAAATCCTTGATAACCCTGATTTCCTTGATTTCCTTGATTTCCTTGATAACCTTGAAATCCTTGTTGTCCTTGATCACCTTGTTCGCCTTGGCCACCCTGATAGCCTTGTTCGCCTTGAAAACCTTGTTCGCCTTGGTCACCCTGATTGCCTTGATCTCCCTGATCTCCTTGATCTCCTTTTGCAGAAATCAATGTCCAAAAAGTTCCTTCTATGGGGGAATCACCAACATTCCCACCATTAGAATTTACACGATACCAAGTTTGCCCTAAATAGGTTGCTATATCACCTACGGCATATGCTGCACCGCCATTATAAGCACCTGTGAAGTTCCATAATGCATCTATTCCAGCTACGCCTTCAATTCCTTGAAAGCCAGTTATGCCTTGTAATCCTTGTTCTCCTTGAAATCCTTGTCTTCCTTGAAAACCTTGATCTCCTTGGTGACCTTGAAATCCTTGTCTTCCTTGAAATCCTTGATCTCCTTGCCAACCCTGATCACCTTGATGGCCTTGAAACCCTTGTCTTCCTTGGAATCCTTGATTGCCTTGATTACCTTGATTGCCTTGAATGCCTTGATAACCTTGTAAGCCTTGATTTCCAATTGTTCCTTGAAATCCTTGATTGCCTTGATTACCTTGTAACCCTTGATTTCCAATTGTTCCTTGAAAGCCTTGCAATCCAATTAGACCTTGATCACCCTGACTTCCTGCTCCAGTTAAACCTTGAAAACCAGTTATGCCTTGAAATCCTTGGTTTCCTTGTGAACCCTGATTACCCTGCGATCCTTGATACCCAGTAATATCTGCTGTAATAAAATTTTCACCATCAAAAAAAACGGCTTCTCCAGAGGTAGGTACTCCAGAAAAGTCGTCTTGGTCTTGTATTCTTGTTATGTTTCTTTGGAAGTGCATGTTTTATTTTCTCCAAAGATAAATACACCATATATTAAGTAATCGCTGGCCACTTTTTAATAGGACAATCTTGACCAGCCCAACTAGCTTTTACCTTTAAATTACAACCACACTTCGTACATGTCCAATTAGGGCTAGACTTATTTACTTCGGGGCATGTATCACAAATATCTAATCGTATTTTTACCTTATCTTCTGTTAAGGTTGGCATTCCAGTAGCTACATGTTTAGTTAATGCTACTGCAAAATTAGCTGCTTTTTCAAAAATTGTTGGTTCTTTAGCCATGATAATCTCCTTTAGTGTTTCAAATCCTTTGACCAATATAACAAAAAAAACAGTCCTCGTAAAGAGGACTGCTTTATTTTATTTAATATTTTAACACTATACTGCACCAAGAAGAACCCTTCGGTTATCAAGTACAGCAAAGCCGTGTTCACCAAAACCATACATACCCATCCTGCGTTGACGATGGAAAGTAGGATCTTCGTAAACTTCGATTTCTTGACGAACAGGATGAACAAAGCTGTCTTGTTTATCGAGGTCTAAGCCGATAACAATTTCAAGTTTGCTGCCTGGCATAGATGCACCAAGAGGTCCAGTATAATACTTCTGGAATTCTTGACCAACGCCAATTTCATCAAGATCGTGAAGGTTAACGCCAAATACCCTTGGAAGTGGAGTTTCTTCTTGAACGAAGATTTCCCTTCGGGTAAAGTCATCAACTTCACCAATCTGCCATCCACGAATGTCTTCAAGACTTTCTGGACTGATATAAAGGTCAGTAAGCTTACCACGATTAATCGAGGTACTATTACCACCAGTATTTCGCCTCATGGAAGTTTTGAGAAGAGCAACTAGCCTCTTGCTAAAGTAGCCAGCAGCAGCAACATCGTCATAAATGACAAGGCCACGACCAACGCCAGCAGCAAGAATAGTTCTCCAGCCATCGCTATTCATTTTACGAACAAAGGATGCTTCAAGAACTTGCATTGCTCGACCAATGATATCCCACCTTGCATCCCTAGCATAACGCAGGGAGAAGTCGATGGAAGCACCAACTTCATAGGTAGGAACCATTACATAGTCGCCTTCTACGCTTCGCTCAGGAATTTTACCCTGTGCAGGAATCGTATAAGCAACGAAATCTTTCTCAGTACCAGGAGCAAGAAAATCCAAAGGAAATTCTACCGAAGTACCAGGAGCAAAATTTACAGTTTCAAAAATATTGCTAACGATATCTCCGTTAACAATACCCTGACGAAGAGGGAGGGTTAAAGCTTTGGCCAATTCAACTTGTGCAGCACAAGCAACTTCATAATTGTTGCTGCCTGACTTTTTCAACAAGTCTACCATTTCTGGAGTTGGTGTCTTCATGGAACTATCTCTCCTTTTTTAAAAGTTATGCAGGAAGGTCAATATACACTTTTGCGAAACCACTTTCGTCTTTTGCAGTAGCAAAAGCCCCTACTAGTGGAGTAGCAACTACACCAACAGGAGAAATTACAGTTGATAGAACACCAGTTCCAACAAGATATGCTGGAGCACCTGGTGCTGGAGTACCAGCTACCGCATCAGTTACAACATAACCTTTGCGAAGTAGTGGGGCTTTTTCGCCAACTACTTGTTCATCTTTCATAAAGTTGCGATGCTGACGAGTCTGGTCAATGCTTACAAAGCTTGCCAAAGTCAAACCAGCTACTTTATATCCAGATGGATTTACAACTAAAGATGCAATTCCTGGAGTTTCGTTACCAACACCAGAAGCTTGAGTACCATAAACAAGAACAAGACCCTTGCTTACAACATCGTTGCAAACCAAAGAAATGTCAGTCTCAAGTACATTACGGTCAGATTTAAGAGCCATTAGTCTCTCCTTTTATTACTCTGTGGCCGATGTTTCTAAACCAAAATAAGACGCAATTTGCGATGCTACTTGCTTTACACCATTAGAACTTTCTGAAGTTGCAAGAGCAGCATCTGATTTAACTTCAGCAGTATCCAAGATAGATGCAGATGCTTTAACATCTGCTGGATCTTCACTAATTTCTACATTTTCACTTGGAGCTTTCTTTTTGTCTTCTTCTGGATCTTTTGCTGGTGCTTCTTCATTAACAGTTTTACCAGATTTATATTCAGACATTTTCTTATTAAAGTAATCAGACTGCATAGTAACTGCACTGGCAAAAGATTCGTCATTAAGAGCACTTAATGCAGAAACTACCAAAGTAGCTTCATCTTTATTCATGCCAAACTTTTCAATTACCATTTCTGCACGATTAGCTTGCATTTTTTCTTTTTTCATGTTGTTAAGTTCATTAACTACCATGTCAAGTTGTTTTTTCATGGCTTCAGATTCAGCCATCATTTTCTTTTTATCTTCCATATAATTAGCTTCTTCTTCGCCCATCTTTTCTTCTTTTTTAACTGCTGGATCTTCAACAGTATCTTCTTTTTCTTCTTCGGGCTTTTCTTCTGGAGGAAAAGCAGCAGCTACTTCTTCAGTAACTTCTGCAATTTGCTTTTCGATTTTTTCTTCTTCAATACTCATAATGATCTCCTTTGACTTTGTAGTCTCATCTAATTGGTACACCGAACTTGTAATAAAAGCTTCCGTTTCATCAAAAATAATACTTTCTGGATTGGCTGGCTTGCGTACAAGCCCCTTTCCAGAGAAGACAATGTTCTTTAAAACCCTTCCTATTTTGATATTATTAAAGACACCATTACCGCCATATGCTCGTAAATGTTTAGTTAGAAAAGCAGTCTTTTCATTTCTAGCAATTACTTTGGCAGTAACGCCATCATCCATAGCGTAATCAAAATTATTAAATAATGCTTCCATAGAAACAAACCATTTGTTGTTTGCTATGCCAGAGATTATATCATTCATCTCTTCTTGTTTTTTTGGATCTTCCCAAAATTTGTAAAGTACAGCAGAAGTCAAGATGTGAAACTTTTTAGGTAGTTCATCAACACTCACTCCTTCTGCCACATCATTGCCATCTTCGTCAATTACTTTAGATCCAGTAATATGTCCAATTATTTGTTTTTGATCATGCTCATAATTAAATGGCTTATCAGATGGAGTATTTCTTGCAGTCCAAACTTCTGCTTTATCAAACACATCATCGTTTTTATTCCAGCCAGTAGTAACTAAAATAGATTTCAAGTAATGAAGATCCATCTGGTTTTTATTTTCTGCTACTGCCCTAAGTGGCTTATTTAATAGGAAAGGATCGCAAATTTCTAATTCACATGTAGAAGAAATAGACATGCTAGAAATAATTTTTTCTTTAAGTCCGTCTTGTATTTCTGACTTAAAAATTGCAAATTCTTTCATTTGTTTTCTCCTAAATTAAAATAGTTTGTTATTTTGCTTAAAAACAAAACATTATCTATTTCTTTTTCAACATCTGCATTCTTAAATTTAAGAATACCATCGTCTACACTAAACAATTGCAATGTAAACTTATATGAATTTTCAATATCTTGATGCAAAAAAACTGCGTAAATATCGTCAACTTTCTTTTTGCCCATATATACTTCTACATCAGAAGTTTCTGTATCATATATTACTTTTATCTTTGGCATAGTATCTCCCTATTAAATACACCCAAAAATCATATATTCTTTTAATTAAAGATTTTTGCCCTTTTATAAACAACCCCATGCTTTCTTTTTCATTAATAAATTTATCTAAAAATTTTGGAAGTTTTTCGCTTTTATGTTCATGAGTAAATATAAAATTAGATTGATTTCCAAGTACTGTAATATAATCTTTTTTACTATTTTTAGCAAATTCTTTATACCAGTATCTTTCTAAAGTATCAATTGTGTCGTATTCAACAAATGGAGGCCAAAATTTTCTGGCAGATGAAACTGCAAAACAATTTGTTGCCCAAGCATCTGATGTATATCTATTATTCCAAATAAAAGTTACAGCACTAGCACCAGAAAGCATTTCGTTTTCTATAACATTAAAGCCATATTCTGTTATTTTTACATCTGCTGCTTGAACTATGCAGTATGAATCTGGATGATCTCTGAATACAGTTTCTAATCCTAGTCTTATGTTATGAGACTCAAAAAAAGATGTTGGTAGTTTTCCATTTTCGTTTGGAAAGCCTTTTCTTGTAATTAACTTTTGAATGATATCTTTTTTAATTAAATCTTCAAACAACCAAAACTTTCCATGTTCTGGAGAAGACCATATTACATATATATCTGGCTTAACCTTGAAAAATTTTTTATATCTTTCTATGTTTTCAATGCTATTACAAAATTCATGATATCTACGATATAGGGTAATCAGAATTATTGGTTTCATCTTGTTTGCCTATAAAATAAATTGCAACAGATGATGCTTCAATTTTCCTTCTAGTTTCCGTATTCGGCTGATTTCCTTCTTTAGAAATATAATTTTTAGTGGCTATAGATAGCACCTTATTTATATCGTCATGAATTTTCATGTCTGTATTAATAATCTTTGCTATTGTTTGCTTATCTACTTTTTCCAAATAGCTTAAATTACATAATATATGGAACTTTGTTTTTTCCAAAGAATTAAAATCTTCAGAAGATAGTTCTCTTATAGATTTCTTTTTTGATGAATGTAAAAAAGCTGGATTAACTAAATCAGATATAGATTTTTGAGCAGCTTCTGCCCAAGACATTATCTCTACTAATTCAGCAGCAGTCCTTGGTTTTATTTCTTTTTTCTTTCTTACTTCTTGATCTTTAACGCCAACTGGTCTTCCTTGCCCTTCAATGCCAATAGGTTTATCTTGAGATTGATTTGGATTTTGACCCATTGGAGGAACTTTTGGCGGTGCTGTTTCTTGAGAGGCTTCAACCCCAAAATCTTTTGGGGTAAGCACACCCATTTGTGCCCAAAGTTTTTTGATTTCTTCTAGTCTTTGTGGGTTGTGCCAAGGGCCAGCCTTCTTAGGCATTTGATCATTTTCCCTTTTCTTAAACTCTCTTTTTCTTCTAACACTTTCAATTTCTGGAACAAAGTTAAATCTTTCTTGAATTGCTTCTTCACTAATAATATCTCTATCAATTAAGTCGATAAGCAATCTCTTCTCTGCTGCTTCGTCTTGTAGTGTTTGATGATCAAAAACAACTTGAGCAGGGAACTTAAATCCCATTGCCTTCTGAACTACTTTTATTTCAGTTTCCCAAAATCTAGCTAATAATTGTCTGCCATAATCTAGTCTTTCAATTAATGTTCTAAGACTAATGTAATTGTTTGAAAAGCCTTGACCAGTAGGCAAACCAGTTAAAGATGGTGGTATACCCAAACCTGCAAAAATTGCATTTAAAATTGGCTTGTACTTTTCTTCACCTAAAAATTTAGCTACATCAGTAGATGTTTCTTTAAAGTCTAATTCTGGACCCCATATAAGATCGATAGATCCACCACCAACATTATTCAATAACATATCTGCAAGTCTGCCGATTGCATTTTCTGTTGGTAATATTCTATGTTCTAAAGAGCCTAATTTCCAAAGTCGAATATGACTAACCGCACCATCTAATGCTGCAAGATCTGCAAGCTTCATTTTCTTAAGCATCAACAAATCTTCTAAGATGCAATAGATCATTGGCTTTGCCCAAACTTGCCAATCATCTCGCTTGTAGTAAATAGCAACAGTTTTATCTGCTGGTAATGGAATTGATTTACCACCAGCAATACTTGGGGTGAAGTTTGATGTAGGTACTCCAGACAACATTTCTTTTTCTATTTCTTCTTTTGGATTCTTTAATTTTTTGGCAATTATTTCTGGAATTCTAACGCCATATCTAAATGCATTTGGCCCAAGAAATGGTGCTAACTCTTCTCCATATACTTCAATAGTACAAGGATTATAAATCGTGTATGACCAAGGAATTTCATTCTTAGCTGTAGCCACTGGTTTTTCAACAACTAAATCTGCTGCTGAACCTTTTTGCAAATTTTCAACTTCTGAGTTTTTAAGTTTTGCAGTGGATCGTTTTATAATTACATTTCCTGCACGATAAAGCATATTTAAAATACGCTCAGTTCTTTCTACCCCATTTACTTTTTTAAACCATTCTCGATAAAAATCTTGAATTTTTTCATTTGGATGAACAAGTTCTATTCCTTGACAAGCAAATTCTGCCATCATATCTATTACATTACGCACAATGCCAATGCGTTCATAAGCTTGCATACAAGCTAACATAATGTCTTTATCAAATAAAGGAATCTGCTCGCCTGGTCTAAAGAAATCGTAGTCTCTTCGATCAAACGATTCCCTAACTGAAACATGATTAGTGGCAACATTTTGAAAAGAATTACCAGCAACAGATCTACTTAATGAGTCTGCATGACTGGCTTTTGCGAATGCTTTTTGTTTTGATTCTGGATCATTTTCATCCCAAGTTACAAACATTGCTTTATCATTTGACATTGTATTTTCCCTAATCTGATTGCAATCGGATTACTCTATAGTGTTATTACACCTTGTGGGAACAACTATACCATAACCAGAACCATGATTGGTAGCTTTTTTGAACCATTCTGGTCCAATATACATTTCTTTATCCTCTGCATTTTGAGATGCGACATGCCTAGCAAACCCACCAGTATGAGTATATTCATCTTGAACTTCAATTCTTTGAAATGCTCTAGCTACCATATTTGCCATAAGCAATGCAGAATACCTATCTTTTCTTGTTCTGCTCTTTTTACCATCTGGATCTCTACTTTCTGGAGTATCCCATCTATCTCTACCCGATGGGGTATGAACATGAACAATACTAGAAAGCTCATCTTTTAGTTCTTCTATATCCATCACACAATCTTCTAGGGTGTCATACATATTAACCCTTCCTGTTGCCATATCTTCTTCTTGTGCAAGAGTCAATGAGATTGGGTCAAAGTATGGAAATAGCAAAGTCTTGTCTTCTAAATCTTTTCTTAATCCATGATTTGCTTCTACTACCCAGTTTGGATCAGCAAAATTTATCATTGATAAAATATGTTCACCACTTTTATCGTCTGAGTCTTTTCTTTTAAGTGGGTCAATTACTTTATAGATTGCTTTTTCTGAATCCTGCAATCTATTCGTATCTTGAAGTCCTTCCTCAATAGCAATACCTCCACCTTGACTATCCAAAGCTATGCGAACCATATTGGGAAACATCTTTGCTAAATTTCTTATTTTTCTACAGCAATAACTGTAAAAGTCTTTTTCATTTACAATTCCACTTTTCATTTTTTCTTTAAACGAAGATCTAGTTGTAGTCCAGCAATATACTATTCGTCTATGATCTGGATAAAGTGCCAAGATTATTACTGCAAAATTATCTCTTTCAGATGCTGGATCAATAGCCATAACATGCTGCACAGATGAATCGCCAAGAAGAGAAGCATGAAATAAAACTTCCCCACTAGGTAAAACAATTGGTGAACTTGGATTTCCAGAAACGCAAGATTCAATTAAGCTTCTCTTGAAGAAACCATCTGAATCAGTTGCAAATGTAGCACCATATTCAATTAGATAATTCGCCTTAGTGCTATTTATTCTTGCAGAAGTTATTTGTTTAGCATCCATAAAACCTGGCGGTAATATTTCCACAGGCAGTCTTATGATGGAATAATCTCTCCAATCAAAGCCATCTGGAACTGGGCCTTGAAATATTTGCTCCAACAAATTTTTGTCGCCATTACTTTCAATAATTCTTTTATAGTTAAACCATGTTTTATAAAAATGATTAAACGAGTAGTATGCTGTACCAGAAACTATGTTTTGATTGCTTCTAAGTATCTTGCTTTCCTGTGCTTCATCTTCATCAGTCCAAACCCCAAGCTGTTTCATCAATCTTATTTTTGCTTGCCTATGAACTTTTTCACTTGGGTTAGAAGATACGCTAGAGAAACCCCTTACCACATTTTGATAAATGTCTTCTCTAATAGAAGCGAACTCGTCACAAACTGTATAGTTAGCTCTTTGACCTCTAATCTTTTCACCTGTTCCCAATGGCAATGCCATAGCAACGCTTTCCCCAACAATCATTTCGCATCTATCTATATCTCGTCTTGGACCTTGATCTCTATTATTTCTACCTTTGCCAACACCACATATATCTCTATAGATAACCCCATTTGCCCATAGACCTTCCATGTATTCAAATATAACTTTACTCTGCCTAAATACTTTACCTATGATTGCAATCTTGCATCCTTGAGTAAACAAAAGTCTAAGCATAGAATATAACGCAAGGATATAACTTTTCCCTGCACCACGACCAGCGATGATCATTGGGAATGGTCTTTTCCAAAGCTCTTTTAAAATGATGTGTTGAAAAGGAAATATATCTATTCCAAACAGAAGCTTGCATGTAAAAGGAAAGTAGTCTGGATTTCTCATTATCTTTAGCAGATATATATCCATTCTTTCCATGTCTGCTTTAGAAATGTTTTTAAGAGGATGGATCGTATTTAATGGAACATCAACTATTCGTTGAATATCATTAATGTCTGTAAGAGGATTTACCGCAAGCATTTCCTGCTCAGAAAGCATCCAAGCTCGGTCTATTATCCTCTTTAACTTCTCTTGGTCCTTCATTTTCAATTACTCGTTTGAATATGGAAGAGGCAACTGTTTGCCCATGATTTTCACAAAAGATTATTTTAACCTTATACTTTAATTCTATTTCTATCAATCTTTTCAATAGGAAAAATGGATTAAGCTTTACGCTCTTCATCTTGTAGGATGGTATGCCAGTTCCTTTTGGGTATTTGATTAAGTCATCCATAGAGAATTCTAAAATCATAAATGCATATTTAAACGACTGCATTCTTTCTAGTTCTCTTTCAAATCTATCTTCAACTAAATTTGTTGCCAGTTCTGCAATAGAACCTTTTCTTTCTATTGTCAGTATGTCTTGATATCCCTCTATGGAATAATCACCAGTCTTTAGTGTTCCAGATACAGTTCCTTCACAAGCTTTTGCTGGCATAAAAGTCCAGCCGTTTTGCTCTCTCGTATCTCTGATTACTTTATACTTTATGTCCATTGATATCGCTTTCGACCATCTCTTTTACAAGGAGATCAAAATTATAGTGTGGTTTCCATTTAAGAACTTCCCTTGCCTTTGTTGATACACCACGAAGAGCATCAACCTCAAATGGTCTTTTCAGTGACTTGTTTAATGTGACATATTTTTCCCAATCGCCAAGTCCAGCAGCTTCAAATGATTTGTTTAAAAAATCTTCTACAGAATAGGTAGATCCAGTAGCTATAACAAAGTCTTGTGGGTTGTCTAACTGAAGCATTAAACGCATTGCTTCAACATAATCCTTTGCATGACCCCAATCACGCAGAGAATCTATATTCCCAAGTTGTAATTTATCTTTAGTTAATTTATTAACATACTTACCTATCCAAGAGGTTATCTTCCTAGTTACAAACAACTCTCCCCTTCTAGGCGATTCGTGATTGAAGAGAATGCCCGAACAGGCGTACAAGCCATAAGACTCCCTATAAATTTTAACCAAATTATGGGATGCCAGTTTTGCCACACCATATGGAGAGTTTGGAACCATTAAAGTGTCTTCATCTTGAAAACAATCTTTATTAATAAAATCTTCTCTGCTAATAGCAGTTTTAGATTCTTTTCTAATTCCACCAATAGGAATATAATAAGAAAAGCATGAACCATACATTTCACTTGTTGATGCCTGATATAGTCTTGAAGATTTTGAAAAATTCAAAATCCCTTCCAAGACATTAAGCGTTCCCTTCAAATCCACATCAATCGTGTGATGCGGTTGCGTAAACGAATCGCCCACATGACTCTGTGCTGCCAGATTGTAGATTTCCGTAGGGGTATATTTATAGATAGTGGAGAAGACAAATGATTGATCGCAGACATCGCCTCTTAAGAGAGTGAAGTTTTTGTGATCTGAACAACCATTAAGCCTTGCTCCATTATCTATTGACGACCGTCTTGCTACCGCTAAGACATTGTACTTTTTTGCCAAAAGGCTTTCGCAGAGATACGAACCATCTTGTCCTGTCGCCCCAAACACTAGTGCCAACTTATTCATCGTCTTTATCCTTTGGAATTAAAACTGGTAGGTCTTGACTACCATCATCAAATGTATGAACGCTAGTTAACTTCTTCTCTTCCTTTTTAGTGGCAAGCTTCATGGTTTCCATAGTACCACCCACTAAGTCACGCTCTTCCTCATTCTGAAGTTTTTTAATAATCGCCAAGTATGTTTCTTTAGATGACTCGATACGAGTAATACGCTGATCTCTAGTGGCTTTTAAGTCTTTGAGTAATCCCTGATGTTTCTCTTCAAGTTTAATAAATTCTGTAGACCTAGCCTGTTCAGAAGATTTAGCTGCTTGTATCTGTGTCTCTAAGCCGAGCACATATTCACGATCAGATTCGGACATGCCTTGCATATCAGGAAATCTTCTCATGTATTCTTCTTGCATTCTAATCAGCTTCGCTATCTCTTTGCCAGAGTTTCTTTTGCTTTTGGCATTCCTATGCATCATTATTTCAAACTTGATAACCAAAAATATTTGTGTTTCCTCAGTTACGAGAACATCTTCTCTGAACTGGGCCATGTACTTTACATACTGCTCTTCAAAATATTCTAACTCTTCCTCATCCATTTCCTGCTTAAGCTGCTTCCAAGCTTTACTACTTCTTAAATTTTTATGATTTTCATCGTTGAGTGTCTGTACAAACTCTTCAATTAGTACCACAGGCTTGAGCAAGAACGAGCTTAAGTCTTCTAACGATAAAGTTTCATGGTGCTTAGTTATATAATCACGATCAGTTCTATTCAGCTTCTTTCCTGCCATTGAGGATCTCCTTAATTGCTTGTTCAACTCTTTGCTTTTTTATTTTGGGAACAGACTCACCAGCTTTAATTCTAAGATATATTGAACGAAGTTCAACAGGAAGGTGCAAGTCTATTAGATTAGAACACTCAGAGATGTTCGCCTCATCTACAACAGATTGTTTTCCGTGTGCGTTCTTTTCTGTATCGTCTGAGATTGTTTGTATATCTAAGGGTCGCATTAAATTTTGCTTAGATGAATTCCTTTTCTTCCATGCCTTATACTTTTCGCAGTAATTGCCATCTGAACATTTGTTTGAATCATGACATAGTTTACATGGGGGATCTGTTCTATGATACTTGTCTCTCTTAAAATTTATAAGTCTGTTTTTAATGTGCGAATAAAGAAAGTTTTCTAAGGGGCGAGATGGGTCATAGCGAGATAAAGATTCAAGTCCAAATATGTAAGCTTCCTGCCTAATGTCTTCCACATCGTAATATCCGAAAGTAAATGTTGGAGCAAGAAGGTTAATTGCTTTCTTCAAAGCTAATATAACATCTTCCTCCTTTAATCCATGCGGATAATCATTCATCTTTTATGATGTTCTCTTCGATACTGGCTAACGCTTGTTCAATGGGGGGTGTTGGGGCTAACAGTTCTGGTTCTGGTAATACACACCCTGCTATCACCTTAATTCTTGTCTCTACTTCAATTGGCTCATCTTTGTTCATGGCATCACCATTTTCTGCGAAAATTGTATTAGTACATCTTATGTATGATACTATTGTTTCAATCGCATTGCAAGTGAGATTAAGCATTTAGGGGGCGAACAAGTATGGCTTTGGTAGTACATTGGGGAAAGTGTGGCTTGGTAAGTGGCAACGCCCCCCGCTTCAAACTACCCATTCTACCTATCTTAACATTTTGAATAAACCCCTGCCATTTTGACATGCCTGCCATTTTGGCGTGCCTAGACTGCCATATAGACAGACGGAAAACACGACATATGCCATAATGACAATTCTTTATTTATTTTTATTTTTATTAAAATATTTTCTTGATTATGTCGAATAATACCATAGGATAGTGGTAGTAAGTTATTTGTTTTTTAGATTCTACTTTTTAGAATCAACAAATAGCAAACAAGGAAAAGGAAAAGTATCATGAGCGAATTGAAAATTTCAGTAGAATTATTTTATGCTAGCATCGACAAGTTAAGCCGTAAGGCCAAACGCCTTGGTTATACCGATTTTGAAGATTTAGCTATTATGTCCGTTACCAAGGCCAATGAACTTTTCAACCCTAGTCTTGGTAATAAGTTTAATACTATTTTATACCCTTGTTTTAAGAATATTCTTATTGACGAAAATAGGCGTTTGAATACAAATAAGCGTCAAGGTAAAACAGTTACTATTACCAAGTTCGAAGATTCTGAAAATGGTAATAATATTGAATTGCAAGGCCGACCTACTAATACAATGGAAGTTTTAACTTTCCATCTTCGAGATGCTTACGATGCTGGTATTATCGACTTTACAGAACACAATATCTTGGCCTTAAGATCGAAGGGATATAACTTCGATGAAATTGCTCGCAAACTGGATATTAGCCAAGGGAGTGCTTTCGGTTTACATGCCAAGGCCATCGCAAAGATGGCAAGCTAGGCAAGGTAGTCAAGCCCCCTAGTCGAATAGCTAGGGGGTATTTAAAATAACCTAGTGTCTTACCAAAGTCACTGGGCTTAGGGAAGGTACGCCTATAGGCTAAGATCGGCTGATTTGAATTGGATATTTTTATCTTAATATTGTCTTACCTATACTATCAATGCCAATTAGGTATAACAAGGTAATACCAAAATTCTTTTATTTATTTTTATTTTATTTTGAATAAATTCTAAGTTACAACGAATAATATGATAGGTAAGGGAAACAACACTAGAAAAAAGGGGATGGTAAAATGGAAGAATTTAATATGCGAGTTTTGGCTGCTGGCATTGGTCTTTGTGCGTTTCATAATCACTTTTCGGATCGTAGAAAAACCCATGTATTAAGGGCTGCATATGGATTTCCTGTTAAGCAAGAAGAAATTATTAGAGAGTACGAAAAGTTTTATGAATACGAAAAAAAGATATAGGCCAAGAGGCCAAGACCAAATGAGAACCCACTGTCTTAACCAAGATAGTCGGCTTGGGGAAGGTATGCCCATACCCCATAGTCTAATTGGATATGTTTATCTTAATAGATTTTTAAAATATTTTGAAATTGTTTTGAATAAATTCTAAGTTTAAACGAATAATATAGCATAAGGGAAACACAATGTTAAACCTTAAGGATAAAAAGTAAAGGATAGATAAGATGATTAAGATTGAAAATGGTACTGTATCGGGCGTTTTTTCTGAAAATATCGGTAAGCGAATAAGCATTAATAAGTATAGTCAAGCCGATAGTAAAGTAGATGGATTTAGGTTCGGTACACTAGAGCGAATAGCTAAGTCTAAGAATGGATACTATATATTAGTATCATACAATGAAGGTAACCATCATGGAGAAAAAACGATATCGGCTTATAGTCTAAGGTATATAGTCGATGGAGTAATCCACGACTAATAAAATAAAAAAAGTTTTTTTTGAATAAAGTTGTGATTGTTACGAATAATAGTATAGCAAGAGAGTTTAACCATTAACATGGAGAGTAGTAAGATGAATAATAGTTATGATCCCTTTGTTTGCAATTGGTTGGTGGAAGCTAAAAAGGCCAAGGCCATGACAGTAGCATCCTTGCGATATAGTATTGACGATTGTCGGGAATGTATCAAGCTTAACATCAACCCTAATAAATACTATGATCAGATTAGTGTTTACAAGGCTGAATTAGCCAAGAGGGGGGCATAAGCCATGTCCATTGAACAAATGAATATGCTACTCTTGTTTGGCCTGATTGTGTATTCAAGCTGTTTATATCAGGCGATAGCCTATATGAACAAATAAGAAAGAAGGGGGGCGAAAGCCCCTCGATGGATTTCTCGAAGAGAAAGCCCGGCCGATAGGCCAAGAAAAAAAAACCTGCAAGTCTTACCAAGACTAGCGGGCTTACCGAGGTATTACTTTGTATTACCACTACTATCAAAGCAAAAATTGGTATTACTTTGTTATACTAATTATCTCAAAATATTTTTATTTTTATTTGAATAATTTTACAGTTTAAACGAATAATACTATAGAGAGGTTGGAGATTAACCTAATAAAAATCTTCTCCCCTAGTGAACAACTAAGGGAGGATGGGGGGAGCCTGCCCTAATTTAATTTGGTATAATTTAGTATTACTAAATATATTTAAAATAATTTTATTTTTATTTGAATAAATTGTAAGTTAAAACGAATAATAGAGTATAAGGGATAACTAACACTAGAGAAAAGGAAAAGTAAAATGAATGATGATTCTGATTTTGAAATTGTGATCGATGATGAAAATATTGAACCCAACTGGGAAGTGCTTATGCCAACTACTTGTCAAGAAATTGAAGAATTTGATCTTGAAGAATTAACTTCAAGGATGATCGATAAGTTTGAATGTGAGCAAGCACTACTTGAAGAATTTGAAAATAATTGTGAAAAGTTTTGAATAATTTGAAAGTTGAAACGAATAATAGAGTATAGCAAGTAACACTAACACAAGGAAAGTAAGATGATAAGTTTAGAAGTTATCAAGCCATTAGAAATAAATTTCTCACAAACTGAAAAAATGCCTTGGATTAGTTGGGATTTACCAGCTAAACAATGCAAGACTGGAAGCAAGCTAGTCGATGTTAAGGGTAGTATATGTGAGGGATGTTATGCCCTTAAAGGTAGATACCTTTTTGGCAACAAGAAAAAAGCCGATGATGTTAGGATAGGTCAACTAGAAGACTTGGAGTCTTGGAAGCAAGCTTTTATTAAAGCACTAGCCAAGAAATATAAGCACATGAAAGATAAGTCTAATGCATACTTTAGGTGGTTTACAAGTGGCGATGTTCAAAGTCTAGATATGTTAGTGGCAATGAATGAGATTGCTCTTGCCCTGCCAGAAGTTAAATTCTGGTTACCAACTAAAGAACATGGCATGGTTCGGGAATACTTAGCTATACATGGCGAATTTGCCAAGAATTTTACAGTTAGGCCAAGTATGTACATGGTCGATCAAGTGCCTAGCAAGGGGCTAGGATTGCCCACAAGCACTGCAATAAGAACACCAGTTAATGCCGATGATCGTCATGAGAATATTTGCCCTGCAAGCCTTGAAGCTTTCAATGGTGCAAGCAAGGTAAACTGCAACGATTGCCGTAAATGTTGGGATAAGAATGTCAACAATGTGGCCTATATCTATCACTAGGTCACATATTGTGACCATAAAGAAAAGGAAAGTAAAATGAAGGTTAAGAATTGCAATCATGGTAAGTGGCAAAATCTAGGGCAAGATACCGATGATGATGGAAACATATTTCAACGCCACTATTGCAAGGTATGCAATATGGCAAGAGTAAAGGTTGTTGCCAAAATTGTTGGATATCGTAACATTGCCCAAACTTGTATGCGATATCTGCATACAGATTTTAAAAAGAATTGGGATTATTTTTTGAATAATATCGGGCCTAGTACGAATAATATAATATAACAACAAGAGGGAAAGAAAAATGTATTAAGTTTAAACGATAGGTCTGTTTACTACTTTAAGGGGCAAACCACGGTGAGATACCGAAAACGAAAAAAGTAGTCTTTAAAAAAAAGCTTGGTGTGTCCTATGGACACCACCGAGGTTCCTGATGGTATGCCTTGCTAGCAAGCGTCTTTGCCCTGCCAAAAAGCTTGCAAAGTTATACTTTGTTATACCAATTATTTTAATTTTTTTTTGAATAATTTTGCGTTTCAAACGAATAATATAATATCGAGAAGGATCGATACAAAATAAGCTTGCCTCCTAGAGAAATATCTAGGGGGGATGGGGGGAGGCTGGACTTATAAAATTAGGTATAACTTAGTATAATTAAAAATAATTTAAAAAACTTTTGAATAATTTTAGAGTTCAAACGAATAATAGAGTATGGAAGACAACAACACTAACGAAAAGGAAAGAACGATGGGGAAAGAAATTTACGATTGGGCTTTAGCGAATTACGATGCTGGTGGTCACTGGATCGTTGAAACGATGGAAATTGAGGAAATTGAGGAAGAGTTTAAATCTTTGGAGGAAGCTCAAGAGTATTGCAAGGTAATACAAGATAGGCAAGAAGAGTGCCAAGGGTGGTAAAAATAAAAAAGATTTTTTTGAATAAAAAGTAAGTTTGTACGAATAATAAGATATGAGAACTAACACTAACGGAGAAAGAAAAATGTCCAGTATCATTCACGAAGTTGAGAATTTTGCCGAGTTTCGCAAGCATATGCCACCACTCCTGCTTAATGGCAGGGAATATAATGTGGGCGTTGATTATGACACGAAGTCGAATACTTTCAAAGTTACATCATGGGAAGAAAAGTTTGAATGGGGATGGTATGTAGATAGTCACACTGGGCTTTATCCTAACTACTTACACTGTAGGATCTTAGATGGTTGTCAAGCAGTAGCAAAAATGCTTGAAGATAGAGAGTTTGAGAACGAAGAAGCACAAGGCATTGATGATTTCATTCATGAGCATGGCAATGCTATGCGTAAACCAAGTAGATATGATCGGGATTAGTAAAAAAGTTTTGAATAAATTGTGTGTTTGTACGAATAATAATTTACAAGGAGAAGTACGATGAGCAGGACTATTCGGTTTACATTAGTAAATATGCCCTTCGAGCGTAGGGGCGAAACGCCAAGGGGCATGGTGGTATTCAAATCAAAAAAGAAGTCTGTCAAGGGTGGCAGACAGGGCGAAAAATTAAAACTAATAAAGGAAGGTGCTTAATGGAATTAATCGCAGCAAGCTTTCTTTTAAATGTGTCTATGGTTTTGTTTATAAAGATATTTATGGAGGTAGATCAATGATTATTGAAGTAAGTAATGCAGAGAAAAGATTGATTGAACATTCTTTGATTAGATTAAGTTTAGATAAACAAGATGGTCATTTCTATAAGGAAGCAGACATCAAAGAATTATGGATTAAGCTTCACTTTGGTAAGCAAGAACTTGAACCAGTACCAGAATACTTTTTATTGGAGGAATGTGATAATGTATAGTATTTATTCTTATCTTTGCTCAAGTACAGAACTCTTACAGATGGAGATTATTTTTAACCTATTTGGAGATAGGATAGGCTTTTAATAAAAGTGAGAGTAAATCCCTCTGCTAGACAATTATACTGATGGGGTTAAAAACCTGTCAAGAGAAATCTGAAAAGATTGCGAAATTGGTTTATAACTTTTATCCAATGAACAAAAAAGTTAAATTTTAATCTGGCGGTGTCCTATGGATACCACCGGAGTTCCCGAAGTAATGCCCGAATAGCAAGCGGATTACCCATACCACCAAAGCCAAAAATGGTTATACTTTGTTATACCAATAAAATAAAAAGATTTTTTTGAATAATTTTCAAGTTCAAACGAATAATAGTATAGAAAGGAAAACAAGAATCTAAAACTTGAAAAAAATCGGGAGGGCCGATGTAAAACAACCCGCCTCTCTGGTATCGGGAGAGGGATAGGGGATGCGGAACGCCTATAGCTTTTCTGGTAATACTTAGTATTACAAAAAATATTTTAAAAATCTTTTGAATAAAAATCATGTTCGTACGAATAATAAAGTATGAGAAGGACACAACAAACAAAGGAGATGAGATGAGCGAACAAGAAAAAGAAGTGAGATTTGAAAAAGCTGTTGATAGATTGGATGATAAGTTGATGGCTAATGAGATAAGGCAAGAAGATTACGATTTTCTTTATCGAGAACTTGTGAAAAAATTTGAAATGTAAGTGAATAAATTTGGAGTTCTAACGAATAACTATATACAAGGAGAATGTGAAATGACTATTAAGTTTGTTGGTGGTGCTACTATTTTCGTTAAGGTTCTACCTATTACCGATACAAAGGGCAAACGCCTTAAGTGCAGATTGGGTAACGGTAAAATGCAAAATCGTCAACCTAACCTCACCATTGGTTGGGATTACGAGTTGGAATATAAGGAAAACTTTGCAAACGCTGCAAGGCTTTTCGCAGAGAAGTTGAAGTGGGAAGGCGATATGGTTGGCAGTTGGGTTGGAGATGATGCGTTATTTGTTTTTACTAACTAAGGAGAGTAGCTATGAGAAGTTACGATAAGCTAGGAAGTCTGCCAGAGATCAAGGATAAACCTTACGAGAAGCCACCAGAAAGCGATTTATTCCTGCTTGCTGAGCATTTCGGAGGTAGATTGGCTCTGAGATATGGTTTGGAAGTACTTGGCAAAATTGATAGCGATAATGAGGTTCTACAGAATACCATTTACGATGCGGTCTATGATTACATAGATATGACCGAATTTTACGAAGAGTATATCGAAGCTTGTGGGGCTATGGATTTCAACTGGCATAATATCTATTACGCTGAAGTCTTCCATATGCTCAAGAAAGATGGGTATGTTCATTGGGGCGATAACTATGAAATAGGGAGTACAGAATGAACGAAGAAACTAAAGTTGAGTTGTTAAGGCTTTGGCAGGAATCCAAAGATGAGGGAACATGGTCAGTATTTGGCGGTACATTTACAGTGGATGGCCAAGACTGGCAAGTAATTCCAGAAGGTAGAGCTTGGGAGAATGGAAATCTTGTAACTAAAAAACCAAGATTTTTAAAATGTAGTTGAATAAAATTCGTGTTTGTACGAATAATGTAGTAGTAAGAGGTTTTAAATTTTTAACTAATAGTGACACAGTCACAGGGAGTTTATTATGAATGCTGTTAGATCTGTCCGTGGTTTTACTGGTGGTGCTTACGCTGGCGTTATCGCTCGCTATAACGAAAACAAAGATCACTATCACGATGCACTATGCACCGTAGGTGGCGAAGATCCAAGGGTCAAAGCTGTTATCGCAGACGAGAAGTTTCATATTCTCGACAAGCGAGCTAATAAGCTATACAAGCCTACTAAGCATTTCCTTAGTCAATTGGCTAGTAAGACAAAGTGGGGGAGTTTCACCTTAAACAAGTTATATAACTCTGGTAATGTCAAGCACCAAGCTATCCTTAAGGACTTGGTAGACATTAGCTTCCAAGAGGACTTTGGCAAGGAGATGTTGTTCCGCTTTAATGATCAGGATGATAGCTGTAGGGCTTTCTTGTCAGATAGGTATGCAGTTATCGATAACAATTGGGTCTTAGACCAGACTAAGCAGTTCTTGCCACAAGAATGCGGTCAGGCGGTGGCGTGTGATAAGTCTGGTGATGACTTCATCAACTTCTCAGTTGTGCTTCCTGCTAGCCTTAAGTCTGACGATGATAGCGACTATGGTGGCTTGATTAAAATTAAGAACAGCGAAATCGGTACGCACCGCTTGGACATTTCTGCTGGCGTGTTCCGTACAATCTGCACTAACGGCATGATTGGATGGGTACGACATGACGATGTTAGCGTAGTGCATCGAGGTAAGGTTGATCTTGATATCTTGTCTAGGCAGATACAGTCTTCTATTGCCAAGCACATTCAATCCATACCAGTTATGATTGAAAAGTTGTTGGGTACAAAGAAGATGGTCTTCGGAGAAGGTGCTTCGATGACTCCACTCTTTGCTTCTGTAGCTCAAACCTACAAGTTCTCTAAGGCAGAGATCGATGCTGTTCAAGATGGTTGGTCAATTGAACGCCAAGAAACTCCATTCTACGCCAAGACTCTCTTTGGTATGGTCAACTCTCTTACGAGAGGAAGCCAAAAGATGGGTGAAGCCTCTTGGGAGAAGCTTAACGAAGTTGGTGGTGCTTTGGCTAGCTATTCAGAATCCGAGTTCATCGGCCTGAGAAACAAAGCTAATGCCTTGACTACCAAGGATGTTCACTCTATCTTGGGCAAAGAACTTATGTTCGCCTAAGATGGTTTGGATGGGGGGGTAAGAACTGGGCAGCTTATCCCCTTATTAATACAATCCTGCTGGTGCAAACCTCTCGCTGGCAGGACTCAGGCAGGGTGGAGATCCCTTAACTCCACTCTGCGTTTTTTTCTTTTTTCTTTTGAATATTTTTCGTTCTAATACGAATAATAAAGTATAGCCAATACGATTCGACTTGAGAAATGATCTTCCTGCTTTGTCTTAGCGACATTAAGCGGGTTCGCCAAGGTATGGCTCTAAAAATCTTTTTTTTTGTGGTCGTACCGCATCCCCGATCCCTATCAGCACTTGCATCTAGGCGGGTTTGTGGCGGTCACCCTCACGCTTCTATTATAGTATTCGTGAAAAATCGATTTTTATTCAAACGAATATTTTTAATTTTTATTTGAATAAATATGAACCTATTACGAATAATGAGGTATGGAAGGAAAGAAGTTTCAAAAGTATACAAAACTATACAAAACTATACATTTGGACAAAAAATAAGCTTTATGGTGTTTTTGAGTGGCAAATCGTCACAAATTCGCACCTTTTTAAGCCTTTTTTAACCCTTCTTGACCTTGGTGGTCACTATGGACACAAAATGTGTGTTTTTCCGCAGGAATATGAGCTTTTTACCTATTAGGAGTATAGAAAATGAGACTATCGATAAAGTATCAACAAAAACTAGAGAAAAAACACCCGATTAATGAGCTAGATATCGGTGTCTTAGCCACAGAAATCCTTCGACTCAAGAAGATTCTCCACGATGCTGGCGTGTCTCCAGAAGACAAAAACCTCGTTAGATTATGCCTCTGGAGGGATTAATTCAGCCGTAAACATATGGTATCAAAGGACTTATGTCAAAGTATACAAAACTATACATCTTGTTGCGTGGAAGCCACTTTCTTATACCATGTTAGTTCACCTAATACGCTATAGTAAAAAAGCCTCTCTGCCCTATGTATATTAGTAAGGATAATATTAATAATTTTGGTTATTATAAACAGTCAAAAAGTGCATAAATATGGGGGAAAAATGCAAGAAACAAGTTTAGTACCTAACAACTTTTTAGTGTCTGTTAACAACCCTAATTTGCCTAATGAGGAAGTGTGGGTGTGGAAGATCAAGGGTAGTTCTTTGGTCATAGTCACTAAAAATGGAGTGAAAATAATGTCATTAAATGGGCATAAAACAGTAGAGTTTAGCTTTGAGGGGGTAGAAAACGCATTTGGTGCAATTAAACCGTAGCACAGTATGAAAAAATATTTAAAATAAATTGAATAAAATTGGTTTTGGTACGAATAATACAGTATGGCAAGGAAAGACAACTACAACAAAAGGAGATTGATATGGGTGCTTATGTATACAAACTTAGTGGGATTAGAAACTACCTAGAGTTAAACATTGAGGGCAAGCAAGAACTTGTCTACCAGATTGAATATTGGTGGAAACCATCATGGAATCTTAAGGGTGATGAATGCAAGCCAAGAACATATAACAAAACAGTAGCAGCATTAAAGAGGGCGTTTAAAGACAGACCTGTTAATTTCATTAGCTATGCTGGCTATGAGAATATCTATAGAGTTACACATGGTGGTTTTACTGATGTTTTAGATGCTCATTTGGGCGAATATTGTTATCCATTAGTTGATTCAAGTCTGATTAAATAAGGAGGTCGATATGTATAAGGTAAGATTTCATCTTTCTAAGGGCGAGAACTACATGAAGTGGCAGATTACTGGTGATGCTTCACCAAAGAAGCCAAGTGGCAAGCCATTCTATTGCGACCCTTCTACTGTGTGTATACAGATGATTAATGCCAAGTTGGTCAATCATGTGGCTACAGCTACAAAGATCAAATGCGGGGCAAATAAGACTGTGTGTGCATGGGTAGAGTGTGAGAACCTAGTTATCTACAGAAATGATACTGCTGGTGGAAGAGCAAACATTAACCATATAAATAAAGTTGTGGCAAAAACACACATGAAGTTGTCATACAATCCTAGAGTAACCCCGAACTGGGCTGGTCATGATGGTACAAACATGGACAAAGCTGAGAACTTAAATATCTTCTCTTCTGGCAAAGAACTGTTCTATACATCGTCTTCTATTAGCTGTAAGTCTTCAATTGAACCAATTTGTATTTAAGGAGAATCAAACATGATTACATTCACAAAAGAATATAGCGGTATAAGTAACACATATAGATATAAGATTACAACCTTGAAAAAGGATGGACTAACAAGAACGGATTGGGTAGATATGGAAGATGTCTACATTAAGCTTGTAGGTATTGAATCATGTAAAGAAGTTAAGACACTTGATCCAATAGTTCCGAATTATCCTTACACATACTCATATCAATATGTAATTACTTGCAAAAGCATATTTGTATATGTGCAAGGCAGGAACGAGAAGGAAGATAATAAGATTGCAATTATTAAAAGATCATTCCCGCATATTCCTTTCTTAAACGATACAGATTCAAAAGACCTTAAGAACTGGCACTATAGTGATCGAGTTTATGTACATGATGGAAAGTTCTATAATTGTAAATATGCAATCATGCAAAAATATATTCCATAACTAAGGAGATTAAATGTTGTACGAATTTAGAAATCCAATGCCAGTAGAAACAAATCTTGGGTATGGATTGCTTGTATATGTTCGAGATGGCGGGGCATTTTCAAATGATGTATTCGCCATAGTCTCTGAAGTAGATGGAAAGCTTCGTCACTTTAGGAGTGGGCAATTTAGGTTCTTGCCTAACCCAACTTTTGACATTGAAAATTTAGGAAATATTCAAGAAAAAAAAGTTGAATAAAAATTGAGTTTGTACGAATAACTAAGTATGGAGATTAAACTTAACCAAGGAGATGGAAATGAAAAAAAGAATGAGCATTGCACTTAATCCAAAGGATTGTCCGAAGTTTAAAGTGATCAATGGATGGAAGGTTGAAGCCAAGGTTGGCTATTATGTTCACGCTGATGGTTGGAAATTCGGAGAGTGCTTGAAGTCTAGTGACTGGGATAAAGCAGACTTCTATCTGCCAACTGGCTACACATTCGGTACTACAGAAATAGCTACCAATATCTATATAAGTGGGCGAAAGCTTATTCATAAAAATGGTGGCATATATGTAAGAGTAAAAATTGAGTTTGTCCACGATGGTGGCGAAGAGAATGTTCATACTTATGGCGTTATGAAATTATTAGATATGGATTACATAGGAGAATAAACATGAGTAAGTTTGCAAGTGGCGTTGATGTTGTTCGTGTTGATAATGACAGCATAGCGGAAAAGTTTACCCTTAAAGAAAAATTAGGCAACGATAAGTGGACAGCAGAGAATTATAAAGGATTGCTCACAGTCCTTGATCAAAAGAATATCTTTAAGATAAACTATGGAAAAATAAAGTGTGGTGACTACGCATATAATCCATTTTCAGATTGCGTAATGTTGATTGATACAGAGGATGATCTTCCTTATGTAAATGAAAATTACTACAAAGTTCAAAATTACAAGGAGAGCAAACATGAAAGTCATAACACTTAACGAGTGCTTGCAGTACATGGAATCAATTGGCTATAGGCTAGATGCAAGAGGGCTTGGCGTTTTTATCTTTCGGCAAGAAAATAGAGAACTAACCTTAACATTGAGTGAACTAAGAGCAAAATTTAACAAGGAGAATAATCATGAACGATCAATTTAAAGAAAAACTTAAAGGTATGATTCAGACTTTGCACGATTCATGCACAGAGGTCAAGTATGAATCTTGGGAACCATCTAAAGAAGGCTTTTCTGCTATGGTTAAAAATTTGCAAGAGATAGTCACATTACTTGGAAAAACATATATCCATATGTATATGTTAAACTTGAGAATTAAAGCACTTGAACAAGAATTTGCGTTTTCCAAATGCGAAGGAGTAGAAACAAATGAATGATTCAATTGTAAGTGTACAGCTAACACCAAATGAGATATCCATGATAACTAATAGCTTAAGCTATGAACTTTGGGCGGTTACCAACAAAAATTTAGATTCTTCGTACAAAAAAGAATTAAAAAAGCTTTATGAAAGATTAAGCACTCTTGAGGATGAAATCTAATGAACAATATATACACAGTTAAAAGCTTATTGCAAAACCTACATGATTCATGCAGAGAAGGGCAATACAAAATGTGGGATTGCTCGACTGATTCTGGCAGAGAAGGGTTTGGTCATATGGTTGAAGTATTGGAAGAAATAGCCAGAGTAATTGGGGTTAAATTAACAGAGCGATATCCAGAGAAAGGAGGAACATACGATGATCGAAATTAAACAGGTGGGCAATCAATGGAGAATCAAAAGACAAGAAGTGGGCAAAGGTTATGCTTATAGAGACATAGATAAAGTATATCTACATATACTTAGAGGCAGAATGAATGAGCATGGCGTTATTAATTGTGCCGATCTATATATCTATGTAGATGGACATAACCCTGTTGATGATAAGCACATACGGAGTTTTAAGACTGGTGCTACACATTTGAATTTAGCAGCACCAAACAATGAACTTTACTACAGTATGTATACAATTAAAGATAAAGTTTTTGGAAATAATTATTGAATAATTTGAAGTGTGAAACGAATACTAAGTTAAGGGAAACGGCTTTGCGTGAACTAAGGGCGTTCCTTAGTTAACGATGCTGGACTAACAAGGAGAGTAACATGGCAGACAATCAGAATAAAACAGTACCAGTATCATTATCAATATGGCAATTAAAAATATTGCTTGAAGCCACAAATTACTTTTTAGATGCACTTGAAGATGACGAAGAAACAGAGTTTGTAGCAGATAAGTATGATGTTGCAGAAATAAATAAACTTTTAGAAAGGCTGGTGGCAAATGATTAAACTTAAACCCCTGTTTTGTCTTACCAGTAGCAAAGGAGTTAGCAATGAACTTAACCGATAGACAGCGTGAAATTATAAGGGTAGTCCTTAGTTATTGCTTGGCTAACTATGACGAGCTTAATGAGTGCTTATATCCAGATGAAACCGAAATTTTGAATGAAATACAATACTCTGAGATTTCAGAAATATTATTAAACATAAGGAGATAGCATGAAAAAAGAACAAAAGTCTTATATCTATACTGTCTGGCCTAATAGTGCTAATGCAGTAACCCTATGGTTATACTCTAAGGCATCAAAAAGAGTTGACAATACAACAAATGTATATCTACAAGGGGATGATGCAGCTTTATTTCTCAAAGAAGTAAAAGATACAGAAGATGTTTGGGAAAACGGTACAGATATGACCAAAGAGATATTAAAGAAAACATTTGGAAATATAGAAAATCATGTTTCATACATTATAAGTATGTATTTTTAAATTTGATTGAATAATTTGGCAGATGAAACGAATAAGTAAGTATGGGGATGGAATTTTTTTGGTGTGCAGATTTAAAACAGAATGTTAAATATACAAGGAGAGTCAAATGATAGAAGAACATGAACAAGAATATAGCGAACAGTATGAAGATGGTTTTAAAACAGTATTAAAATTCTTTTCTGCTGAAAATGAAAAACAATGCGAAAGAAATTTGTACAAGTACACAAACTGTGGTGCTTGGATCGAATTTAAGGACTGGGGCATTAAACTTGGTTCTATCGTAGAAGGTTCAGACGAAGGAACTGATGTCTTTGAACTTAAGTATGACAAAGACTTCTCAGAAGAAACTATTCAAAAAGCAATAGATGAGATTGAAGAACAAGCAGATTCAATCTGGAAGTATGCAAACGAAATTGGTGAAGATGGACAGACAGATGAAGAAAATGGGCTTGATTTCCCAACTTTATAAGGAGAATAACATGGATCGCAGACGATGGACTCACAAAATTACAAGGATTAGTAAGTATGGCTGGATGGATGGCAAATGGTTACAAACTCCATCATGGACAGGCACTCTTGATGAGTGCATAAATAAGGCTCGCAAGATGGCAGACGATCTCAATGCTAATGGTGAAGTCTTTACCATTAAAGTTTTGCCAAGAAAAAAAGGTGAAGCTGTACTGAAAATACACAGTATAAACACCAAAGAGAGAGAACCAAGAATAATGAATCAACATGAACAAGACCACTACATTTAAGGAGAATAACATGATTAAAACTAGAGATAAATTATTGGCAGATGTAAAGAAGTTTGTATCTAAGTACTGTGATACTGCTGTATATACCGCAGAGGAATGGCAAAAGAAAGAAAGTCAATGTCATTTCGGTGAAGTGGTATTTGTCGCAGAAGGTGAGCTTTATTACGCCCTAAATGGTCAGCATGGGCGAAAAGAAAAGGATGCGATCATTAAGATAGCTAGGAAACACCAATGCTATATCGAAAAGGGTTTCGGTTGGTCGTGGCACTTTTGTAGTGTAGAGGGATTATAAAATGGATTACACACATAAGATATCTAATCTTGGCGATGGCTATCCATATGAAGGTGAGATCATCATAGATAATGAAAAGAATACTTTGAGATGTATTAGCGTATCAAATATTCACTTGGAGCGATGGGAAAGGAACTGGGTATATGCTCTTTGCGAACCAGTAACTTTGCCTTTGAATAGAAAAGATATTGAAAAACTTTACGATGTAAGGAGTATTAAATGCCAAAAGTAAAAATGATTTTAGACTTGGACTTTAACAAGTTGCAAGATATTAAAGCTAAGATTTTAAGTCTTGCTCTTAGGATTGACCTTGGGTCACATCTATCTACAGAAGAAAGAGAATCAATAGATTCTACAGTTAAGCTAATAAATATGATACAAGATCAAGCAATTGATAACCCGCAAAATAACTTTAGTAAAAAGCAAGTTTTGGGAGTGTAGTTATATAAACAGGGGGCATAGCTCAATGGCTAGAGCAAATCTCTCATAAAGATTAGGTTGATGGATCGTTCCCATCTGCCCCCAATATTTGAATAAATTTGTGTTCTACACGAATAAGTATATATAAGGCTGGCAGAGATATGGATAAGCTTTAGGTTTATATCACAAGCACACTACAACAAGGAAAGAAAATGATTAATGAAAAAGACATTGAGAATCTTGTAAAGTTAAACAGATGGGATCTTGCTCATCTTGCCATTAAACATAATGAGAATGAACTAGATAAGTTGCGTAAAGAAGTAAAAGCGTTGCGTGAACAATTACAATTACTTAAGGAGATCAAATGACAAAATATAAAGAAAACGATGTGGTTGTTTGCAGAACGCCAGAAAATAACTTTGCGATTTACACTTTGTATAAACCTGTGAAGATTTATAAGAAGTGGTTAGCGACAGGTGCAGATAAGAACCTCTATCGGATACATGAAGATGATATTCTAGATAAAGATGATCGAGACAATGTTTTAGAACTAACCAGTTATATTAAAGCCTTATCTGAATATCTATTTGCAAGTAAAGTTTATTAAAGGAGAACAATCATGACCCCCGAAGATCTTGACAAAATTCTAAATAATCCCAAAACATGGGTGGTAAAAGAGTTTAATAACATTAGTAATATATATCTACATCTTGATGAAATTGAGGTTTTAATTACTGGATTAAAACTATTGATTGAACAGGAATCCACAGGGAAACAACATGATTCCCGCAATGAACTACTTGAAAAACTATACGCACTAGATGATCGAGAAAGGAGTAGGAACTAATGAAGTACAATATTTTAGCAAATGGAGAGTTAGTAGCGACAATGCGTGGAGATTTTAAGGATGCAAAATCCCCAATTCTTCTAGACGATGAATCAACACCTTACCAAGTGGGCGATTTCAGCCACAGACCAAAAGTTGCTGCCGAGGCTATTCTGCTATGGGAAAGCTCAGTCAAGGGATCTCGCAGGGTATCCATACTCACAGATGATGAGGGCGAGCGATATATTCTAGCTAACATTAGTATAGTTGAGGGTGTATGAATTTAAGGATTGAAACTTTTTTATAAGGAGATATGTATGACATCAATAGAAAACAAACCAGAAGCTAAAAAAGATAAAGTTAGTGATGGGGCAATACTAGAAGCCCTATACAAACAAGTAGATAGAGTTGAAGATGTAATTCAAACATCTGTTGTAAATGTATATTCAAACAGATACAGAATTAACATTTGGCAATCTGTTGGTAATCCATTCATTCCTAAGTTGGGCAAGATAGTGGCTAGCTATTTTGTTTGTGTGGATGAGCGAGGGAAATTAAAAATATTAGGGAGAATGGGTGAATAATTTCTAGATTAAAACGAATAATAATATAGAAAGGTATGAGATGGATTTTTGGGAAGAAGAAGTAGCTGAACATATCTGTTATATAACAGGTGTTACAAAGCAAACTGCTTTT